TTATCCTATTCTACAAATGCAATAAAACTCTTCTGGAATTTTTAATTCAGGATTAAGTACTTTAGCAAAAGCGTCTTGCAGTAAATGCATGTTCTGTTCGGGGGTTAAATCCTTATTAAGATGTACGCTGACACCCCTTTTTCCTGTTAACCCACCGCACTTAGCACAAAGCATATTTTTGTTTAGGCACATGCTATAATCCTATAATAATTCTTTCTTTTGCCCGAGTAACAGCTGTATATCTAAAACGTCGCTGATCGTTGTGACGATTATCCCCTTCATCGATAAACAAGGTATTAGAAAATTCGCTTCCCTGCGCTTTATGAGTGGTCATTACATAACCAAAAGTAAAATACCCTACCCCTTTGTTAGTATTGTTGCGTTCCTTGCTCCAGTCCGTGGTATCCCAACTACTTTCTGAAATTGGGATGTTGGCATAAAATTTATCGAATTCAATACTTTTTAGATCATATTCCCTGCACATTAATCCAGTATTTTCATATTTGAAAGGCTCCGATACGCGGACAACTTCAAATCGCTCGCCGTTGTAAAACATGAGATCCTTTATAAGATCATTTTTTAGACAGATAATAGTTTCTCCTACCGTAGCAAAAGTTCCACTGAATCCTAGTAAAGCCCTCATATTGTTATTGAAATCCATCCTTGTTTTATTGTATCGGCATAAAATCACATCTACAAAGTTGTAGATTTTTTTCAACCCGTCGTTTTTGTAGAGCTCATACTTCCGAATGTATTTAATGTGCTGAATATCTTCTAAACGTCTATCGTATCGATTGTTTTCGCGTATCTCTTTACTCAATTTGATGATTGGGTTATTCCAAGCCTGCCTATGAATTTCCGTTAACAAGAAATTATGATTTTGCATCAACTCAAAATTTTTAGCGACATCTTCAACAGGGGGAAGCTGCTCACTATCTCCTACAAAAAGAATCGGCAGGGCAGTTTCGATTAGGTCCATAAAAATCTTCTCTGATACCATGCTTGACTCATCGATTATGATGCAGTTATTTTGAGTAAGAAGAGCTTCTCGTTCCTCTGGAATATCCATTTTCTTTTTCCAGCCGATCAATCTTTTATAATTATCGTATATGGGCTTATAAAGAAAGGAATGAATTGTAGAAGCGGTAGGAATTCCTTTTCGTCTAAGAACCGATGCAGCCCGCCCAGTAAAAGCAAGAACGGCAACTTTCTTGTATTCTTTGGCTATCAGATCATTATAAAGTAATCCTAGAATGGAAGTTTTGCCAGAACCAGCAACTCCGCTTAAAACAAAGTATGGATGCGTAGGGTCCCTATTAAAATATGATTTCAGGAAATCCATCATAGAATCATAGGCTTTACGCTGTTCAACAGATAGGTCAATCATCCGATTTTTTTTCTTTTTTTAACTTACTAACATCGCCGATAAAAGGAATACCAGTACCACCTACAAAGGTTGGAAGTTCTCCATCCCATTTCCTTATCGCTTCATACTGAATTAACTGGGGAGTTAAAGAAAGCAATTTTAATCTGTTTGCTTCAGCCTCAGCACGAGCTATTTCCAATCTAGACTCTGCCTGCCCATGAGCTGTTGCAATAGCTGAAAGAGCTTCTACTTTTATCTGCTCTAGAGTGTTTCTAGAAGTAGCAACTTGTTGTTCTGCAACCTGCTTCGCTTCGATAGCATCATTAAAGGACTTTGCAAAATTGAAATCTGCTATCGAAATATCTACAAGCGTAACATTGTAAGTAAGAAGTCTCTCTACTAACAACTCTTTGATTTGAGATTTAACTAATGCTCGTTTAGTGATTAGCTCTTCAGCAGAATACTTTGCTGTGACTGCCTTAACAATTTCCTGAAGGGCTGGAGAAATAACTGTATCAGCGTATCCAAAACCTAGTTTCTGAAATACTTCATCCGCTTTCTCTGGAATGACATAATAGTTAGCAACCACTTGAGTTGTGACAATCTGTAAGTCGTGGGAAGCTGCGTCGGCTTTAACAGGATCCTTTTGTACTCTTACATCCATATTCTCAATTGTATCCAACCATGGTAATTTCCAATGAAATCCTTCTCCTGAAACTCCTTTTTGAACTGCCCCTAAACGAACTATAACCCCTCTATGCCCAGGTGAGACCGTATACCAGGAACCAAAGAAAATATTCAAACCAACTACTAAAACAACAATCGCAGTTGCAGCCCGAATACCTAACACTACCATCCTACGAATTGGTATATCTTTTTCCATTTTACTTCTCCTTTATAAGACCTCTAAGCAACGTTTCAAATTGATTTAAAGGTAATATTATAATATAATAAAAATAAAATCAATAACAAAATTAAAAAATCTAAAAATAGATTTCTTAACTAGTACTTTGTGCTGACAGGTAGAAATTCTTTCTCGATTTCGATCCACAAATTTTTGCTATGGTCTACAATTTTTTTAATCATATCCATATTTTTTGCAGCACGAAGATCATTAGCTAAACTATATATATCAGCGTCTCCCATTTTTGAATCAAAACCAATTTCTTCTAGCCCTTTAACTGTTTTTAGCCAATACAAGCAAGCAGCAGTTTCATCAATTCCATATCCAAAAAGAATAGGAAATTCGCAGTTTCTGAATGGTAATCCTATTTTATTCTTCTCAGCATTAGCTTTGATCCAAACTCCTATAACACGCTCAACTCCACGAATAGTCTTTTTTATCTTTTCAACTTCAGCTAAGTATAACACGACCGAAGCATAAAAATCAAGAGCATGCCCTCCAGAACGATCCCATTTCCTACCAAACATGACCCCGATCTTATCTCGTATCTGGGAAATAAAAATAATAGTAAGATGAACACTTCCTGCCTTTGTAATCATCCTGCGGAACATCTCGGACATTGCTTTAGCCTTATTAGCTCCATAGGTTCCTTCCCCCATCTCACGTTCTTGCTCTGCCTTATCTGAGAGGGCATCCAAAGAATCAATGATGTATAGAGCTGGAATCTTACTTTTCTTTTTAGATTTTTCTGTGATGATCTCATCTAGCTTTTTGAATAGTCCTTCAACAGTTGCCAGCTCCTTCAGTTCCACCTCACTAAGTTTTCCAGGTTCCAAATCCCGGACAAATTCTATTGAGTTCACAGGAAGACCAAGCAGTTCCGCATAAGGTTTATCGAAAGCCGATTCAGCTTCATGATAATAAATCTTGCCTTCAGAAAATTTTTGTCGAAAGTTGGCACAAACTTCAATAGCCAGCAAAGTTTTTCCTGTGCTTTTATCCCCTACAATGTTAACAACTCTTCCAACTGGATATCCTCCTCCCATAACATTATCAAGAAGAACGCATCCTGAGGCAATAAAATCTACTGCCTTTTCCTTAAAAAAGTAATTACCCAATCTTTCGGATTGGGTAATTACTTCGATAGGAGCTGTTGTTGTATTCAATTTTACTCTTTCAACTTTTTCCATGTCTGCCTCTCATTCTTTGTGAAAGTTAAACACCTTCTTCCTCTTTAATCTTTTTCAACTTATCCTTGTAAGATAATTTTTTAGATTCTTCCTTTTTAGGCTCTTCCTTCTTTTCTTCTTTACCAGGAATAACTATACCGCCTTTCGAACAAATTCTTATAAAAAGTTGCTCAATAGAAAGAATTTTAGATTCCACTGGAGTAATCATTTTGTACTCTAAAGCTAGCTCAACAAGATCGTCCTTCTCTAAAGAAGAAATCTGTTCGAAAGTAAAATCTAGTTTAGGATTAGATTCTGGTAAAGAGGTAGCCTGTTCAAACGAAGAGGTCTTTGACGAAGAATTAGATTGAGAATTTTCAGGTTTGGATTCTTTACTATCCTTTTCTGTAGTAGTAGCATCTTTAGGAACTGGTTTGGCATTAAAAACATTTTGAATATACTCATACTCTTGAAAATTCAAACAGGAAGGTAATGGATGTTCTACCACATAATCTAACCATGTTTGATTTCCTAACGAAGAAGCCCTTCTGGCAATTCTTAATCCTATGAATTCTGTTTGGATACCTTTTCCTTTACGTTCGAATTCAACATCGTACCCTTCATCAGGATCATCAATGGGAAGAAACGACCCAGCTTGAGCTCCTTTTTCCTCCACTGATAATTTACTTATATCTCTGTCTATTGTCCAAGGCATAGCCCAAATTTTTGGACCATCATCTTCCTGATCTCGATCAATCAGCCAAATAAGAACTCTCTTAACCGGATTTAACTCCTTGGCATAATCAGTTAACTTCTCTGATTCAGCTCGATGTCGTTCTTCGCAAATTGGGCACATAGAATTCTTCATTTTGGCTAGACAAAGATACTGCCCATTATCAGGACCAATTCCATAATGAACATAGATATCAAATCCATAATGTTCTGAAGACTCCCAAGTTGGTGGAAGAAATCTAAGTCTGTTATCCTTATCTTTTGGAGTAAAGACCTTGAAATCATCTTTTACAATTCCATCTCTTCTTCCTCCTGCCTGAGCAGCTCTTTTTTTAATCTGATCAGCGTTTCTCTTCTTGTACTCGAACTTTTTCTGCTGCATTTTTCTTCTCCTCTTTCTTTATAATTGTAGTTGTAGTTGTAGTTACGTTACGATTTTGAAACTCGTCCTTCGTTTTAAAGTAGCCAATAAACACAATTCTACTTACTAAGTAGATAGCGAATAAAAACAATATAGCTACAAGTGGCCAAGCTAATACCCATTTCAGCAGCTCATTCATTTAACTTCTTTCTCCGTTCATTGATAAGCTGTCTATTTTGAGAGTACTCAATAGCATCTGTTTTTGCTTTAACGGAGTCTCGTACATAGTAGCCAGCTAAGTATAGGTTACACATTTCTTTCAGCATAGAAGACCTTTGCGCAAAAGCTTCCTTCATGTTCATCCACATATCAGATTCATACTTTGCTTTTATAGCTTCCTGCATTGCTTTGCTATGCTTTTCATCCGTTACAATTAATTCCTGTATCTTAGCTTCCGTCAATTTAATAGAATTGGTTTCAGCAGCTTGTCTAATTTCTTTTGCAAGGTTAGCATCGACTTGAGTAAGATTTTCTTTAGCATGATCCTTCAAACTTATTGCCATAGCAACTTGTTCTTCAATCCTGAAAAAGATATCAGACTGAGACATACATTCTTGGTCAAGATTATGCTTGTCAATCATTAACAACTCTTTTGCTTGTTCAATTGTAATCTGCATTTTCCCTTTCCCTTTCTTATTCTTATATATACTGAAACAATTGTTGTATTGTTTTTACTCATTTTGATTTCTTACTATTTTTCCTTCGTTTTTGTACTGGGGTTGTTAATGCTTTTTCGACAGGCCATTTCCATACAAAGATTCTATCATCTAAGATACTTCTAGGAATTGTCGTACCTGTTATGTCTATTAACTGAGTTAAAGTTATTTCTCTGCCTTGATAGGCAATAAACCTAGTATCTCTTCGATTATTCTGTTGCTCCTTCATGGTGGCCCAGCGGCAATTTTCTTTTGAATAACCTGAGTTGTTTTCTTTTCTTTCGATGGTCAAGCCTGCTTTGTATGTATCGTACATGTCCGTAATGAAGTTAGCTAACCCATCTGGATTGTCTTGATGCCATCGATCGCAGACAGCGATCGGAACAGCTCGACCACCGTAGTTGTGGTATTCATCATGATTAGAATTATTACACCGATAGTTCATTTCCCACCAAACACCGTAGAGAGGATGCGATGATAGACCGTGAGTTGTCAAACGTTCGATAACTAATTCAACTTTCAAACAACCACAAGATCTAGTATGGCCACGCCGAAGATCTCCTCCTGCGACAACAGCTTCTGTGCCGCAGATGCAGCGGCAGTTCCAGTAACTACTCCATTTATCAGAATGATAGTAGGACAATACAGTCCATCGATCACAAATTTGTCCTGTCATATCTTTACGTGTATTTCCCATATCGTTACTCATCGTTTAGAATAACGTTGCCGACAGATAACATCAAGGTAGCCATGCCAGTATTATGATAAATCGGATTATCAAAATTTTGCAGAATAGTCAAAAATCTGGCAGTTTCTTTTTCTAAGTTTGCCTTCAGAATACAGGACATGAGATAGCCTACAATTTGGATTCTAATACCTTCGGGATTGGCATCTTTCAAGACTGTGAATATTTTCTTGACCTTCTCCCACCGTGGCCCCCTATCGACCAGCAACCTGCATAAATCTAGAACATCCCCAGAGTTGTCTATCGATTCTAAAACTTTAATAACGTCTTCCTTTGTCTGGCAATGTCGAGATTGTGACAGACCAACTAAAGCTTTCCTCGGACTACCATCTGCATTTCTGGCAATAATTTCTGCGGCACCTTCTGGAAGGATAATCTTTTCTTCGGCGCAGACGTAATCAAGTAAATCCCTCAAATCATCTAACTTTACACTCTTCAGAGTATAAGAATGACATCGTGTTTTAATGGTGTCAGGAACTTTCGTAGGATCAGTTGTGCATAAAACCCAATAAACATGAATTGGTGGTTCTTCTAATTCCTTTAGAATTGAGTTCCAAGATGCCTTCGATAATTGGTGACACTCATCAAGTATAATAAACTTGATCCCGGATCCGCCCATACCAGTGTATTTTAACCCCTCAATCAGATGGCGCATGTCCTCCACCCCAGAGTAGATTGCGGCATCTCTTTCGAGTATGTCATAAGAATGAACTTTCAATGTCCTAGCTATAATCCTGGCTAGAGTAGTTTTCCCAGTTCCTGAAGGTCCCGTAAATAAAATAGCATGAGGAATTTTGTTTTCTTTAAACAATCCCTTGATAGAATTGACCGTTGCATCTTGCCCTATTACCGCGTCTAAAACGGTAGGCCTATACTTAACATGAAGATCTACCACTTCTGAGGCTGAGTCACCGGTACTAGAAGCTCCAAAAATTGCCATGATTAGTTTCCTTTTCTTAAAAATGTTAATTATTTTGTGCTAGGTTCTAAACGATCGAAGGTAGGCAATAATATCAGCTACTGTAGTTGAATTAGTTTCAAGAGCGCAGTGTTCAACATGGTATTCATTCAACATATTTTGAATTGATAAAGAAACCACGTTAGCTTGCTCCTCATCTTGCCTTCGACCATCCAATTGATAGCCATGGAACCTTTTCAAATATATACTTATATTATTGTAACTTTTGAAAACATCAACGCAAAAAGTTTTAAACGACTCTGGAAATGTTAGTGGGGAATAGGTAATACTAAGTAACAAAGGGGAATCCGTTATAGCATATTTTACTTTACCAACTAAACGGCGTAGTCGTCTATTCTGTTTTGCCATTACATAATCTTGATCAGGCATGAATTTAAAACGTTCCTCCCATACCAGATCCTTTGCGTACTCTGTTACCAACTCAACAGAATCTCCTTCTACTTTCATTCGATGAAACAATCCGGATGCTGTTGCTGACTTACCAGAACCTGGCCCACCAAAAATATTTATAACCGTCAAGTCCTTGTTATTCATTTTAACTTATTCAACTTTTCATCATGGAGACATATACATATTGACTAAAGATCTTCCATCACTTTCATAATCGGTCTTAAACAAGTAAGACTCTTTTATATACTCATCTCTCCAAATATCTTTGTATGGCTTTTCAAATACTATCTTTCTAACTCCAATTGTTAGCAAAGCCTTTAGACACGAAAGACATGGTTGGTAAGTCGTATAACATTCCAGCCACCCATCTGTATCCCCTCTTTCTTTAGAATGAAGAATTGCATTCAACTCGGAATGAATGGTTCTAATGCAAGATTTTCCAGAACTACTAGATCCTTGGATACCATAGTTCTCTACCATCAAACAACCAACATCAGAACAATGATTATCTCCTGAAATACTTCCAACGAATCCAGTTCCTACAATCTTTCTATTTTTAATTAGAACCGTTCCTATACCTACCCGACAAGATGAGGCGTATCCGATTGTAGTTGCTATTCTTAACCAGTATGAATCATCTATTTTGATATTCATTTTACAAACCTTTCAGATTTGGATTCATCTCTAAAATCCTCTGCCATTCGCTTCTTGAAAATTTCTTTGCATATAAAATATGCTCTTCGAAAGCTTCATAGGCAAGTGGAACAACTTTCTTAACCAGATGAGCCATAGCCTGCCCAAAAATTCTTATTTCATACTGAGCATGGCTGTCTAGACGAAGTTTAAGAAAATGAAACAAATTATGAAGATCCATCTTCCAATACCACTCCGTATACAACGACAACGGTAGATTAATTCTAGCTAGCTCCTTTGCCATATCGTCGTTGATATAGGATTCATAATGAGCATAAACCGTTGACTGATCTTTCTTCAGCTCATCAACAAACCTTGCCTTGTACTCATCCTTAAAAAATGCTTCGTCATCTCTTCCTTGTTTATTGGATTTTGATTGATGCTTAATCTGCTCGAAATCTGGTTCGTAAAAGTCATCCTTCATTACTGAATAGCGTCCAGAGAGCTCATTAACTTTTGCTGTTCTATGTCTGATCCACTGTCTTGCTACAAAGATTGGCATACGGCAGTGGAACTTAAAAGAAATCATCTCAAACGGAGTAGTATGTAAATTCTTTAACAAATAGTTGATTAACTTTTTATCTTCTTCTTCTGTTTTAACTATCTCATGTTTATTGTAACTAACTCGTGCTGCGTCTACAATAGACTTATCATCCCCGAACCAATCAACCAAGCGAACAAAACCATGATTCAAACATTTAATTGGATTCAGAATATCTGGATTTTTAAGTATAACTGCCTGATGATCAGTTACTTGACTTCCAAAAGAATATTTTTCCATTTTACGTTCCTTTCTCTAAGTTTAAGATTCTTCTATGATTTTTCAAACTGTCTAGAATCAAACGTTTCTAACTCTTCCATTTTAAACCAATCTTTTCCAACGCTCATTTCAATTGATATCGGAACATTTACAAAATCATAAGGAACTGTACACATTTCTCTAGCAATAATATCAATGTCCTGTTCTAAACTTTTAACTGGTATCAAAAAGGTCAAGTCATCATGGATATTCAGTACTGGATGAAGATGAGGTTGATCTGTCTCATAGGCAATCCTTCCCAACCTGTTCATGGCGTTAACCACTATATCACTTGAAGTACCCTGAATAGGAGCGTTCAGAAGCTCATTCTTGGTTAAAGGAGCGTGTCTTCTCCTACCAGTTAAAGTAGTAACATAACCATAACGATCATAAAAAGAAACAAGATTCTCCTGCCATTTTTTTACTCCTTCGAAGATTTGCCAATACAAATCAAACAGATAATCTCTATCCTCGTCAGAGAAGCCAAGATCCCTAGCAACAGAATACTTTGAAGCCCCATAGAACCAGGGAAATACCAGTTTATTTTTGATCAAGCTTCTGTAACTCTTTGCCAGCTTCTTATCGTTCTCAAACTCAGATACACTTGATGCTTTTCCATAACTAGGATTTCTTTTTACTGCTTTCAATGCCCAGTCCATATGAACATCGTAATTATCCCAGATCATTTTCGTAAAGACTTTGTCCCTACTAGCCATAGCAATACATCTGGCTTCTATCTGCCCATAGTCAGCAGATAAGAGTACATACCCTGAAGGAGCATAGATAACTTCTCTAACATACGAATTCTTTCTTTTTGGAAAATTCTGCATGTTTGGATCGGCACTTGAAAGCCTTCCTGTGCTAACAAAAAGATTATGGAAATTAGAATGCAGTTTCTTATCAAACGATGACAAAGCAGGAAGGGAATCTACATAAGTAGACTTTAGTTTGTTTAGCTCCCTATAATCTTTAACTAGTTTGGCAATTTTAATTCCTTGAGCAGCAAAAATATCCAGAACCTCTTTGTCAGTGCTGAAACCATCTACTTTCTTCTTTGTAGACTTCACAGATTCTAACTTCAAAATATCCCTAAACACAGTTACTAAATGCTCAGAGCTATCGAAATTGAAAGCTCCCCTATTTTTTTCAAATTGCTTTACTTCCGGTAAAAGACTTATTTCATTGGATATCTTATCAATCTCAGTTTTTAGCTTGAAAGATATCGAAGCTACCTTCTCATGGTTTACAGGAATGCCACTATTTTGAGTGATAGCCAAAGTTCTTGACGTATCAATACTATGATCATAAATTGGATACAAGGACTTATCTATTGTGTCTCCCTGAATTTTATAAATACCATAAGTATATTTGACATCCATTCCATTATAAATCAAAATATCTTGTAAAGTACTTCTAAGAATGTTCTTTGTATCTACAGTACTTTGATCCTTCAATTTGAATCCGAAATACAATAGACAAAGCCTATTCAGACTTAACATGCTTTCACTTGTTTTCGATACTCTTTCATCGATATGAAAGGCTTGAGCCATGGTACAGCCCCATTTAGTTTTGAATAGCACATCCTTACCAAACTTCCAAAGCAACCATTCCAATTCAAACTTAACGTTGTGACAGATCTTAACACCAGAATTCAATAAAAAGTCTTTAACTAAAGCTAAAATTTCTGTGTAGTCCCCATTCCAACAATCAGGATGCTCTATCGGAAAGGCATAGACTTCATCATACGTTCCAATGGCCATTGTTATAATTCTTCCATCAGCACAATAAGGACGTAACTTACTATTCGTTTCAATGTCTAAAGCCAAGTCAGGAAACTTTTTGAAATGCTCCAGTTTTAATCTAACTTGGTCAAGATCTGCTTTAGTCTTGCCAAAATTGATAGTGATATTCTTTTCAAATGCTGAAGGGTCTTCTAAGACTGGAGGAAAAGCTGGTAGATAACGTAGGAACTCTGCTATGCGCTTAAAATCGAATTCAAGTAACTTTTCCCAATCGTCTTTGAAACTAGGAAACTTTGATTTCTTTTTACGATCTAGTATAGGAGCTACATCTTGAATTGGAAAATACCAACAAGTATGACTTCCAATTTTAACTGGAACCTTTCTTCCTCTCCAGTCCCCTATTCCATTTACTTTTACAACAGTCTTAAGCGGTATTTCTCCAAAGCCAATAATAATTTTAGGCTTCGTTTTTTCAACATCATCCTCTAAAAACTTTTTGCAGCAATTGATCTCATGTTCGGTAGGATTACCATCCTTATCGCATCTAAGACAATTGTTAAATCTTACTTTAGATGCAAAAGGCTTGCCAGTTATTTTCATATCCTGCTGGCTAAAAGAAGTCCATTCTTCTGGGTAGTAAATAGATTCGAAGAATTTTTTAATCATATTCCGAATAAAGAATCCCTCTTCGTCCATAAACGGAGATCCTTTTTCGTAATCTATTTGTGAGGGAGAGATACCAAGAAAATACACATCAGGATCCAAACTTCCTGATGCCATCATTTTAGATTGATGAGCTTTATCTAAAGGACAAACCTTACACTGAAGCTGATAGGAAAAATTCTGTAAGGGAGTATTGACTTCCACCTGTTTTGTTGCTCTTGAAGCAAAAAAGAAAGCCAAATGCCACCTTAGAAGCTATGAAGATCATGGACAAAATTATCCTTACGTCCTGAAATAGATACTACGCTAAGCCCATCCGAACCGATGGTTCTCATAAAGAAAATTTGATCGATAGAAGATAGGGCTTGTTTTAGAAATTCAGGATTGCATTTAAAACCCAATGTTCCCATATCTTCTTTGAAAATTATCTGATCGTTAACTTCTCCAAAACTATTTCTAGTGCTAAGCAAAAGAATTGTCCCTGAAATTTCTGCACAAATTTCTAAGTCCATTTCTCCTGATAACAGAATTAAACTTCTTTCTACACAGCTGATGAAAGAATCTGGCACTGCTTGAAACTTTACTTTATCATTCGACTCATAAGGGAAAGAATGGTTTTCAAAATCAAAAAGTGGGGCATTCTTAACAAATTTTGAATACAATCCCACTCCACTACATTGAAGAAAAATAAAAGTATCCCCAACATAGATTGTTCCAGAATTGAAATCTGAAGACACCTTAACCAAGAGTTCGCAAAATGTTTTAGGCATAATCAATTTAAACGGAGTAATACCCAATGCCTTGGAAAGAATAAATCTGGAAACTCTTTTTTTGTCAGTAGCATACAGGGCAGATCTTTCTGCCGTTACTACCAAGGTAACCCCAAACTGCATCAACTCTGAAGCATCATCTCCTGATGCGAACAAACATTTAGAAATACCCTGAAAAAATTCTTGAGTAATCTCAAACGATGGAATATCTTTCAACTCAGGCATCTTAAAAGGAAAATCTGCTTGTGGCAAAGTTTTTAACTTCATCGAAGAGTTGCTTGCTTCAACAGTTACTTCTTTATCTGCAGGAATCATTTTAATATCCGGACTAGCATAACTGCTAATCAATTTATAAAGCATATCACCAGGAATACATCCTTTAACTCCGGAATTGAAATCTACCATAATTCCTTGAGCCCCATTAAAGGTCATGATCTTTGTATCATCAAAACAAAAATGAGAAAGAACAGGAACCTGTGATTGATTAGAAAGACAGGACTTGGTATAATTTAACTTCTTTAACAACTCTTCTCTGATCATTTGATTTCCCCCTGTATGAAACTTTTTACTGCATCAGTTAATATTGATTTGACCCACTTCTAAAGCATTTAAAACGAATTTAGTTTTGTACAAAGGAGTCATCTTGCTGTTTCCAAATCCTTGACTTCCTGATCAGGATCGACTATCTCTGGTTCATCTTTGATACTTCTGTCAACATACCCGATATTTACGTAAATAGGTATGTGATCGTCCTTGATCTTACCTTCTTTATGGTAATAGTAGGATAACAATCGATGCTGCGCTTTAGCCAGCGTTAAAGCCCTATTATGCTGCCTACAAAATCCTGTTACTAAATAAATTCTTGTTTTCATGTCTGGACTTCACTTACCCCTAGTTTTATTTTAGAACGAATCAACCGTTTATTAAATTTTCTATCTGGTAAAGCGTTTTCAAAGTCATGGAAATAAACTGCGTTTATCTCACATCGCTTTTTATAGTCAGTCGCAAGTTCTTCGAAAGTAAATCCTTTCAAAGCAAAATACTTATCTATCTCTACCTTTGCATATTCATTCAAAGTCAAATAATGCATTTCTCTTTTTGTTTTGAAAGAAGATCTATCTGAGATATTTATTCTGCTAGCTGACTTTGTATAATCATATTCCCCATTCGTTTTAACAGGAACGTAGATTCCTCCATGAGTAGCTAACATTAACCAGGCAGAAGAATCAACACTATAAAACGGGTAACGTAGTAAAAGAAAGGTGGATGTCAATCCAAATCCATGAGTTTTGATAACTGGCTCCCCAGTAGAATCTGTCAAACGATCAAAGACTGCATCGAACCAATCTAGTTTAACTCTGTTTACCATATCGTCCATTGGAGAAACTCCAATGTAATCTGCGCCAGCTTCAAGCATCTTTTCCAACCACTTAAACTTTTCTCCTTGATGGAATACTGGTATAGGAGCCAATCCTTTTTCCCGCATATACATATAATTATCATAACTTTTTTGGGCAGAAAATTCTACTTCTTCATGTCCTAACTTTTCTGGAATAACATCCAAACTAATATAACATTCCATGTAAGGATCAAACTTTTTAAGGAAACTGATGTACTCATCAATATCGATTGTTTTTGCCTTCGTCCAAGCAGTATAGGCTCCTGAATCAAGAAGAAGTCTAAAATTCTTTTGAGGTGGGTAAGTCTGATATAATTCTTCTGGGGTCATAGAATTTTTCATAGTCTAAGTAAACTCAAAAATTCTGATTTGGCATTCACATCATCCTTGAAAACCCCTCTTACCGCAGAGGTAATAAAATGACTATCTTCATGATCGTTGAATGCCCCTCTGCAAGTCTCACAAGTATGCCTTGCTTTCATAATTACTATAATCCCTACTGGATTAAGTTTTCCTGCTAGAAAATCTATTATACTTTCTGTAAGCCATTCTTGCGAAGAAGCCCCTTTTGATTTAGATTTTACTATTCTTGTTAGCTTAGACAATCCGCAAACACTTTCATGTGGAATATACCCAATACTGCATGATCCAAAATAAGGAAGTAAATGATGCTGACAAAAGGAAGCAAAAGGTATGTTTGGCTTCACTACCATTTCATCATAACCACGATTATCAAAAATAGTAAAGTTTAAAGGTAGGTCTTGAAATTGTTCCCAATCTGCCTTAGCGCATCTAAAAGGAGTTCTTTCATTCTCTGGATCAGTTAAATCAATTCCCAGAATTTCGCATCTAATTCTATGTATTGATTCCAACTTTTTGAATAATGGATTATTAACATTCAAAGGTTCTAGTAGTTTTGGTATAAATTTTTCTTTCATAATATTACTTCTCTAAGTTATTTTCTTATTACTCTTACGTTTTTGTACTGGTGTTGACAATGCTTTCTCGATAGGCCATTTCCGTACAAAGATTCTATCATATAAGATTCTTCTGGGAATCTTCGTACCTGTTACGTCTATTAACTGAGTTAATGTTATTTCTTTACCTTGGTAGGTAATAAACCTAGTATCTCTTCGATTATTATTTTGTTCCTTAGCTGTGGCCCAGGTGCAGTTTTCGGCGTTGTAGTCTGAGTTGTTTTCTGTTCTTTCGATGGTCAAGCCTGCTTTGTATTGGTTTCCAAACCTATCCGTTGGATACATGTCCGTAATAAAGTTAACTAACCCATCTAGATTGTCTTGATGCCAACGATCGCAGACAGCGATCGGAACAGCTCGGCCACCATAGTTGTGATAATCTTCGTTATCTGGATTGTTACACCGATAGTTCATATTCCCCCAAACATTATAAAGTGGATGCGATGATAATCCGTGAGTTGTAGAAAGTTCAATAGCTAATTCAACTTTCAGACAACCACAAGATCTAGTATTTCCGCTTCGAAGATTGTACCCTGCGACAACAACTTCTGTGCCGCAGATACAGCGGCACAACCAGCACGCTGCTCCCCATTTATCGTAATGACTGAAGGACAATACAGTTAATCGATCAAAAATCTGTCCTATCATGTCTATGAATTTACCCATATCGTTACTCAACTAAATTTAAACTTCGCAAAATTTTTAAAGTTGCTTTGGTATCGGAATACACAACAGATATGGTTGAATCAGGACAATCTAAATTTTGTTTTTGAGCTTCCTGCTTGATCTGACTAACTTTGAAATCTTCGTGACTACAAATAATCTCACGAAGCAACCCAGTTTTTGTTTTCTTATCTTCTAGTTTGATTTCAAGGTCGATCTTGAGTTTGCCCATTACTGACAGGACCTTGATTGTTGACCTGGTGTCGGTATAAAGGGTGTTCAAGGTTGACGCTTTAAAATCAATTCCTTGGTCAATTAACTTTTGCTTGATATTGTCCAAGGAAAAAGAAGTGTTCTGACAAATAACTTTTCTAACGTCCGCAGTGGAAAGTTTTAATTTTGGTTCTGCTGATACGGCTTCTACTGGAATTAGTGATTTTTCTTTTTCTGGTGATATTTGACTAGGTTCAAGCGGAAGGGCGGGAAGAGGTTCTCGTTTATTGTATCTTATTACGGCATCGTTTAAATAAAGCTTTGCTTCGTTGGATAACTTATTAAATTTTTCATCGTCAGTACCAATGAACTTATCAGTCTCTTCGATCAGTAAGAGAGTGTAATCGTATAGATCTTGCGCCTTACCCTGACGCATGCTGACTAGCTGCTCAAACTCGGCTCTAATCCCCATCCTTACCTCCATCAAAAAATCAAAAACTATACTAGTTCTTCTTAACTATATATACGTATCTTCTGATGGACTTCGGAAGTAATCTTTAAAAATTTTTATGAGATTTATTTTTTGACAATCATATCCTAGAAATTTACAAAGCTCCTGATTACTTAATAGATTTTTGGAACGAGATAAAAATCCCTCAAGAAATTCTGTAGGGGAATCTAAAACGAATTTCATAACATCCTGTACTTCTTTTGGGGCTTTCTTCAAAAGAACTCGTAATGGACCATCGTTGTAGGAATAAACACTCTTTTCTATCAAATACTCTTCGATAGATTCTGTAGCTCTAACGAAGTTATTTTCTTGAGAGGATTTTATGGCAAGGTCGTATAACCTGGAATGAAGACTTCTTTTGTACAAAGCCATAAAATGTCTGGCTTCGAAAACCTGATACTTAGTTTTACACCGTTCGAAAACAACCCATGCTTCTTGGACTAGATCATCTACTCCATAGCCGATGTTTGAATACTTCCATAGGTTATTTACAATCTGCTTACTAGCATAATTCTTATACAGCCCTTCCCAGTCGGGCCTATACCAAAACTGTTTTATTCTAGGTCTATGAGATTGAAATGAAATAATTCTAGGTCTACTTGATTGAAACAAAATAATTCTTGGACGATGCATTGCGGACAACATAAAATAATTCCTTCTACATAAGACATAGCACTTGTTGTTTTGTGAGATTGCCCGGGTCTTTGATTTCATCAGGTAAAGACAAAAATTCTACATTCTTAAGAAAGGCCAGTTCTCCCGCTATATTAATTGAAGAACTCAAAGCATCTTCGTCAAGTAAAATTTTAACACATTTAAAAACTTTGCTTAGATTCCTAAGTAAGTAAAGTTGATTCTCCGTCATAGCCTTAGTGAATAGGCACGTTGAGCGATGACTTTCTGGCATATAGAAATCAACTTTCAAAGCATCGAATGGTCCTTCACAAACGAATAAAATTTCACCTCCTTTTAGTAGATTATCGTAATTGAGCAAAAACTGTTTAGGATGAATAATACTTTCTTCTACGCTTAAATCTTGGTACCTTAAAAAAGCATCATCATAAAGACTTCTACCTGTCCAGGAAACTAACTCCCCTTCAAAGAACAACGGAATAATAACCCTATTTTTCCATTTTCCAGATAGGCAGCATCGTAATTCGTATTTTTTAATGAGCAAGGAAACGTCATCGAATCCTCTACTTTGAAGGTAAGAATAAAATCTGGAGGTCAAACCCGAAGGACATATATTAACGAAGTCTTTTGGAAAAATCAAGTCCTTTTTTATATTTTTTTTCGTCTCTTGCTCTTCGTTGTTTTCATTCCATAAATTTTTAGTCAAACTGGCAAAATCTGTTTCCTCCAGCAGAGCAACCCCATGAACGATTGTATTTGCCTCTTCATAAGAGCAATCTATTAAAGCCCGGACCAATCGTTCAATTTTTCTACCTCGATGAACCGAGTCCCTCCAGCACCCGTAAACAAGCGTAGTCAGGTTAATTCCCATATGAAAATCGTCGTCACCCCTTCCACTTTTAATGCAAAAAGGACAACAGACATTTATGTTGCCCTTACCAACGTTATGACCCTTTTCTCTAATCTCAATATTATGAAAGGCTAAAAATTTTCTTACGTCAAACATATACCCTTAAAGTGGTTGTTGGTCCTTTATTTTCATTTCAAAATTTCTCATTTTTAAATACAAAGCTTCTTCTTTTTTCTGAACATCTCTCAATCGTAACTTGATGGAACGATTAAGAAGTTTATACGCTTCTCTAACCTCATTTTTAAGAAGGATCTCTCTTTCCGCTTCAATCCTGGTTAATCTCGATATACCTCTCTGGTCTAAACGACAAAATATTAAAGCGAATAGAACTTGTTCAGGCCAAGGCTTACGATGAGGATTTTTTTGAGCCGCACGAACAGTGCTCCACCCAGATCCCTTCTTGACCATAACTCCTGCTGTTGTTCCAGCAAGAAGATCTCTCCACTCTCCCACTTCTGGTCCTAAAGCAAAATAAAATCTATCGCAGAAGGGAAGATAGCTTTCCCACTTACCACGTTTGACATCGTCTCTAAAATCTGATCTCTGTCTCTTGACCTCGTAGATTCGAACATTCGGTTGATTGTAGGATTTCTTTATCACCAACAGATCTGGAATAGGAACTCCTCTAGTTAGAAGTTGAGAACCCAGTGGTGGAGTTTTAAACACTGCATTTAGAAGTGGGTCAAATGAGTTAGCTAAATCATCTACTAGCCCATCATGAGTTGACATCATTCATATCCTCGAGCGTATTTGGGTTTTCTAATAATGCTTCGAACAAGTTCTTCCCCTCACGGATAAACGATAGAACTCTCTCATCTACGCTACCTTTAACAATTAGATCGTACATAAAAGTTGTTTTAGTTTGGCCAGGACGTGGCACACGCTCTTCTGCCTGTTTGCGGATAATCGGACTTACCGGGCTCTCAAAGAACACCACATAGTTTGCTATCTGCAAATTTAACCCAGCATTACCTGATTTAGAATTGGCTAAAAATACTTTACAATCTTCCTCTCTAAATCTGTGCTTCGCAGTTAGTTTATCTCTTTCAGCAGTGCCAGAATACAAACGAACATGTTTGATCTCTAATCGATCTAACATCTCGCTTATCATATCCCCGCTGAAAGTGAACTCATTAAAAATAACTATCTTGTCATTGTCAGATACAGACTTAATTAAATACTCTAGTGCCTGAAGTTTTGGATTCTCTGCAAACCTATGAATCGCCCTGCTTCCATCTTCTTTCTCATACGGGAAAAATCCTGATGTAATCTGCCGACATCGAATAAAAGAATTCTTTATCTCAGTCTGATTTCCAAAACTTGACTTTAGTTTTTTAACTGCCGCCTGATAATGAACTTTTGCCTCTTGTGATAACCTAACTGTTATCTTTTCTGAAACAGTAGGAGGAATTCCAAGATCGGCCTCATCCTTAGAATATCGAATCGATTTATTAAGCAGTCTCTTGTTTAGAACTGGTTCAAGCTCTTTTCGAAACTTATACTCTTTTATGTTAAAATAATTTGTTGTAACGTTGAAAAAAGATTCTCTAAATAATCCAAGGGTAGTTCCTAAAGTCTTTCCCCTATCTATCAAATAAAACTGAGACCACAAATCAGTAACATCCCTACCAAATGGAGTTCCAGTTAATCCATATCTGTACTCACAAACTTTGGCGATCTGATTACACAATCTAAAGGTTAACGTTTCTTTGTTTTTGCAGTTATGAATCTCATCAAAGACTACGGTATTAAATCTCTTAACAAAGGCTCTTATCTTTGGTTCATGAGGCGTTAACTTACCCGTTCTTTTATCTCTAACACTTAATACTTGTTGAAGGGCAGAATAAGATAGAAGGTACATGTCTCCGTCTGGATTGGCTAGTTTTTGACGGCGTTCTTCTTCCGTCCCATAGATACCAATAGTTTTTAAAGTGCCACTGGAAAATAATTTAATCTCATCTTCCCAGTTTGCAATGACAACAGTGTTCGGAACAAGAACTACTACTTTCTTGAGTCGTTTCTTCCACTTTAACCAAGTTAGGTATTCTATAATGATCCTCGACTTACCGAGCCCCATGTCAAGAAAGAATAGAAACTCTTTATTCGCAAATGCCAAAATCAAAGAAGCAAGTTGGTGTTTATACGGTTTCAGATCAGGAATCTCATAATGAGGAAAAAACTTCTTTACTTCTGGCAGGAGTTCTTCTTCCGGAATCTCTTTAACCCAGGACCAATCCTCTAACTGGGTATTCATAAACTCATCTATGGCTTGTTTTGAAATCACGATGAAGCTTTCATAGCAGCAGTTGTTGGATCATAGTCCATAGAAGCTCTTATGGAGGACGTGCAGAACTGCCCTGCTCCATAATTTTGAGCAATAAGAATTAAATCTCCTGTTCTATCATTTCTTCCCTTATCTACATACAATCTGGCAATTCCGTCTTCTCGTTCCTTTTTGGTCTGATTGAAGGTTATTAAGTTGTCAGCAATCATGACCTTGGAAAAATCTTCTGCCAAATGTCTACGAGTAATTAGCTTAACGTCCTCTCCCACCCTATTAGTCTGAGATGGGACTACAACAGCGCAATTTCGCTCTACGGCGATTCCACGTAATTGCTTAAAAATCTGTCCTGTATCTACTCGTAAATTAGCCCCATCAATATTCATTAGATCTGGATAGTCTATCATTACTACGTCAGGAATAAAATTATAAAGGGATTCTAAATGGTCCATGTAAGCATTGAGTTGTTGAATAGTTAAACTAGATGTAGGAAATTCTTTAATAAAAAGGTTTGGCTTTCTCTTCCAAAATTTCTTTTCCATGATAAACTTTTTAATATCTTCATCTCGTAAAGAATGCTTAAAATTTACCGTATCAAAAGTTACATTACTCAAATAACCAGATTCATTTCGTTCGAAGTTAGCCATCTTTTTATCTCCAGCCACTTTACTGATGCCGAACAACGATTGCATATACCGAATACTAACCCGGGCTTCGCTCATTTCCAAAGTTACGTGTAAAACCTTTTTTCTTTGAAGCAGACAAAACTTGGCAACGTGAATCAAAAACCAGGTTTTTCCCGCCCCTGAACGCCCAATAAAGACGAACAATTCTTTTGGAGCTGGGGCAACGCCTAAATCATCTAATTCCTTGATCCCGATCGGGATAAACATATCTGCTATATTGAAAGCACTGAATATCTTTTCAAAATCAGTAAGTCTTGTTCCAGGATCAAAAATAGTTAAACGATTCTTTTTTGCTTTTTCTAATACAGCTTCAGCTTCATCTATCTTTCCATTGTTAACAAAATCTACTGCCTGTTTTATCGATAACTTTAACTGCTGCTGTCGAACAAACTTAGCCAACTCTTTTAAGATGTATTCGCGATTGATTATATCTTTGGTATCGTAAAGATTATTAACAATCTGAGCATAGATATCTGCCTTACGCGTATCTTTAGAATTCAGAAGATGATCAATAACATCTGGCAAATGCTCTGCAATGGGCTTTTTGAATTCAAGATAAAAATTTGAGGCAGCAGATGCTACTTCTCTGTAAAAAGATGATTCATAAAGTTCTAACGGAATGGTATTAATAATTAACGGTGCTGCCTTATCGTCGAAGCACAACAACGTCAATAAATTCTCTTGAAAAGAGCCTGATATTTTTTCAGCCACAGTGAACTACCCCTTTACAAACTATCTATCGCTTGAATATTTTCCTCAATAATTTCCAACTCCAGTGAACTACCACTGAGGCTGAAAACTCAGGGGGTTTTCTAGTCCTCAAATATTTTATAAAAATAACCATCTTACCTCCCTATATCACTCATTTTGATTTCTTACTCTTTCGTTCTCCTTCGTTTTTGTACTCTTACGTACTGGAGTTGTCAATGCTTTCTCGATAGGCCATTTCCATACAAAGATTCTATCATCTAAAACATGTCTGGGAATTGTCGTACCTGTTATGTCTATCAACTGAGTTAATGTTATTTCTTTGCCTTGGTAGGCAACAAACCTAGTATTTCGTTTATTATTAGATTGTTCTTTCATGGTGGCCCAGGTGCAGTTTTCGGCGTTGTAGTCTGAGTCGTTTTCTGTTCTTTCTATGGTCAGGCCTGGTTTATATGTTGGATACATGTCCGTAATGAAGTTTTGTAGTCCATCTGGATTGTCCTGATGCCATCGATCGCACGTAACGATCGGAACAGTTCGGCCACCGTAGTTGTGGTAATCTTTGTTGTCTGGATTGTTACATCGGTCATTCATCATCCCCCAGACACCGTAAAGTGGATGCTCTGATAATCCGTGAGTTGTAAATTTTTCTTTTGCTAACTCTTTTACTATTTCTCTATTCAAACAACCACAAGATCTAGAATGACCACGTCGAAGATTGTGCCCTGCGACAACAACTTCTGTGCCGCAGATACAGCGACACAACCAATAGGCATTTCCCCATTTATCGGTATGATGGTAAGACAATACAGTCCATCTACCAAAAACTTGCCCTATCATGTCTATGAATTTACCCATAATCGTTATATACTGTTCAACGATTCAATAAATCCAAAGAATCCCGCATATGTTGTGTTAAAGTTATACCAAATCTAGTAAAGAAATTAAGAATCCTACGTTCATTATAGACTGCTTTAACAAATGGAGGAAGTATTACATCTTTGTATGGCATCTTCACTAAAGCAAAGTAAAGATCCATTACTACCTTGTTTGATTGGTAAGTCTCTTCAAATTTTCCACTTTTTAAGATCTTAATTGCTGTTTTCCTTCCCACTCCTTTCAAACCTGGTAGGCCGTTATGGGTACCAGACATGACAATTACCTTTCCCCAGTCTTTCGCATCTACGTCTGGAAATTCAGTTTGGAAATCTTGTAATCCGTAAACGCATTTGCTTTTCTGCATGACCACATTCGAGTAGATAAACAACTGATAAAAATCATCATCGTTGCTAGCTATTACAATCTTCCCAAACTTATCCTGATTCGCATTACAAGCTGCGGCAATCAAATCATCGGCTTCCAACCCCTGGATTGCCCACAATGGAACGTTCAAAATAGCCAGAAATTCTTCGCAATACGCCTTGGATTTCTGAAAACGCATTAAAGCGTGCTCATCATGTGGCTTTATTCGGTTCTGCTTAAATTGAGGGTAATTTAGTTCCCTCAAATATGGTCTCTTATCTTCGCAGACAGCGATCATAGTAGGTTTGTGAAGATCCATTAATTTTACAAAATAAGTTGCAAATCCGTACACGCCGCCCGTTGGCTCCCCGTGAAAGGATAAATTCTCATACGCTGAAACAGAACGCCATAGCACGGCATTAAAATCTATCAACAATAAAATATCTTTATTCTCTGGTATCGTAAAAGTTGGGGCTGATACTTCTACTTCTGCTTTGACTTCTGTTTTTGGTTCTGGGACAATGATTGCGTTTGTTCCTGGAAGAGGAAGCTGGGAAGGAATAGTTGGTTTGTTATCAAAAAAGCTCATACGTACAAAATCCTATTCAGCAAAATGGTTTAAAAACTTTCATTTCTCTAGTACTACCTCTTTGATACTAGTTAAACAAGCTTGTATTGAATTCTCATTCGTATCCAGGTACAAATCAAATTTAAAATTTTCGGCGTAGGTATCCAGGTTCGTTTCCGATATGTGAGTAGAATTCTCCCTCCACATGGAGCATCTGTTCTTACGAATTTGTTCTGGAGCTTCTAATCTGATTTTATAAACACGCTTAAAATCATCATCTGGGAAAGCATCAAATTCATTTTCGAATCTGCAGTCTCCGATGATAAAATATAATTGTGGAGAAGAATGAAGAAAACGATATTCGTTTTCAATCTTCAACATTTTTGCTTTCAAGCACTTAACCCAGATATCATAATCGATGGTCTGTCTTGCCCAGTCGCTGCCTAGTAATTGCATCAAGGGGCCATCCTTTACAATAGATCTTGCAGGGATATACTGATGTAAGATCGCTAAAACGGCATCATGCATTTCGTACAATATATCTGCAAAGTTTAACGAGTAAGAAAAAGATCCAGTACACTCCTTTAGAACGCTGGACAATTCTTTTTGTATACTACTCTTGCCCGACCCTTGCTTGCCACTAAGCAGAATTACAATGGTTTTTAAGCTCATACCAACCCACCCTTCAGTCTACTTAATCTAGAACGTTGATTTTTCACTTCTGCGGTAATCTATAGTTCCCATGTCGATTGATGTAGTCCATTCTTGAATTCGACTTCCGATTCTTGCAGTATTTTCATTTTTAGCATTGTTGATTTGATCTAAAGAGTAGTTGCTTGAAAATACAGTAATCAATGAATTTCTATGTGAGTATCTATAATCGAACAGATCAAATAAAATACTTTCCGTAAATTCGGTACTGTAGTGAGAACCAAAATCATCAAAGAATAAAACTTTAACATGTTGGTACACATGCTTCAACTCCGATTCCGATTCGAAGATGTTCTTGTCCCCACCACCACTATGTTTCTGATTTTGATCTACATAACATTTGTATTCAGGTAAGTAAACTTGAGATTCCTGCATTAACTCCTTGAATCGTTGTATCAACTGAGAGGGAATAGTAAAAATAGATTCTTCCTTTGTCGATTGTTGTAGTAATTTTATAAGCTCAGTTTTACCACTTCCATAACAACCATGGAGAAACAAACTTTTACCTTGCAAAAAAAGTTCAACTGCTTTTTTAACTTCTGCCCTATTCGGATCTAAGCCTTCCACAATTTGATTCTCTCTTTTTAGTTAGTAGATCTTATCACTCCACCTGGTATATTGGATGTTCTTTTGGGAGACTTATTTATACTTCCACTTTTATGAGTTTTCATATCAAGTAAAAGTTTATCATATTTTTGTCTTAGTTTAATAGCACTACGAATGTTGGAGTACCAATTAAAAGTACCTTCCCCTTCCCAAGTATGAGCCCATTCAATAACTTCTTCAACTTCTTTAAAGTCGGCCTTATCGATTCTAAGAAGAAGGTCGATATGTTTTGCCCACTCTTGTAAATCAGCTTTTGTGTTAGGAGTTCTTTTGTGGATCATCTCAAGAAGGTATCCGGCAAGAATCAACTCTTTTGAATCTTCGGAAAAAGACTTCTTTGAGGGAGGGTCAACCTCTGTGTTTTCAGAGGTTGGAGATGTCTCTTTAGAGGCATGAACCTTATGATTATAAGATATATCGACTTTGCATGGACTTTGTATTTGATTTGCATCTGCCTTTGCATTTGCATTTGCATCTGATTTGCATCTACGATTCAACCAGCTTGCTTTTGCAGCGTTTGATCTATCAACCTGTATCTTGTTGGTTTTAATAAGTTCTTTGTCAATTCGTTTGTGATGGTACAAACCATCTTCTTGCAGGGTGAAGTACTGTAGTACTACATCTAGGTCAGGATCTAAGTCAGCTATTCTTGCTATCCTTGATAGCACAGTTTTATCAGAAGTCAGAAATCCTTGCATCCAGTATTGCATCACCATTCGTAAGTAAATTGCTTCCTGTTTGCATGTGAGTTGCATAGTGTCTATCACCCAATCTGCTACCCATAAAGGCATCCATAATCGTTTAGTCATGACTATTTTCCCTTCTCAACTTGTGTATTTGATTGTATAAACGTTTATGTATTATACTGTAATCTTAAGAACGGTATCTTCCAGCCAGTCTTCTCTTGTATAATAAGCTGCTGAAGTTGGAGTCTCATACCAGATAACTTTATCTAGAGTGAGAGCGGAGGGTAATCCTGATACGATCTGGGAGTAAGCCCACTTGACTAAAAACTCTGCGGTAGGCGGCTCGTTTGTAATAAGAAAACGTGTATTGCGTTTAACGACGAAGTCCAAATCCTCTTTGTCATCTTTCCAGACGGCAAATCCATGATCAAGAAGACCATGAACTTTATCCATCATGGTCTTCTTCAAGATTGTAAAATCTAAAACCATTCCCTGACTACTGTCTCCTGGTGTATCGACTACAACTCCGGTCACATAAGCTTCCACAAATCCCCGGTGTCCATGAAGCTGATTACAAAATGAATAATGGTTTGGAAGGGTATGGCCATAATCAAGCTCAATACGTTTGGATACTGTTACTATCGACATTATTATTTTCCTCACTTTAAATATTTTTATTAATACCACCACAAAGATGATCTGACACTTGATCTTTTCTCAGTTTCTCCATACTGCAACTCATGCATATAAAATAGTCTAGTTTTCTTATTTGAAAAGGAAGACCTTCAAATTTCCATACGACATAATGGTTTACCTCATAAAAAGAATTATTGATTCTAACTTCCCAGGTAAAAACAGGGCCAGTAATACTAGATTTATTTTCTTGGTAAGAAGTTACTTCTACAGCACAATCGTACCCGTCTACCAGAAATGGAACTGGAACTGGAGCTGAATTATACTGCTCCACAAATTTTTCAATCACTTTTCTAATACCTGGATCTACATAGGTCAAATCAGCTTTAAAATTCTTTTTAAATTCTTCTGCTGGATACATTTATTACCTTTCTATAATGGATATTCTGAAGTTACTTTTCATAGTATTAGCTAGGGCATCAAACAAACTACTAGAACCTTTAAAAACAAGATCCTTGTTTACATACCAATCTAATTCGAAGCTTAGTTTACAAATTTTATCAGTCATATACAAAACTTTTATCTGGTTACCTGTTATATCAGTCTCTCCGGATGGATCAAGAGTTTGAATTATCTCAATCAATTCTTTTGTTTTCACTTATTATACTCCTCTGATTGATCCGTAAATACGAATATGAATTCTGTCGCTGTAATTCCATCCACGGCGGATAGCAATCTGTTGACACAAGGCTGCTGATTTGTTCAGCTCATCGGATGTAATACCTTCTGGCATGAGATAGATGTAATCGTTGGAATGGGCTAGGGAAGGAACAAACTTCTGGTACTCTCGAAGAAAATCATCGATGTAAACTTCATCACTCGAGTGATTAACTACAAACTTAAGCTGCCAATCCTGCCCTTCTCCAGACTCTTTTATCAACAGACTTAGATTTTGAAATTGTCTTTCATTACCTTTAAAATGAATACTACGTTCTGGATAATTCTTTGGATAGGAGTTAAACAATTTCGGACTTACTGACAGAAGATTACATCTTAATCCTTGTATGTAGAGAGTTCCAGCAGTTTCGATTGTAACATGGTAGTTATGCTCCATCAACAGGTTTGTAACCTCTTTGATGTCTTTCTGTAAAAATGGCTCGCCTCCGCTAATAATAACATACCGAATAAGTGGATTCTTTGAACATTCTTGCAGAATCTCTTCTGCCGTCATGTTCTTACCCTTTTCAGGATGCCATGAAGCAAATGGAGTATCACAGATAGTTGTATGACCTTCTGCGTCTGTCCACTCGCATCTTAGGTTACAACCAATCGTACGAATCAGAATGGATGCCTTACCTGTTAACTTGCCTTCGCCCTGAATAAGATTGTAAATTTCTCCGACTACCATTTGGTCTCCATGAATTACTCCTGCGCGGATTCTTAAAATAAAAAACCTTTCAAAATGTTATCCAATTAACGAATAATCACTTTGAAAGGTTTTAGAAAATATATATATACCATCATAGTATATATACTTTTGTTTTTTAGGTTCTACAAATTAAGCAGCAGCTGTAGCAGGTCGCTTAATTCTCACCCTATTAGCTGCAGAAGGGCATTGAACTGACTCTTGGAGACAATAACGGAAAAAATCTCCAAGCGAGACTTTATTCTGATATGCTTTAAATCTAGCCTGATCTAAAATACTTTCTGGTATCAGAACTGATGTGTAAATCAAAGCTTCGTGTTGTCTCGACAGTTTGGGAATTGGTACTTCCTTCTTGAACCTAAGAATATGGGAAACTGTTTCAGTAAGAAATTCTGACATTGATATTTGTTTTGCGACTGAAGCAGATACCACTTGTCTTTTCAAATCTTCTGGTAATTGAAATGTTGTTACCTTTTTAATCATTTATTAAACACCCCTCTCTGTTTCGTTTTTGATTCCTTGATCCTATTATAATATAATTCAGTTTTAAATTCAAGGAATTTTATATTCTTGTGAACACAATTGTAAAAGGTACTACACTATTGTTTTCTTTTCTCCTCCATTTTACGATCTTGTATCTGTCCCCAGTAATCTAAAACAAATACAAAAATAAAAGTTATAGTAAAAAATATAATTAAACCAACCATAAAACCAAGACCAAATTCAAAGCCCTTAATAAACTCTTCCATGCCTCTCTCCTTCAAGCGCTAAGATGATCTATTTGTTTAGACTAGATTTAATCAACCCATCGAACTGTTCTAACTCTCTCTTTTGAGATACTCCCGTCAGGGTAGACAATAATCGATGATTTACCTACTTTAGAAGCGTATCTAACGGTAGACCAAGTTCCGCTGCGCAGTACTTCTTTTACCTCTTTTGGAGTGGCAATCAAGATATCACATTCATCCACGATATCTTGATTGCGTTCCAGATAATCCTTTTCAGGACGAAGGTCACACAACTTTAAGTGAGCTTTTTTCTCATCCCAACAAAAAGCTCTATACTTAGAATCTTTTGGTGGGTGAATAATTATTTTACAATCGGGAAAATGATCGACAATTAAGTGGTGTACTCGGGCATCCGCTCCGATACAATCCCCATGATGAAACTCTTCAACTCCCTTCTCAGTCAAAAGACTAAAAAGAGAGTTGAATTGATCCCTTGTCAATCCCGATCGAGTTCCAGTAAATCCTATCTTTTTTTTAGGATATCCTAGTTCTTTTTTCAATGAGTTAAAGTTATTCCATTTTCAACTTGTTTTTTCCAACGATAGATATTGTAAGGAGCTACCTTAAACTTTTTACAAACGTCTTTCGTAGATAAAGTTTTTGCGTCCTCCATAATTTTTTGAATCTTCTTAACAGAAAACTTACGAGGTTTCCAGTTTTTCTTTTTCTTAGATTGGATTGTCTCAGGATGGTGCGTCTTCTTGTGCTGCCATAAGGCATCCCTTGATGGACCTTCATAATCGCATTTTGGACAAGAAACCATTTTAGCTTTAACTTTTTTACGACTACGATTTTTTGGCAGGTCTTTCCACTCTGACTGAATAATTTGTGGTATAGGCGGACCTGAGCTACTTAGTGTTGCCAGTTCCTGTCCCACCAGATCCACTTCCCCTACTAACTGAGCGACTGTAATGGAGATGTTCGCTAATCTTTGTCGTATCGCTCCAAGCCGGTCTATCAAATTCACTACTAACATGCTTTACTCCTTTCAGGTGACTGCAGGTCATGCAGACTTTAATTATTCGTTTAACCCAAAGTTTAAGATCAACGTCACAAAACCAACGTTCCTCTAGGTTCCTTCTCAAGTACCTCTTTCCACACTGATCACAATAACGTTGCCTGCCTTTAAAGATTTTAGAAACTGGTCTAACCATGTATTATTCCTCCTTTTAAGTTTATATATGCGATTTTTAAACCATGATTGATACGTGATGCTACTTTATGCCTGAACGAATTACTCCAACTAGTAGAATACGAATTTCACTAAAATTCGGATGGTCAGAATTTCGAATTCCAACATTTCCTAAAAGCCAACAATAATCAGTTTTTCTTTCTTTTGGTACGTCCATGGTTTCCAAAAGTTCCTGAATTCTAGCTTTTGTTTGATTCATTGCTATATATTATAATATAAAAAATAAAAAATCAATATCAAAAATTTATTAAAGCAATTTAGTTACCTGTCTATACTTTCCAGGCCTACCAACAAACCCTAAATGAATTGGAGCGAGCATTGGATTGTTATTCCACCATTCAGCAAGAAATGCTGATATCACCTCATACGATGTAAACATAGATACTTCGTTCACCTTTTCCAGATTAAAATTAAAATTAGGATCTAAAAACTCGTAATTCTTTTGAGAATGGCATTCAGAATGATGTACATTATCAAACAGACCATTGTTAGCACAATCCACCACTACGTTTGCTAATCCTTCATAATCTGTAAAATTATATGGCACTGTGAGGTGGAGTCTTCCATGAATAGAGCCAGTAATGTTTTTAAAAAGAATCCCTCGATAAGAAGTATTATTAACTCCTGTCCATGCTTTAATTCTTCTATTTCTGTAACGCTCAAAAGAAATGTTAACATGTTTCGATGGAGTGAACTTACCTAATTCGAACTTGCGGTAACTAGTCTTAATAAAAGGTTTTATAAGCACTGGCTTTGAATCAAGTGCTATACGTCTCTTGTCTAAGCTAAAGCGATACATATAATTAGAACTTTCAATAGGAACAACTACCATCTCCTCTAAGCATAATCTTGATCGAGGAAAAAAAATTCCTGTAGATCCAACATTTTGTTTAAGCATAACAGTATAATCTTGTAGACAAAGATCAGCAGCTTCAATTTCAAAACGAAGATTCCTCAAACAGGTAGGGTTAGTTTTTATTTCCAAATTTGTTCTATCTACAGAGATATTTCTAAATAGTTTTCTTACTTTTCCGTCCAATTGTATGTATCGTGGGTAATAGTTTGTATTGACTGCTATTATAACTTTTGTATTGACTGCTATTATAACTATAGGCAAAATAGATCGTGGTTCCATTACGAAATCAGCTACAAACCGATCAGCCGACTTCGATACAACATGATCATTTTCAACAAAATCTACCCTATGGTTTGGATACCTCAAAAAAGTAAATTGAGGTTCGTATTCTATACCTATAACTAGATCATCGATAGTAAACGTAATATCATTTTCCATTTGAAATCTCCTCCGCCTGCTGAGCTAGTTTGTGAACTTCAGGAAGGACAATACTGACCATCTTCTGGGTCAAGATTTTAACTTTTACGATAGTAATCTGAAATTCTCCTCCGATGACTAAGAGAGTAAGAATCAACATGGACGATATTAACAGTCTCTTCATGATAGATCTCCTTCATTTGATGGTGCGTTTGAGTTTAAGTTTGGTATTTTTATTTTACTGAATAAAAAATCTTGTATCTCTGCTTCGGTAATTTTCCATTTATCCCCAAACTGGGATACGACCTCGGATTTGAAATCTTGATAATACCTTGTGGCAATATCTTTGTCCTCCATGCAATCTAGCAAAATTGCCAAAGCCAGTTGAGCCGGTCCGCTGCCATAATAACCCCATGCAAATCCTGTCGGAGAGTGGTTAACAATCTTTAATGAAGGAGCTGGACTAAGAGGATTTCCATTAACTGTTACAAGTACGTCTGATGCTGTTTCTTCTTCTGGATTGGCACGACTTCCTTCGTAGATTTTCATTTTACCCTCCTTGTTACAGTGAACACTAATACCACTTTAGGATTACCAAAAATCCAGCAAAGGCTAATAATACCCATACCTTGAACCATTCCTTTGCTATATCATTTTTACTCATTTCCGTTTCTCCTTTGTAAGAGGGCTGGGGAGAGTTGAACTCCCACTTATCCCGAACCACTCGGCAGCCCCAGGAAGTTACTTCAGCGGAAGTTCCATGCAAGCATAGCCAGTACGGGTCATTTGGTCGTAGAAAGCTCCACAATCAAAAGTCCGAACGTTGCCAGATATAATTCTCTTGACCTGATCTTCTGTAAGAACCCCAGTATTGACCAGCTCAGTAGCTTCAATCGATCCGCCTTTCAAGGTAGCCAGAACATTCTTCTGAGCTTCTATCCTAGCCGCTTCTAAAGCTGAATAAGGTTCTTGACCACTGGCTGAACGAGAGATAATCCGAATATACCCATTCTTTGAAACTTCACTCGCCGTTAAACTCTGTTTCGGAAAATCGTTGACGGACTTGACAACGTCAGGAGCATTATTATCCATTGTGATCAAGTTCGTTTTGGTTGATCCACAGCCAACCAATAAAGTCATCGTAAAGATAATCATAAATATTTTCATTTTGTTCTCCTTCGTTTCGTTTGATTGTTAGATTGTTATTATTTACTACCTCTTACCACTACTGATAAGACTATTTGCTTTACTCATCCAATCTTGAAGTTCCCTATCTTGCACCATATCAAGATGTATGAAATATTTTGCCTTGTTAATGTATTGACGAGCCCGTTCCTTGTCTTCAAACGACTTAAGAACTGATTTAGCATCGCTTAGAATCATCATGGCATATTCTGAATTACCAAGATAGTCCTTTTTATTTTTCAACATTTCTTCTACCGTTTCCCCAAACATTTTCGTTTCTTGCTCATTGGTCATCATCTTAATTTCCTCCAATTAATTATTTAACTATATTATAATATAACTAGAAATAAAAATCAAGGTCAAAATTACCTTACTTCTACATAGTCGAAACAGAGAGCTAAAACAGCATCATAACTTTTGCTATGGGTAGCTTTATCAACAAACTCAGCCGCCTTTTCTCTCTGGTTGGCTCTTTTCAAAGCCTGCGAAACCCTTCCGATAATACTAAAGACATTTCCATCTTCTCCAACCAATTTACAAACCGGTTTCCCAAATGCCATTTTTACTTCACTTATTGTATCCGACATTGCTTCTGTTAGTTTAGCAGACACAAAGGTTTTTTGAGTTATTAAAATTCTAGATTTAGAAGTTCCATCCCATTCAAAAGGCACGTTATGCTTCTTCAGAATCTCACAAACTCGTTCTCCAACTGTCTTCGTATCCATTCTGATCTTACCAATTTTATCTGAATCCACCTCTCCGTAAGCAAGATAAAAGTTTCTTCCCTCGTTTCTTCCCTCGGCATCCTGGTGATGGTAATAAACCACCCCATTTACTGTCTTGCCTGCTTGAACTCGTTTAGCGGCTTCCCTTGCAAGTTCAGATCCAGCACAGCTCTGGCAACAAGAAAAATCTTGCCTTGCAATAAATCCAACTTTCCTCATATCATTAAAAGCCTTGTTCATATTCTCACGAAGTTCCTCGTTATACGTTCCCGTTCGATATCCCATTTTGATTTCCTCCTGTTAAGTGGTAACTAAGACCTTAAAGTAAGTCATACCTTCGCTTCTTTGACACGCTCGTTACAATCAATTTCGTAATTGACAAGACCCTGTTCATACCCATGAATAAGACCGTCCAAGAAGGCCATATCCCCATAGTTATCGATTCCTTTAGCCCTTTCAAAATTCTCTTTTGACTTTTCAATCATTTGATTTGTGATCAGCTCAAAAGTACTTAACTTTTCCTTTTTAACTTTGTTTATCATTTTTCCTTTCCTTTCTTTTGCTTTGGATCCATCCGCTGCTGTTAAATTTGCAGGATGAGTTTGTCCTTGGAAATCAACGTGCATAACATTACATTCATGACGCCTGCACCATACTTGAAAACCTAGCTTAGTATAACCTACTTCAAGCTGAGAGTATTCTCTTGCTGAAATACCTTTTGGTAATTCGTTTAGACATTTTCCACAATGAAGATACAAATGAGCCTGTAACGTATTCGGAATTTCCCTTTCCATTTTATCCTCCTTTAATTGTTTCATACCAGCAGTTCAGAAAGATCTTCGTACACTTCTTTCACACTATGGAACCCTTCAGATTCACCTCTATCCCATGCTTTTTCAAAAAGCAGATCAGCTTTGGGGTGTCCAACAGTTCCACAGGACCTTTCAAGTTCCTTTTTAAAATCCTGAATCTCTTTCTCTCTCATCAGTTCTTCCTGCTCTCGTTTTTTCCTTTTCTCGTTCTTAATCTGATTTTCTATTTTAGTCTCTTTAATTTTTAGCACTGCAAGTTGATCTCGAAGCAGTTGTTCCTTGTCTTTTTGCATGTTGCTCATGGTATCCTCCTTATTTAACATTCATTTTTAGTTTGAATTCATTTTGACATTTGCTGCACGTATTATTTTCAAGATGGAATTCTGTCAGTTTAACATTCAAATCCCAATCAACTTTCCTGCCACACAAGGCGGTAGAATCCGCCCCACCACCTGGTTTTCTACCTTCCCTTGTTAGTTCCCTGATATGCCATTTTGAGATAGAAGTTGCTAAGCTACTTTCACAAAAAGAAAGTTCAAATTTATTCTTGCCCGCACTTAGTAGATTACGTAACCAATTCTTCATCTTACTCCTCCACTCTTTTAAACTTCGTAGGCTGTGCCGTATAGATCTTCTTCTGCTTTGCCTTAGCTTCCTTGACTGCTTCCTTTAGAACTACGTTTATTTTCTTACAAGCCAGCGATGCCTGCATTTTGGTTAATCCATCAACAACCATTATATTTCCTTCACTCGTTTTGGAAACTACTGAGTACAGGGTTACCTTTTTAGTTGGTCGTATTTCAAAATTCATTGTTGGCTCCAATCAAATATTTATTTAACTATATTATAATATAACTGGAATCAAAAATCAAGGACAAAATTAACTAAGTTTTAATCCAAATTAGGAGGGAGTAGTTATTTTTCTGTGTAAAGCCGAAATACTGTTTCTGCCATATTCTTTGCTTTGCTTGATGTAAAGGCATCCCCAGAAGCACCAAACTTTTGATGCCCTTTTTTATCCATTTGGTAGACAGACCAATGCCAGATAGAGAAAAGGGCTTCAACCTTAAAAACCCATCTTCCACTAACAAAATTGTAATGAGTAACTCCTGCCCAGTTTTTAGTTTTCTCCCAGAAAATCAAATAAGGTGGTGGATATGCCATAGACTCTCCTCTCCTATGTCGTAGGATCGCTTTCAAATCGCTTTTTTAATCGTTCGTACTCTTTTTTCTCTTTCCGTATTTCTTCAGCGGCAAGTGTCTGCTTCTGTCTTTGACTTTCTTTTTGTTGTTTTTCTACTTCCAACTTAAATTTTTGTTCGTATTCTACTGTCCAATTATCATCCCACAAAACTGAAGCTGGAACATAGATATACTCGCAATCTTCCTCACAACCACTGCCATAACTTGGACGAATAAGTTTTAATGATATGCTGGTTTGGTTCAAATCATATTCGTCTAAAAACCATCTTTGGTCCATTCCTCTTATTGTGATAACTTTTTGCACAACAGAAGGCAGTTTTTCTAATAACATTTCAACTACTTCTTTGTAGGCTTCTTCTTGGTTCATATTATTCAATGCCTCCTGAACGTTTCAATAATTAGTTTCATCTCTATTTTTCCTTTTTTAAACTATCTTCACAAGTAACATAAAAATAGATTGGATGTCCTGCGCGTATAAATTCTCTCATCAGCTCACCACAAGCGCCTATGTTGACTAAAGGCCCTGCTAAAACATATCTATGATCATCTGGGATACCAATAGTTTGGGGGCGACTATAAACTACCAAGTAATACGAAGCTTCTTTTAAATCAGGTAGGCGTGAATACTGGTCTTTCCCAGCAGCATTACTCGGCGTAGGTAATCCTGCTAATAACACCACTGCTATAATTAATGTGATTATTATCTTACTTGTTGTCTTCATCATCTTTCCCCCATCATTTTATGCAAGATTGCTACAGAAGGCAGTTTTTCTAATAACATTTCAACTACTTCTTTGTAGGCTTCTTCTTGGTTCATATTATTCAATGCCTCCTGAACACTTCCAATGCACTTCAACTGCAACTGCATTATAAGGTCTTCCCTCTTTGGCTTTTGTTTGTTCCTCTGGATCATTGCCTGGACCAAGAACCACAAGGGTCGTAAAATCCCCTTCTTTGAATGACACTTTACAAGCCGGACATGGTTCCCCTACTGATGGATGATCAGCTGTTTTTGGACCAAATTTTCTCATTTTGTTTTCTCCTATTCTTCTCTGAAATTGACATGTAATGACTTACCATAGCTAAGACATTGCATGATCCTAAATTTTTTATTACCTGGCTGATCAATAAAAAACCAGACGTCTTTCTTCTTTGATTTCTTAGCTATGATCACCTTGAAACTTACTCGAATACCATCTTTATTGAATTTAAAAATTTCTGTAGCTCCACGTTCAATTAACTTTTCAGACATCTTACCCTCCAATTCTTTTTTGGGTGTTTTTATGTAAGCCAAAAACTTCTTTACATCCTCTGATACTTTTACCTTCTTAGTTTTATCCAACAAATCTTTTCTATGAGGCAATTCCTCTCGACATTCTTCATTAGGTACTTCATTAGATGCCTCGAAACATGGCACATTTGCGAAACACCTCAACTGAATAAGGTACCTCCTTCCTGCTAACATACTTCGATGTTAACTTCAAAAGCTCTTTGATATCCCGCCCAGTAATCTTTGGAAACTTTTTAACTAGTTCGTCAATCAACTTCGAGCTCAATTCGATTTTAAACTGAGTAGATAAAACTTTCCAAATCATTTTTGCATGCTCGGCATCAGGAATTTCATACTTCACTGTAGCTATGCATCGGGATTGAATGGCATCGTCCACGTCATTCGCTCTGTTAGTGGTCATAAACATAAGCCCAGAAAAGTATTCCAACGTCCTTAAAAACGAAGCCACCACTGCATTATGTTCAATATCATTTCCACGAACACGAATGTAAACATCTGCCTCATCCAGAAGAAGAACAGCTCCCCATCTTTCGGCACGTTTAAGAATGATTTCCAGATTTTCTTCCACCGCCTTTGCTCCAGTACCGAGCTGTCCAGAATGAATTCGATACAAAGGTCGGCCGATAACTTCTGAATAAACTTCTGCCGTTAGCGTTTTTCCAAGACCAGGTTCCCCAACACAAAGAATACTCGTACCACCTGATTTTCCTTTTACAATATCGTCCAGTAAGACTTCCATATCCATAGTTAGAACCTCAATCAGATCCCGGTGGTCATCAGGAAGAACTAACTTCTCTCTCAAGGACTTATCGTATTTGTAAGGTTTCATTCTGCTAACATGAACCCAAATATGCTCATGCAAAGATAAGTGAAAAGAATAAATATAACAGTGATACGGATAGAGATCAAATCCTTCTTCCACTCCACATTCAGTCCAGAAATTATTGTCTACTACTTCCTTGAAAGTTCGTTCAATAATTTCTTCATCGTTTATAACTTTTATTGGTTCGTTCCCGGGAAATTCAACTATCTTTCTATCCCAGTAAATCGAAGCATCGATTGTTCCTTTTCCTTCTGCAAAAAACTGTTTTCCAAACATAGGACGATATTTTTTGAACAGTTCAAAATGCTCCATATAATTCTTTTTTAGCTCCGGAGTTTCTTTAAAAAAATTTTTTTCGGAAAGAAGTTCTGGAATGGTTTTACGGACAATATCATCCGCACGAAAAACCAAGATTGCAGATCTGTAATCCTTTTTCCCACCATCCCTATTCTCAGCCATATTAGCAGACAAGGACATGGAAACGAATGGAGACTCCTGTAAGCGGGCAGTACCAGCATGATATTCTATTTCCCGGACAAGATACGGAAGCAGAATATCATCCTCATTCATTTGGTATAACCATCCATCAATAGCATCCTGTTTGATGTATTCGATCAAGCCAGGTTCCAGTGCCTTTAAACTTCCAATTTTACTTTTTACTGGATCTTTAATTACGTTCAAGAGCGTAGTCAAGAGCATCATTAGACTTCGATTATTATCAGCTTTTGCTACCTCATACAGAATGGGAAGAGCCTCTTTCTCCAGTCGAGAATGTTCCAGTTCCACTTTATCATCGACTATCCAGCTATCCCCACGATATTCCAGATACTCTACAGCCTTAGTCAACTTATTTTTCTGGAAAGCCTCTTTGACTTTCTTCATCAGATTTTTATTCAGCTCGATAATCATTTTAACCTACCTTCTTTTTTCGTTTTTGTAATTGTTCCTGCTGTTCAGCAGTTTCCCAACCAAGTTCTTTTAAAACTTCATTGGCTTTTCGAAAAGTTTTCCAAAGACCTTCCTTAACCAGCTCTTGTTGCACTTCCTGCAAAGTCTTTGAAATCTTAACACAGACTTGCCTCTTACGAATAATTTCTGTTTGAATTTGAAAATTAATAAGTTTCTTTGAATCTGCCATTTTTGCTCCTCATACGCTTCTTTCATTTAGTTTTCTAAGATCTAGTAACACACTTCCTTGATTTAGTTTTCTACGAAAGAATAACACACTTGTCCATCTTAGTTTTCTTTCTAGCTCTAATACGCTCTTTTTCCCTAGTTTTCAAGTGCCAGTCAACACGCTAACGACATCTAGTTTTCTTAGGACATTTAACACACTTTTCCTACTTAGTTTTCTTTCTGACTTTAATACGCTCTTTTTCCCTAGATTTCTTGGGACAGTCAACACACTCTACGTTCGTAGTTTTCTGTGACGAGTATAATACACTTGATTATTGTAGTTTTCTTTAAGGACTTAATACATTCTTATGCTGTCCTACCAAGATCGTCCTCATGATTATTGAACTTATCCAAAAACGTATCAAATATTTCCTTTGAAATTTCCGGATCCTTGTCAACCTCCCTCAAATGCCTTTTCCCTTTTTGGAAGTCACTTGGCTTTACATCTTCTGGATGAGCTTCATAGCCCAGTTTTGCTTCATGGTAGGGTTTGCTCAACGGAAGACCTTCCAACGTTCTCCAAGCCACATACAAATCCTGCAAGAACATGTTCAACATCTTTCTGTTAGCCATTGACTGTTTGTGCTTCTTCGACTCATCCTTGTAAACGGGATGGTTGTCCAAACGATTTCTATAATCATAATAGACCTTAGAATACCGTTCATTACCACATTTGATAAACAACCCGGCCAGAACTCCAGTTAATTTCGTTTTCAAAAATGGATTGTAGGTAATAGATTTTTTCGTTTTCTCATCCCCATTTTTATCTATATAATCGACATCAATTAAATGAGCTTCTTTTTTTGATCTTCCTTTTCCATCTGGTCCAACATCGATCCCGGCCAGCTTTCGAAGAGAAGAAGGATATTCAGCTTTTTCGATATCGATCTCGCTGATAATCACTCCTGACATAGCAGGACCAACTCCAGTTACATTGATTAGAAAGTTGGAATAAATAGGAAATTCCAGCAACAGCATTTTTAACCTTCTGAACCCTTGCTCTTCTTTCCTTTGCACTTCAATGAATTGATCTATAAGAACCAATTCAGCGTAAGAAGAAATTATGGCATCCCCCGTAAACTTTTTGAGAGTCGGCAGTTTTCCAATTCCTTGGGTAATCTTTGAGTAGGAAGACTTTATTTGTTTCAGAAAGTTTCTTGCCTTTTCCTCCAGTTCCTCTTCTTTCATTCCAGGTTTTAGGCCGAGTTTAGATTTGTAATTGCTAATAACCCTTGATCCTGTTCTCATTCTATGATCTTGTAGATCATACAATCCTCTTACATAAGCTCTCAACTCATTTTTGTTTACAGACATGTTATCTTCCTTTCCTGGTTAGTACGTACGCTATGTACATGTAGTTTTCTTGTGATCCTTAACACGCATTTCCCGTTTAGTTTTCTTTCAAATAGTAACACACTTCATGCTTCAAGTTTTCTCTTTACGTGTAATACGCTATCGCCATGGAATTTTCTTTTTTGACGTAGCACGCTTCTATTATTTAGTTTCCTTTCGGCAGACAACACGCACTCTACCAATAGTTTTCTCTTGCATACAACACACTTCTCCGTGACAGTTTTCTGTCAAGTTGTAATACGCTGATGTCATTTGTTTAGCACGCTTCTTGGCTTCAGTTTTCTTGCGATACAAAACATTGCGGACAGAAAACTTCTTCTCCGTAAGATCTTTCGCTTGCTTGATCCACCTCCTTTCTGCATTCTTGGCATTGTTTATAGTTACGAACAACGTTAGATCTATCAAAGAAATCCTCTACAAAATTTGGTTCCATTTATACCCTACTTTCCATATTTAGAAATACATGTCTTAGGCCGTTTTGGTTTGAGCTTCCAGTCTTCTATCTTCAATAGTCCAAGTAAACATCTGGTAATAGGATTCTCATTGTAATCATCTTTCACTGGAACATAAATCTGTTCTGTATCAAAAGACAGCAAAGGACATCCACTACACTTTGCTGTATCTTTAAGATCAATTTTAATTAGCATGCTACTCCTTTGGTATCGGACCACCTGTAAATAGATTGATAAAAAATTCCAGCGCCATCGGGTAGGGGTCTGAACTCACATCTGTTCGTAAACTAACAGCATTGTTGTAGAGTCTACGATTTCGTTGCTCGTTTGGCGTAAACTCAAACTTTCTTTCTCTTTGAATCTCTGCTTTGACCTTTGTATAGTACTGTCCATTCTTGCTGGACTTCTCCAGAATTTTGTAATTCTTAACCGTTACTCCCTTGATAAAAGCAACAGGATCCTCATCTGTTGTTGAGGTCTGATCATAAGTTAAACGTCCATTGACTGAAGCTTCTGCCGTATCGACCTTCATCCCAAAAGCTTCTATTGATGCTTCAAGTAAAGCAGATTTCAGAGAATCCTCTTCAGACGTCCCATATCCATCAGCCACCACTGTTTTCGTTTTATCCTCGACCAGATACTGTTCATTAACGGCACATCCACTGCTTGTAATGAGAATAATCAAAAATGTAAGAACCCAAAGGCTTTTCATTTAGAATCTCCTCTCAACCACCTAAAACTTAGAAAATAGTTAAACAAATAATTTACATCCTGCGTGGTGTCAGGACGAACAGTGGCATTCACCGTATTGGTATCTTCGCCAGTTAATCGGTCAGAAACCCGGTTCCAATGCTTTCGGTATTCCTGCTCTTCTGGAGACAATTTTGCAAGATGCTTACTATAAACAACTGCTTTTATCGTGGTATAGAATTTTCCGTTCTTTTGACTACGATCTAGAATTTCAAATTTTCTCAAATAAATTTTATAGTCTTGGTAGGTGACCTGAACAACGCTTGAAGTTAACTCTCTAAAGTTCATGACCTGATCAGATTGTACTTCAATTCCCAGCGCCTTATGGATCGCCTTTTTGTAAGAATCTATTTGACTATCTTCTGTCGAAGTATCTACCCCAGTTACCTGAACTGTATTGGTGGATTCGGTAACGTTGTATTGAGGATTCGCAGCACAACCAATCGATAGCAGACAGAAAATGGTTAAGAGAGTTTTCATTAAATACTCCTCAACATAATTAGCAAGCTAATGAGCCCCACAATAATATAAAAAATGGCACTCACTGGAGCAGAAGAATGTCCTTTATCGCATTTACAACATTTATTATTTCCACATTTATAACATTTATCCATTTCGTTTGTCCTCCTATTCTACTTAGTTATATTATACTATAACTAGAATCAAAAATCAAGAGAATTCCAGTTACTTCTTTTTCGCTTCTTCCCGATCAACGTAAATCCCATTCGGTGGCATAGACAGAGAGATATTTACCCCACACCCACTCTGACAGGTAAAAATGTCTGAAAGAATTTGACTGTTTCCACCACCACCGGTAACTTTCATTTCTGCTCCACAGTTCGGGCAACTAACTCGAATCAGTTTCTTTACCAGGGTAGCTTGAAGATTGAAATTGCTTGTAAAGGAAACTGCCATGTCAAGGAGCCTATCGACTGCTCGTTCTCGGTAATCTTTTTCTTCAGGATTCGTTCGTTTGTTGAATTCATCCAAAGAAACCAGCTCTCCAACATCGATATACATTTCATCCAAAGTTCTTTTTGAAACGATTTTCTGCTCGATCATATCTTTCAATTTAGTCAGTTTCATTTTAATTCTCCTATTTTTGTTTACCTATTTACTCAGTTAAGCTTTCTTAACTAACCTACTTGAAACAGTCCAAATATCTTGTTGAGAAGGAGCAAGATCCAAACCATTAATGTAGGTAGTTTTAACTTTCAAGGTGGTAGGATTAACCTTTACAACGATGCCTTCATACGGGATACCCTTACCAACAAATTTGACCTTGTCTCCGACATTAAACTGACCAGAAGCATTGAGATTTCTTTTTCTAACTTGCAAATTAATTTTATCAGCAATGATTTCGTAAAGATCTTTTAACTGTTCCAAGTTTAAATCACTTATTTCTTTTAACAGTTCAGGTCTTAAAGTTTCCATTTTTGCATCCTCCCATTTAATTTATAGTTATATTATAATATAACTGGAATCAAAAATCAAGGATTATTTTGTATTCTAACCCACCAAACCATTCTTCTGAATTAACTGCTGTGGACGCTTTCTATCGTTAAATAAGAATGAACTTTTTTCTTTGTAACCTTAAATTTTACGTTCGCATTCATTAGCTTCAAAAACTCGCTGACATGAATTCGATAATCATTACCTTTATCGTCCATAACAAAAAGGTGGCCTTTTGGATACCTAGAAGACGAAGGACTGATTTCTGTAATCTGCTGTCCGTTGATGGTTTTCATACTTTCTCCTTATCGTAACTTCTTTGCATGCTTTTTAATTGACTCAGTTATTTTCATGGTATCAGATAAACTTCCAAGATGATCTGGATGACTCCAAATAGTTACCTGAATAAAAGCCTCTGCACAATAAGCCTGAACAATTTCCATGAACCTTTTCATTGACGTATTCTTATCCACTTGATCCATCATGTGCCGCCCGCAGGTAGACGTTAACCAGGTGGAAATGCCTTCGTTACCAAGATCTTGAACATTTCGAAGATATTCCTCAATCTTCTGATCTCTTTTATCCGTACGGCTTCCACTTCCAATATAACCAAAACAAAATTCTGCTCGTTTGGTATAATTTTGAAAAATGGTGCTATTCTCTACTTCATCAGAAAAACCACCTTGGAATTTATTTTTGACTACGGTTTCTTTAACACTCATTTTAATTTCCTCCCATTTAATTTATAGTTATATTATAATATAACTGGAATCAAAAATCAAGGATTATTTATTCCCAGCCTCCACAGACTTTATCTCTTATTAAACGATGGTGAGGTTTCCCATAGGCTTGTTCCAGGTGGCAGGAAAAGCATCCACTTTCAATACGATAAAAAAGTTTTCCATGACTGAAACAGTATTCAACAAAATTGAATTCCTCATTATTTAAAAACGAAGGCTTTCTAATTACTGGCCAAACATAAGTTACATCGTACCATTCCATTAGCTCAACATCTGTTTCGTTTTCTCGATTCCATGTCCAATTTGGAGTTATCGAATCAGAAGGAAAGCTGTGGGGGTTGCACAAATACTTTTCCCCATCAGACCCAAGTGCAACATAACCTTCATGCTTCTCCTCACCAGTCCACATATCAGGCACATTTTTTACCACTTCGATTATCTCGATTGCAACGAACTGATCTATTTCATTGGGATGCTTGTCCGGGAATGCAATCCTATGTAAAAGCAGTTTTGTTCCTTTCTTCATTTGTTTATTTCTCCTTCACAGCAAATATGCATCATATCATTAAATTTATCCGGTCCCATCACACCACAGAATACGCATGGTTTTGGATCAAGATTACCGACCAGGAATACGGAATCCCTTCTTTTAATTTACGGACCTTACCATTGTTATCGATAACAGTTTTACGGTTTATTAACTCCATTTCTAACTTCCTTTCGGTTTCTGATATAAGTATCGCCTTCTTCTCTGTCTTTAACTGCCATAACCCCTCCTTACAAGTAGTTTGAAAGTTCCTCGATAGCGGATTGAAGACTTTCCTCTGCAGCTCCACATGACGAAATAATATCGTTGACTTCCTGATGTAATTCCTCCAACCTGTCTCTTTCCTGTGCAATAATTCGTTTACTTTCCTCGATCATTTCCTTAACTCTGATAGCTTCTTTAACCTGCCTTGGACTCAGTTTATTTTTCGTGATGGCCATAACATCTCCTCTTATTATTTGTGTTCCTTAATTCCATATTTTTCTAAAGCTACTCGACAAACTTCGTAGGCTTTTTCAAATCTTTCAGTTGCTTCAAAACTAGGATAAGAATCATAGTCTGGATTTTTTTCATAAGTAGTTTTAAAAATCTCATCAATCATATTACTCAATTCGATAGCAAAACTTTCTCCAGTTTTCATTCTGTCATTTTCCATTACTACTGTCCATAGTAATTTTTTGAAAACGTTACATAAATTGTATTTAATACCTGATTCTCTTTTTTCTAACTCTTCTTCTACTTTTTTTACTGCTTCTTTTAAACCATTTTTTAAGGATTCCATTTTTATCCTCTCTTAGTATTTGTGGGTATCAGTACCATCTTTTCCCCAGTAGTACCTTAACCCCATTTTTTCTGATTGAATGTTTCTAAAGTTTCGCCTTGACAGATCGGACACTGTTGAAGATCTGGATTTGTCTCATGCGCATTGTCACTATGTAAATTCTCATAACCACCAAAATCGTAACAACGCTTACAAACTGAACCGAATGGCTCATCCCCGACCTTACGAGTTAGCTTGCCACAGCATCCACATTTGTAAGTAGTTTGTCCTTGCCTGAAAGTTTTTATTTCCATTTTGATTTCTCCCATTTAATTTATAATTATATTATAATATAACTAGAATCAAAAATCAAGGATTATTTTAGTCTTCTTTCTTTTGTGCCTCATCTTTCATTTTCTTTAAAAGTTTGTTATTTTCCTGCCACTGCTTTAGGGTTTTCCCCGTAAACAGTTCTATTACAAAACGTTTTTGTTCTTCTCTGTAAGAAAGCATTATATGGCACTCACATTGTTAAGCAGTGAGTAAAACTCCTCAAAGTTGATAACCCCTGTTTTAACCCACTGATAGATCATTTTATATCCCTCTTGTCTATTGACGTGTTGAATCTTTGCTAATCTGACCTCTGGATAACTACTCATTTTGGCATCCTCCAATTAATTATTTAACTATATTATAATATAACTAGAATCAAAAATCAAGGACTAATTAATAGCTTATGATCTAGAAGTGAGAAACTTGTAACAATTGGCACAGAAGCGTTCTTTAACATCCATTGGATTGTGACTGGTCATATCGCAGGTTATACAGGTTATAGCGGTGGGTTCGTACTTCCCCATTCGGGAATTGTAAGAATACTCGTAGTAATACTCATCTCCGAGCATTGGGAAAAGGATCATTAACTCTTCTTACATTTAGGGCAATCATGAATAGCTACTTCAAAAACGTGAAATACTAATGAATCATTGTACATCAAAAGAGATCCCAGATATTGATATACAACATTTTCATAAGGAATTACTTTTTCTAAATCAAATGGATGGCCTGTTCCAAAAATCCTAAAATGCCTATCCTCTTGTTCTGCTTCTGAGTCTACTATTGCCCAGAAACAAGGATTTTCTATCTTTTGAATTCCTGTTAGCAAAATCGATGCCCCTTTTGGCATTTTTACTACAACGTGGTCATCGATTTTAAATGGGTATTTGTAAATTGTTTTCATCTTAGGTTTCCTTTGCATCCCCATAAACTTTCTCATTCCCAGAGATCCGTGCATTTCCATAAACTAGGACATTCCCATAAACCTGTGCGTAGTCAAAGACCTGCGCATTTCCAAAGACTTTCGCATTTTGACCGACCCACGCGTCGCCGAATACTTTTGCATTTCCAGAGACCTGTGCGTCGTCATAAACTTGCGCATACTCATAAACTTGTGCGTCGCCAGAGACCCACGCGTCTCCATAGACTTTTGCATTTCCAGAGACCTGTGCCCTTCCAAAGACCCGTACATTTCCATAAACTTGTGCGTTGCCAGAGACCAGTGCGTCGTCAGAGACACGTGCCTTTCCATAAACTTGTGCATTACCACAAACTAGGGCATTTCCAAAGACTTGTGCGTCGTCATAGACTTGGGCATACTCATAAATTCGGGCGTCGCCGTCGATCCGGGCATTCCCATAGACCTGAGCATCCCCAGAGACCCAACAGATGCCCATTTGGCTCAAGTTCTTCGCACTCTCGATATAACCACCGAAGTCTCCTGCCATTACATTCGAAAAATTTCTGAGGGCTTGTATTCTATACAGAGTTGTGCCGGATTTTGTTTGTACTGTCTCATCTGTCAATTTATATTTTTTTAAATCGCTCATCTCACATCTCCTCATTATCAAGTACAATTCGAATTCGTACTGTATTCTTATTCACTACTTTCATACAGGTCTTTATCATTTGCTATCCTTCAATTAATTAACCATATTATAATATAACTGGAATCAAAAATCAAGGATTATTTTCTAGTCTTCTTATTATCCTTTAAAGTACTTCCGTTTAGGTTCTCGTAATTCCTTCGGTATCCGGGCAATAATAGCTTTGAAGATACTGGCTTCTTCTCTTTTCTTCTGGTTGACTACAAAAACTAACCCATTAGAACTCAAATCGAAATACGTTCCATCTTCGTTGTAGGAAAGCAGTCCAGTCTTTCTTAAACTATTCATAGTATCGAATCGAATGAATTCCTGTGGCTCCTGTCTAAACTTAAACAAAGTTCCAGTACTACTAGGTATTGCAACAATTCCATCGATAGAATCATTGTATAAACGTTTTAAGATTGCTATTTGTAGTTTACTGAGCTTTAACTTGTTTTGCATAACGTCGTTTGAAATCATCCTCCAATTGTTTCAATTCCTGATTCAATTCATCTCGTTTCTGAACTAGATACATAAAATCTTTTCCCTTGGTAGTAATAGAACATGCCCCATTGGCATTAACAATTAACATTTGTCTATCACAAAGATTCTTCAAAGGAGTTAAAGTAACTTTGTCTTGCGGAGCGTTTAAAAATCTGTAATAGGATCTAAGTCCGTAACCAGTACGTTCCCTAACTACAATTATATGATTATCAAAATCATTGTACAATCTTCTAAGTATATCTAACTGTACTTTTGATAACTTGACTTTGTAGGGCATAGTCTACTTCATCCCAAAGAGCCATTTTTCAATTTTAAAGGGGCATTATCAATAGCATTAAACATTAGTCTTTTCTCATTGATTGGACAACGTAAGGCAATGTTGCTTTAGGATCTATCCATTCAATTTGTCTAATAGCTGAAGACGAAATGTAATCGTACTCTCTATCGCAGGGAATCCAGATAACGCTGATACTAGGAAATTGATCCTGCAAGAATCTATGCTGGAGAAGTTCATAAGAAAAATCATCACCATTTCGGAGACCACGAATTAGTGTAATACGGGAATGCTCGCATTTACTTCGTAAATAGTCTGCAAGAAAACCAGTAAATTCTTCCACCTGATGGTAGGGAAGAAGATCTTTAATCATTTTCTGCCTCCATTGAGAATCCCCTACTTTGACGATATCTTTAACACGATTAAGCCCCAAAGCAATAATTACTTTATCAAAAACTTTTTCCGCCTTTTGAAGAATGTTTAAATGCCCCTTATGAAAAGGATTGAATGACCCTGCGTAAACTCCGATATGAGGAACCCGATGCTCGATATATTCTATATATTGTTCAAAAATTTGTGCTTGTAAATCAGACATGATAATGTGGTATCGTCCTAATTTCTTACCGGTATGATCGTCAACAAACTTTCTCAAGAACTTTACTCGTCCTTCCTTGTACAACGAGTAATCACAAAATTGGTACTCTTTAAATAAAAGGATCTCGTTAGCTAAAATAGATTTCAAACTGCCATGAATAAGATCAAAAAGGTCCAACTCACAAAAAGCTCTGGAAAAAGGATTTCGAGGTTGATGATATTTTGTATCTTCGATAGCTTCTACAATGATATTATAAGCTGGGTGGATTGTATTCGTACAAACTCGTTTAAAATATTGAACTGATAACTCTTCATTCTGCTTACTCATGGGATCATAAAACACATCGTGGAAGACTGCAATTACTCGCAGTATATCCAAATAGTAAGCTACGTCGTTAATCACTCCTTCCAAATCTTCTATCTGCTCTGATTTGATATTATCAATCATGTCCAAGAGCTTACGAAGATGGTTATCGAACGAATGATAGAATCGATGAGGTTCTTCCCATTTTTGCACAATTTCATTTATTTTTTGTTCGGCGTTGTCCTGCAGAAGTTCGATAAGTAGAGAATTATTTAACAGAGGGTATACAGATGACATTTTAACCTTTCAATTTAGCTAGTAACTAGTAAGTTGCAGAAATACAAATATACAAATGTGGCTCATGAGTAAGATCCACAGAACTTAAATGACTTAAGTAAAATCTCTCACCACCACGTTGTTCAAACACCTGATTAGTAATACTTCCACCAGTCAGAGCTACTATGTCCAGCACCAGCATAGATGCCCTATTAGAAAAGAAGATTCTACCTTCAAAGAAAAATCTAAATCCTCCAGCTGGAACAGGATGTTCCAGCTCTAGATGTGCAACAACTCCTTTACTATCTTCAACATCAAAGGATTGTCTGCATAGTGCGCAGAATTGTTCCATTTGTTAGGGTTCCGTCCAGACTTCAATTATCTGTTTGATATCGTCGTTTGTAAGCAGAATATTTTTAGGAGCTGAAAGAATTACACTGTTTTCCTCTACCACAGCATTGGTTGTCAGATCTTTTGTAACTTCGATAAACATATTACGATGATTGATGGCGTTATCATACCGCAGGAGAAGACCTTCTTTTTCAGTATCGATAGCATCTGGAATAAGATTGTGCTTTCTGAAAATTATTATTGCGATGGCTTTTGTGGTAGCTCTGCATTCTTTGGAAGGTGGGTCGATATTTTGAGCTTTTGATGCTCTAGATATGGTTATGCCGTCAATCCACTTCTCAATCCGTTCTGCTTTATTATGGTCACTTTCTGTTTTTGAAATCAGCAGCCTTGTGGTATATTCAAGATAGTTGGCTATTCCAAGAACTTGAACCGCCGACAATTCATACTTCCAAAAAACAAGGTGCATTTCATTCCAGGCGTTCGTTTCTGCTTCATCTCTAAATGGTATCAGCATTGTTCTCCTTTGTAAGTTTTATCACTAAAAAATCTTATGGTTGGACTGGTTGGACTCGAACCAACGACCTGTCTCTTATAGGGAAACTGCTCTAGCCAGCTGAGCTACAGTCCATTCAAGCAAGCAAGGAAGGCGTGGGATTCGAACCCACGGAAGATTTTACCTTCTCTAGTTCTCAAAACTAGCGCTTTAAACCGGACTCAGCCAGCCTTCCAACTATTCAGAATTTTTACAAACAATTATGAATTGTGATTCGTTCGAATCATAGCTAAGATGAATTACTTCGTAACCCTTTTTTTCTGCTTCATTCAACTGTTTTTCCAATATCGTGTAATCGCAAAAAATAACTCTATACATTACTATTATTCCTCTATCTTCGCATTGGCGCGAACCTCTGCAAATGAATACGTCTTTACAATTTCTCCATTCAAAAATACAGTTTCTAGCATATCCTTTGAATGAGTATGATACGGAGTAGATTCTTGGGTGGTATACCAAACAATTTTCCCACCCATCGATCCCTTGCAAAGTTTAAGTCTACCTGCTTTTGATTTCTTCCAAGGAGTATCCGCTGGTTCTTTAAATACATCCTGCTCTATCCCATTGATAGTGACGCTCGAGCATTTAAAGGCAAACTTTTGCGTATCCCGGTTCAACTTCTGCAGTAAAGCCCCTCCCATTCCGAAGGCGATATTATCAGCACTCCATCCATCCCGTTTCATTACGGACAGAATCTCATGCATGGAATCGTAATCAACTCCATCTCCTTGAATAACTCTTACTTTTGGGTTAAGAACTTTGTAACCTTTCTTGTTCAATTCATATCCAAAGGCACTTCCAAGAGTTTTTAAAACTCGTGGAATAACTTCAGTTGCTTCCCCAGAATCAGGTCTGATGATGAGTACTCCATCCCGGGCAAGAACCTTGTCTCTTAATTCCGTTCCCCAAAGAACAGCGCAGGCTCGATAGATATCGTAAGAGTCCGATACCACAGCAACCAATCCTTTTGGAAATTGAGTAATCATGTTATCGAAGGCCTTGACCTCATTATGACGCCCCCAACTTGTAATCGTAGAATGCTCTGCCGCAGGAATACTAAATCCAGCCATTGGCTCATTGTAATAATCATTTGCTACCACAAGTGCTTGAACTGTATCCGTGCCCATAAAGTTTACAAGATGAGCTGCTCCACCGATACCAGCACTTTCTACCGAACTAACTCCTCTGAATCCAAAATCATGAAGTTTAAAATTAACTAAAGCAGGATCTCCTGTTTCTTCCAGATACCCCGTTAGAACTTCTTTCATTTCTCTTGAAAGGGTAGCCACAGTTGTAGGATACCAAACTTGAACAAGTAAAGTCTCCAGATAGTTGGTCAACCAAAAGCATTTTGGATCCGTATTTTCGATCGTCATCAAAACGTTTGACGTTGGAACTGACATTCCTTCTGGGACGGCCTGGATTTTGACTGGTAACTTACCCTTGTGCTCCCTCAAAATATATTGCCAGCCCTCTTCGTTGAAGATGCCAGGTCCAATATGTGCTTCAACATAGACTCTAGCTTGCGCAATATCTGTTTCTGAAAAAGAGCATCCTTCAAGATATTCCTTCAAAAAGTATTGCAGCCCAAAGAATATGGTTCGTTCAAAATCTCCACCTCTTGATTCAAAGTAAGAAAATACTTTTTCCGTTCCCGGAGGATATTGTTTCCAGTGAGAAAACTTGTAACTATCCGTCAAAAGCAAAAGATTTTTACGCATACGTTTCTTCCTTTCCTTTGTTAAGCTTCTTCTTCTAATCGATCTTCTAGAAAAATCTTTAAATTTTTAACTACCTCGTCTAAAAATAATCTTCCTTTTTCTGATGTTAAACTTTTTACAATTTCAAGATCTAAACTTTGTCCTTGAGTTTTAATTATATTGTAGATATCTTGCTTGTCTGGAAAATCTCTCAAGGCTTCAAGTTTTAGCAGAAGAACACCTTCTGGAGAAGGAATAAAAAGTCCAGAAGATTTTTCTACTTTAGTACTAAAAACATAATCCGAAATTTTAGAAGGAATACTTAAAAATTCAGGAGTTAAAACTTCTACTTCAATTCCAGAACAAATAAATGCATGTTTTCTAATCCATTTAACTTCTCCTAAAGAAAGCCTTTTGAATTCTTCCAATTTTTGTTCATTTTCTAAAAAAATATCAATATCTTCCGTAAGTCTAGGAGGAGAATAATGTGATGTTGCCAGACCACCTATCAAAACAAAATCGAAATTTTTAGATTTTAAATAATCTAGTGAATCTGAAAAACTTGATTTCTCAGCTCTTACAAAATTACCAACAGCCATTAATTTTTTTAAATAATCTTTTACTGAAATACTAAATTGCTCCATACTCCTCCAAAAGTTCTACTGGAAAGTATTCCTTAAAACAAAAAGTGCTGGCGAGAACAATCGACTTCAGGAAAGGCTCCTTAACGGGAAGTACCTGAATTCTACACTGCGCCAGCACCTAAAGGCTCGGAACAACCTGGATACTTATCCACTGATTGTCTGTCCTGCCTTGCCTTGCCTAGCGGGGGAACAATCGATAAGGGATTCTATCTGCTGCGTTAACCACTTCGCCACCTGGCCTTTCGGCTCGGAGAGGAATCGAACCTCTGAGTCTCTTACGAGACGGCAGTTCTCGTATGAAGTAACCCTTGTCTACACCGCCCGCTATATTTGAAAGTTCTTGTCTTGAGGGAACAATCGACTTCAGGAAAAGCTCATTAACGGGAAGTACCTGAATTCTACACCGCTCAAGAATCAATTTATTGCTAGAGAGAACATTCGTTACAGGTTTACCAAATCCTATTGCCTTCGCACTAGGGTCGATTGGATTTGAACCAACTTTATCGAAGTAACCCATATCTACGCTGCTCGAGCTATTTTCTATTGTAAGCTAATTTCCATTTTTCAGCTTCGATAAGATAGGTCATGATTGATTCAGAAAAACCATCAAAGTGAGTCCACCTATCATACCCAATTCCGAATTGATTAGAAGCAACGTTAATCAGATATCCAGTGCCAAGAGGCAGCGCCCGAGAAGGACTATCTTCTTCCCCTTGAGAACAATCCTGCTCATCCGTGATAATGATTGTTCTATCTGCTGTCTTTTCTTGAGTACGAACATAGTCCATAACCTGTTTAAGAAAGATACCACCTCCACCAAGAGGATGAGACAGGGAATGAATTGCATCCACTAAAGCCATTCCATGACGGCTTGGAACTAAAACAGTCTTATGAATTCTCATTCCATCATTACCTGCTGTTGCATAGATAGAAGAGGTTTCACAAAGTTCTCTGCAAATAGCCGCTAAAGCACAAGCCGCTAAGGCTCTGGTCATATCAGATTTTGCACTCACCCTAGAACCATACATACTTCCAGAGACATCGATAATTACTACCGTTTTTCCTTTCAATTTCGGCATCTGGGTGGTACGTCTTAAGAATCCGATGTCTATTACGGATTCCCACTGAGGAACCATCCTTGCCGCTGAAATAAACCTAAATGGTAATACTTTGGACAGATCCACATTCGCTATGTATTCGGCTACAACTGATTCGGAAACTCCAGATTCATGCATGCCACGAAGATTCTTAAGAAACGCAAGTGCCCCAAGTTTCTTTTCTTGTATCAAACGAAGAAAAGTTTCTTTCTTATTTGCACCAGCACTAAGTGCCACTTCCCAAGTATCAGGAGTTTTTAATTCCTTGTCAGCTAATCTTTTGAACAGATCTGCCTGAGCCTCAGTTTTTGGATTGGCATGAACAAGAAACAGTGCATCTCGTAACTTGATTCCTCCATCTTGGTTGTACTTCGCTAAGGAGTATTCATTGAACTTGTAGAATGCCGCTCGTAAACCTTTTTTACTTTGTTTAGAAAGTTTACTTTTCAGAACCCTTCTATCGCTTCCTCCGAAGTAAATTGCCAGATACTCAGTAATTTCATCAGGACGTTGAATAATCTTTTCCAAGGTCATGGCTACATACTTCTTGTGTATAGCATACTTGGTCATTTCCACTGCAAGCAGTAAAGGAACATGACGGAGATTCATTACTGTTCTTGCCTCAATTGCAAGCTCAGAAACAAACTGAGGATCACACTGTGGAACTAAGGATTTGATTCTTTTAGTAATGGTTTCTCCATCTTCGTAAAATTCATTTTCCCATAAAAGGCAGGCACAAACAGATCGCTTTAACATCAGTTCTGGTGATACCCATTTTGCATTTCCTCCACCGTGGGTGAGTACGTCTGATTTTGCTTTGGTATTAAGTTTCAAACTCTTCCTTCCTTACTTTTTGTCTTCCTTTTGATATTAAAATCTCTACAAAACTGAACTATATCCAAAAATAATTGTTTGTGGTTGTCCGCCACAAATCCTAAATTTGAAGGATCTAACTTAAACCATTCTGTTTCTATGAACTCAGATTTTGGTGCCCCAGATCCAAAAACATAATCAGCTAGAAACAAAGTTGTTATAATTCTTTCTTCTCCAGTGTAACGTGGATCAGCTATTCGATAGCTCCCGACACATCGAAGAAATAAATCAATTTCCACATCCACTTCTTCCGATAATTCTCTTCTAGCTGTTTCTTGGTAGTTCTCATCTGTAGGGTCCGCAAACCCACCGGGAAAACTAAAGCCATTATGATTTGGCTTTAGTCCCATTAAGACCTCTAAGCCAATGTCTCCCTGTCGAACCACTGCGATATCAACTGTAGGAAATACTTTTGGAAATTGATTTTGAGACTGATAGATTTGACCTGCTCTAAAATCTCTACTATCAATAAGAACTTGACTACATTCTTTTCTCATTTTCTTTCCCTCTGAATCGCTTTCAAATCCTAACTCGTAGGTATCAAATCCACCTGAGTAATGCCTAATAAAAGAATCTCTTCCGCCGTAGAGCGAAACTGTGCCAAGAGGAATAACGCTTCTGACGATACGATCTAGTTGTTTACTCCAGACCTCATCATTTCCCGGCACATCAGTTAGTGGATGAAGAATTATTCTTGTTTCAAATTTCGTTAAATACTCTTTAAACAGCCCAACTCTTGAAGGAAAATCAAGTGGATTACTTTTTGTGCCGAGAGTTGATGTTACTCCAATTAGAATAATAACTCGTTTGTGTTTTGCAATCACACGATCAATCAAATACTTATGTGCATCGTGAAGCTCAGGTACCTGAAATCTTCCGATAATTACGCCAACATCATAAGTTTTTTCTTTGAAATTTGTCATGTTCCTTTACCGTGGAAGAACCTTAAAATCATGTTTGCCATCTGATTGTAACGTTAAAATAAAACCAGATTGATGAGACCAGAGATCAAACTTTACTATAGCTTTTGAAATCATTTTTGACAGTTTCAAATTATCCTTGAACTTGATATTTTCAGTAGCAATAATTCCATACTCAATAGCAGTAGCATCCTCTACAAAATCTGCTGAATTATTTGTAATCAAAATTCGATGAGAAAGAAGTTGATGTTTTATAGCATCATCTGTTAAAAACCTTTCTGGAATAATTACTTTGATGTGCTCGTCCCTCAAAGAATCTTTTAATACAATCAAATTCTCATCAAGAACAACAACCCCTCTTGACATGCCTGTTAAAAATCCAGATAAATTAATTTTATCAATTACTTTCATTTTCTAATTCCAAGTAAAAATCATATTATAATATAACCAGTTTACCAAAATCAAGAAAAATCTTTTATTTTAATAAAATTCTTCAAAATCCAGTTTTAATCTTTTCATTTGCTCTTGTATCAAAGCTGATGCCAAACCCATGTAAAGCTCCTGAGACTTGGCTGATAACTTTTCCCACGAAATTTTTCTAACCACTTTGTCTCCGACAACTTCGTATTCGGGTAAACCACAAAAACTTTCATACAGAATCTTTCCCGCTTCGTAGAGAGAAAGATTAACGGCTTGCTTTACTTTGGAGATAAGAATTTTATTATCGGACATTATTTTCTGAATGCCTTTACGATTGCTTTAATCCCCTCCCGTGCCGCCAGCACCGGAGCCAGAATCACTACCGCCGCCACTTGAAGAGTCACTCCAACTATCAGAAGAACCGCCACCACCACTATCGCCACCACCCCCAGAATAAGAACTGTCATCGTCCCCAGCAGAACTAAAAACGGAACTAGACAGTATTTCACCAGCCAAAAATCCTCCCAAGAATCCAAGTAATGTCGAGTCATCTAAAGAATCTCCTTCCTTATGTTTAATTCCTCGTTTAATAACCCCATGTCTGGAACAACGAAGATCTCCCTGTTTTAAAGTTAATAAGCCTCCACAGCTTTTGTGATAGTGCTTTTTATTCATTTTTACCTCCGTGGTTGGTGATTGGTTGGAATTTCATCAGGATAAATACTATTCTTATTTTGAGCAAGATCTGACATTGTACCGGAGCAATTTGTAAAGAAATGATAGTGCCGCTTATCATGAAAACGATAAACTCGACAGTGCTCGTACTCAAAAAGAAAAGCTACATGATAATCTGGATTATTCGAAGTTTCTTCTTTAAGAGGACCAGTATCTTCGCAGCTCCATAGTGCCAAACCTACGATAACAATTACAATTAAATTCTTAATCACTAGAACCTCCACCTCCAAATCCACCACCTTTTCCTGAATATCCTTTATCTTTTCGACCAGACAAAATAGCATTCAATATGATGCCAATGAAAGCTAGGCCATCCACTCCAAAAATAGCAAGCATTATCAGAAGAAGAATTGCTACCCCTAAAGCAATCCAGAACACTTCCCAGCCTGAAAGCGATAAATCTTTTTCAAGAGTATCGGTAAAGATCACTCCTGCTAAAGTTTTATCCTTCGATACAAGCTCCATAACTTTATCGATCCCGGCAGTTATTCCTCCATCCCAATCACTTTTCTTAAAATAAGGTAATACATCATTGTGTAAAATACCTTTCGCAGTGGCATCAGTTATAATAGGTTCTAGACCGTAGCCAACTTCCAATCTTGCTTTATGATCATGTGGAGCAATTGTGAAAAGAACTCCATTATTTTTATCCTTTTTACCAATCTTCCACTTCTTTGCAATTTCGATAGTAACATCTTCGATTGGCCTGCCATCTAACTTTGGAAGAGTAACAATAATAATTTCTACACTTGTTTTTTTATCAAAGTCACGTAATCTTGCTTCCAGTATATTCTTCGTTCTGATGCTTAAAATATGAGCAAAATCATTTACTCTACCTTCTGGATGGTCATACTCTCCTGCTGAAGAGAACGTAGAAAAACTTATTAGCCAAATCAAAATCGAAAGTAAACGAAGTCTCATTCTATTCCTGTGACAAATGTAAGGAAACTGAATCCTTAACGAGGGTAACAAAGTAGTCCATATCGTTAATCATGCGATTCAATTCTTTTTCAGCTTCTTTTTCTGTCTCAGCCAGGACCTTCATTGTAAGAGTAACATCAAATGTTTGCATTTACTTTTTTCTCCTTGGCAAGATGCCTTGCCTCCCGTTCTTTGAAGCATTTTGGACAAGCAATATTTCCTCTCTTAGAAGTGTAAAAATTCTCAAGATCTTTTTCAGAGCAAAAACTACAATTATACCGTTGTCTAGAAGGAGTTGATGGCCAATCTAGGTTCTGAGCAAATCTAATGTCCGAAACAATTCTAAAAGCTCTTTCTTGCTCCTGTGAAATAGGTGCAAAATCAGCTGCCGAATAAGTTGCTGGACCTATAACACAACAAGGCGGGCTACTTGAATTTTGTTTCACGCATTCAATCACACTAGAAACACAACCTCTCGTTGATTCCAATACTGTCTTCCAAAAAATAAGCTGCTCAATTATTTCTTCTACAGAAAAGTCAGGATAATTTACAATTCTAAATAAATGTTCCATTGATCTTATTTCAGCATTATAAGGATAGATTACTCGGAAGTCGCATCTAGTCAAATTAAGTTGATCCCGATATTCTTCCATAGCTTCCATCAAACGAAGATGATTACTGTTTTGCATTTATTTCCTTTTTAGAACTTAATTTTGGGTGCTTTTTCTACGCCGACTTCTGCTTGAAAATATGGGTATTCAACAAAAGCAAAAGCTCTAGCAATTATCATTGTTGGAAATATAGCGATATGAGTATCAAACCTTTGTGCAGCTAAGTTAAATTCTCTTCTTTCCACAGCAATACGATTTTCCGTTCCTTCTACCTGGGATTGTAAGTTGATAAACTGAGTATCAGCTTTCAAGTTAGGGTACTGCTCTGATACCACCATTAAACGACCAAGAGCTTGACTGATTTCACCCTGAGAACTTTGAAATGCCGCTAACTGTTTTGGAGTAACTTTTGAAGGATCAATTGTAATAGCACTTGCTTTACTTCTTGCCGTAATAACATCTGTCAAAGTATTATGCTCGTGCTTTGCATAACCTGAAACAATCTCAACAAGATTTGGAAGTAAATCATTACGTCGTTGATAAACATTCTGAACCTGAGATAGTTTTTGTTTAACCATTTCTCTTTCAGCCACCAGAGAATTATAGGTCTCCACCCCAAAACTACAAGTACCCATTCCAACTAATACAAAAATTCCCAGAATTCCAAGTGCAATCCATTTTACCATTTTACTCTCCTTTGTTATTTTATCAAATATACTTTTGATTTTTTGATTTATTATACTTTTGATTACCCTTTTACGTTTATAATCTGCAGAAGTTTATGCTTAATTGAAACCAAATCACTTTGATTTTCCATTACTGTATAAATATCTTTGTAAGCTCCCGGTATTTCGTCGATAATGCTTAAATCCTTTTTGCATTCAATTCCATCCGTTTGCTTTATAAGATCTTCAACAGTAAAGGTACGCGCAGCTTCTCCACGACTCATTCTTCTGCCTGCCCCGTGGGAGCATGAGTGAAACGATTGAAGATTTCCCTTACCTTCCACAATAAAACTACCCGTGCCCATACTTCCGGGTATAATCCCAAGATCTCCCACCCGTGCTCGAATTGCCCCCTTGCGGGTAACCCAGACATTTTGATCGAAGTGATGTTCTTGAATCAAATAGTTATGATGACAATCTATGATCGAATCCTGAACCAGAAGATCTTTATGCCCGTCTCTGTAAACAGGAATAGTAGTTGACAACGCCCGTAAAGTTCTTTTCAGCATGATTTCTCTGTTTGCCTTCGCAAAGTCCTGAGCCCATGACACAGCTTGAACATAATCATTGAAATTATCAGACCCTTCAGGCAGATAAGCAAGATCTTCATCCGGTAAGTTGATAAACCACTTCTTCATATCTTTCTTTGCTAATTCGATAAAATATGTTCCAATACGGTTGCCAATGCCACGGCTACCAGAATGTAACATAACCCATATATCATTGTTTTCATCAAAGCACACTTCTACAAAATGATTTCCTGTTCCAAGAGTTCCAAGATGCCTTTCCGCGTTAACAGGCTTTTTTACAATACCTGGATGAACTACTCCTATGGCATCTAATCTTGCTTGTAAAGTCGAACCTCCCCAATGTTCATGAAACCAGGCTTGAGCAACATCAGCAGGAAGGTCTCCCCAAGCTCCGTAGTCTCCTCGTCCTCCACCATCGCTTCTTCCATGAGGAACTAATCGTTCAATTTCTAATCGAACAGGATGAAGAGTATCAGGAAGCTCTTCCACCTTTAAATTCAATTTTGCTGCGGACATTCCACATCCAAGATCAACTCCAACTGATGCAGGAATTACAGCTCCACGACAAGGAATAACTGATCCAATGGTAGCTCCTTTTCCAAGATGGCAATCAGCCATAACCGCAATATGAGGGAAAATAAAAGGCATTGTTGCAAGATTATCTAACTGAGTTTTTGTTTTGACATCTATATCATTAGTCCAGATCTTGACTGGAACCTTTGATCTAGCATCGAAAGATACTTGTTGTATGGGCATTTCTACTCCTCATCCATGATATTTTACATTGGGGTATATACGGGTACTCATCAACCCATTATCTCACTTTACTGAATTTATAATCCTGCGTAATCTGCCACGTCTGTATTAGATTTCCTGCAAAATTAGCTTGCATTAGAACTTTTTCGATAGCATCTGCCATCAATTTTGAATCAAAATCATTAGGATTAGGGGTAAGAACTAATCCGTAATAACAAAGTTTTTGCAAATCTTCATCATCAAAATCTGAGGCATTATTTGTAAGAAAAATATGATTTCTAACTTGATCTTCCAATATTTCAGCGTCGACTCCATGTGCCACGTTAACTGTATAGTTTTTATTTCTTAGAAGATCCCTTAACTCCATAATATTCTCATCTAGTACCAAAGTTCTACCTCCACGAGCTAAAGCTTCGTGGACTAATTTATCTGTTTCTTTTCCCTGACAAAGAGATTCTTTGATTAATTTTTTAAAAATTTTATCTACCGTTTCTTTTTTCATTTTAGAATTCGTCCTCATATTTTTTTGCCATTACTTTTTTCGTTTTCGAAGTAACGCTGATTTCTAGCTTGACTTCGTATAATTTTGAATCCACATTTGATAGAACATTGGCTTCTCGTTTTCCAAATTCATTTGGACTTGATTTCTGTAGAGCTTGAAGTTCTTTTGCTGTTTGAATAATATCATCAAGCAATTCTTTTACAGTTTTTTCTTTTTCTATACTCATTTGTTTAACCACTTATCCCGTTCTTTGTATCTTTCATTTTGTCTCTTCCATGCCTCATAGGCATTAGCAAAAAGACATCCCATATACACAATCATTATTATGGCAATTCCAAGTTGAAAAATCACTTTTTAACGATATCCTCGTTCTGCGGTCTAGAAGCTTTTCCAAAGCACTTTTCTTTCAAACCAACTTCTTTTTCGTCTCTAAAAATTTCAAAACTTCATCGGAAAAAACTTCTACTGGCATACTCAGAACCATGCCGTGGTAACCTTCATTATGCCCTATTCCACGAATAAATCTAGAAAGGAAAAACCCTTCCATGAATTCTGTTAAATCCTTAGCCAACTGATCTTTTTCAGTCCCAGTACTCATATGAATTTTTTCTCTGTCGTCTCTATTTTTCATTAGACACTATCCTTTTAGTAGCCCGTCGGCTACTAAACCCTACTCGTACCCTTTTTCTAAACGTTGATGAAGACTTTCATTTTCTGCGTAAAGTTTACTATTTGCCTGTTTAAACTTCTCTAACATCTCTAGCAAAATTTGATTTTCATTATGTATTCTAGTAATTATCTCTGATTGTTCTGCACAAAGTTCTTTATATTTATCTAACCACTTTCTAAAATCAGCAGTTTTTGATCGAGTTAGATCCATTAATTGACCGTTGAAGTGCATTGCCATAATAAAAAAAGATATCACTAAAGCAATAGAATTTCTTTCGGCATTGTAATCAAACCCTTTATAATTTTCATACCAGACGAAAGCTATACAAGAACCATTAATAAGAAAAGTCCAGTTATAGAAATAAAACTTCAGAGCAGATCCAATATCTGTCAGCAAAGATAAAGTCTTTTTCTTCATACAGATTTTAACCTACTGGCTTCCTTCTTAGCATTCTTTTCTCCATCTTCGTACCCTTGTTTATAGCTTACATAAATAATAAGCCCAAAAATCAAACTCAACCCAAACCCTGCCCAGATTAGGTACATACTGATCCTCCAAAGTAATCTTTTATTGAAAGGTTATTCCAACTTGTCCTGTTTGAACTCCTGCTGGTGGGAGCAAACTCTTCTTTAATAGCATCGATATACATCGAGAACGTAAAGTCGTCCCCCATGTAAAACTTGTCCCATCCTTTTTGAGTAAAAAACCTTTTTACCCTCAGTTGCTCAATGGCCAGATTATCAAACGAAATAATACACTTGCCAAAATAACGAGCCAAATACATCTTCCATCGTTTGAGTTCTTCGTTGATACCCTCGTTATAAAACGAAAGACCACGACCGTAATGCTTGAACCCAAGAATAAGAATTTTAGCATTTGGATCATACTTCAAAATATCGTCCATGACTTCGACTTTGTCTTTTCCCGCAATCACATGGTAAACAATATTACTGGTCAAAGATCGAATCAAATCTAAACAAGAAAGATTTTTAGAATTAAGAACCGATATGCCAAGACCTTTAATATGCCCCATCGAAATAATAGATGCCAGAACAGCCTCAAATCTTTTCACATGCCCTTGGTTAACAGTCAGATTTGGAATAAAACCTTGCCCTGTTAAACACCAAAGAAAATGCTTTATAAACGGATGAGATAAAGGATTACCTCCTCCAATAGCCAATTCAGTACCAACAGGAAGATCTTCCAGCTTATCGATTAAATGAACCAAATTGGCATGAACCCCTTCCGTTGTAGACATTTCATGACAATAGGCACATCCAAGATCGCAATAATTAGTTATCTTGATATCTATGGATTCCGGGAATACAGGCTTAGGAATACCTGAGTATTCCCGGATTTTGGTTCCATCATCAAGAATAGTAACTTCGGTATTTCCATTCTGGTACTTGATCATTTTAACACTACCGTTTCCTCGATCTTTGATATCGAAAATGGAAGATCCTTTTCTTCAAAGACCATGTTTCCAAGATAAACTTCTTTTTCGTCCTTCGAATACTGGCTTTTTTTCTTGAACAATCGAATAACCTTTTTGCTCAACTTCGAAAAAGAATTGATCATTCTTCCATCGATAGTCTTTTGATTCCGCGTACAGAGATCAAAGTCCTTGCCTTCCATCCTTTGATGGAAAGTACTTTCCTTCGTTAAAGGATGAAATTGCATAAGACATTCAATGGCTTTCTGTAGTTCTTCTTTTTTTGGTTTAGCACCAAACTTATACGATTTAGTATCCAAACCTTCGATTCTCATTTCGTATTTGAAAACAACTCCTGGATCCACATCATAAAAATTGGGTGGAGCTTCAGAATTACCATTTCCCGTGAACAAGAAAGATCGTTTATTAAAAATGAAATCTCGAAGCTTTTCCTCTGATGTAAAAGCATAGTTTGAAGTTCCTTCGCTATCGTGGTCGATATAGCTATGAAAATCAGAATTGTAATCTGTAGAAACCTTGATGATAACATCCTTGGCAGCTGTTTGTTCCCGAAGGACCTTCTTCAACATTTCCAGATTATCTCTATTACCAATCTGATCAACAGCACAATAATTCGCCTTCGTATAGGCATCGTTGTAGGCTTCCCATTCCCAACCAAACTGTCCACCAGTTAGAACAATATATCCACTCTCATCTGGAAGTAAGCCTGTATCCAGCATTTCTGAGATCTCCAGATCTTTAACGCTAATGCTATGAGAACTTGAACTGTTGGTCTCAAAAATGGCATGTCTAATTTTTTGCATCTTGCCCCTCCTCTGTTTGCGGTCTAGATTTTTCATAATTTTCCATCAATTGCAAAATAACTACACAACAAATTATAATCCCGATAACCCCTAACATTAAGTATAATCCAATATGCTGCTCAGTTATCGACATTTCAGATCCAGGAACTTCAAAATATAGATTTGCTCTAAGCATAGAAATCTCCTTAATCTAGGTTAATTACAAATTCCGGAAATACTTGTGAAAAATTTATATCGACAATGTAGAACAATCCATCTCCTCTATTATCTACGCAGTAAACAAGACCATCCTTTCCTCTGTACATTGCAATAGATCCATTCTCAACATCTTGCTCTAAATCTCTGAATTTCAAATCTTCTAAAAGAAAATCTTCCAATCCTTCTGTACTATCGCAAGCCAACAAAGCAGATCCATCTAAGTATACTTTGTCCTTAATCTGTGCCGGAGATTGCCTTTTTGAAACTAAGTATCGAATATATCTAATGTTCTTCGGAACAAATTTATCTTTGATCATTACTGTTGTAATAATAATGGCCGGTTTCATTGTCTGAGTATCCAGACGAACATCAATCACAATATTCAATTTCAAAGATCTGGATGTAATTATGCCAGAAAAAAGTTCTTTAAAATAATCAACGGACCCATTTCTGTCTATCCAGCTTTTTTCTAATTCGGGAAGTGCCTCTTCTACCTTATCATAGACATCTTCCTCAGATACAGGGGCATAATCTTCTCTTTCGTATCTTTTAATACTATGGTAAGTTTTAATAACTTTGAAGGTCATTTTAGTGCCTTCTAGATCTGACAAATATTTAAACATTGAAATCTCCTACTTGAAGATTCTGATACCGACATGGTAATACCCTGCGTTAACCATAAAGTACGTTTTCTTGTTTTGTTCCCAGAACCCTACGTAAGGTTTCGTCCATTTCTTTTCAATTGCTTTCGATAACAGAAATAAAATCTTCCAAGGCAGCGGGCACAGGTCTGTAACTTTAACCATTATCATCTTTAGGGCTTGTTTTTTCTTTTCCATTTTAAGTTCCTCCATGAAGTTTCTTCCAGTTATTCTCCAAAAGCTATCAACCCTTTTCTTGCTTCTTTTACAATCGAATCCCAAGACCATCCTTCAACTTGCTCTCGTGGTACTAGTTTGAATTTTCCAGTATCAAAAAACATAAGCACTAATTGTTTAAAATTCGGTACAAGCCTAAAAACAAAATCTCCTCTTGAACTAAGTGCCAACTCGATTCCTTCTAAGGATACCCTATTTCCATCGCTCTGAACTCTAATCCACCCTTCGTTAAGAAATCTTTCCATAGCTTCAAACGGAGTTAAAACAATACCTTTTCCCGCATAATATCTTCCAGCATAATTACTATGTTGATCTCCAGTAACCATTTCTACAATTTCTCCTACTGGAGAAATCCAAATTCGATTAGTAAATTTGATAAAATCTGACATTTTCTTTTTCCTCCAATCCAGAACGAATGTTCTTCCATTGTTATATTATACAATAATCAAAATACAAAATCAAGAACAAAAGCTACCCTGCTCGAAAGAGCAGGGTAGAATAGTTTTGTTACGTTTGTTACGTTAGGAAACCAACGCAAGAGCTTCATCCCATGCCCGCTCTTTGATTACTCTGCCACTACCAAAAAGGACTGAATCCACTTTGGCTGTCTCTTCAAACTTCTTACTCTTAGCCGGTCTGTAGAGGTCAACGAATTCGACTACAGCGTTGTAAGCTCCCCACAAAGTACCTTTAACACCTTCGATCTCGGTTCCCAGTCCTGTCTCAGCAAGCTCATGAATTCCCATCAAGGTCTTCATTGCCTGTTTGCTAATCTCGCCCTCAGTTTCAACCACTTGAAGGGATTTCCTAAAATAGGAATCCATTTCTTCGTAGCTGATCTTACGCTGAAGAATTCTGGCTGAATCAGTCTGCATCTGGTTCCAAAACTGATCTGCCTTCATCAAAACATTTCTAAGATCATCCAATCTTGTCATTGTGCTGGCACTGTGCCGAACCTTCATAACCTGATCCTTTGCTTCAGCTGTATACAATGCCTGATGAAGAGTATTCTGACAAACAACTCGAATCGGCGTATAAAGGAGCTGAATGGAAGATGTTCCATCGTGAGAATTGGTAACCAAGAAATACTTTTCAACCACATCGTCTTTCAGAATACGCATAACTTCAGGGAATTTTAGAAGAATCCAAATTTTCTCCCCTTTTCCAAGAGCCCCTGCTGTATGATACACGGCAGATTCCTTTCCCACTAACGAATCTAAGAAAGAAAATGCCTCACTGTTCTGAAGAGGACGATATTGATTGCCAACCACCCCTAAAACCGCATTTTTATCTTTTCTAACGACCGCTTTCTTGTCCTCGATAAGAAGCTGCCCGTCTCCAGCATAGATTCTCTGGAGTTCAACTTCCCAATCTAGACCTGCTGCGATGATGGCTTCCCTTGCCGTGATATCTTTTTCTCCGACATATTGGCCCAACCCGTGCCATGGTTTTGCGTTGGCGTACATCATACTTTCTACATTTGCAGTCATTTTATATCCTCCTATTTATTGTTGGACTACTATACCCAATCTCATTCAATAACTATATTATAATATAGCAGAAAACAAAAATCAAGGAAAATCTTTTTAGACTAGAAAATTATTTTTAGACTAGATTACAAATTCAAATATTTGTAGTAAGGAATGGAAGGAGGTAGAGTAGAAGAATTCAAATGTTTTTGATAATCAGGATAGACCTCTTCAATCGACCTGCAAGTTCCCCAATCGATAGGTTTAAGGTATTCAACCGGGTCTTTGATGCCTAAAGCTTTGAAACTATACTCTCGTAATTTGTCACATCCACAGTCCCCACAACCCATTATCTTTCCATTGATCAACTGTGGATAATAACACGAAACCTGATATTCTAAGGGAGATCCGATTGCGAAGGCAATTTCCAAAATCTCTTTTTTTGTCAAATTTACAAACGGGGCGGTAACTTCTACTCGGGCGCCTACATCCATAGAACAGGCACTTAATTTTGTAAACTCTCGTAGAAAGGTAATGTTGTTGTCCGAATACACGGAATTATGGTAAAGAATTCCATTAGCATCGAAAAAGTTTTCATTATCCTCTACGCTAAAGTCATAAACGTACTCTTCCATTGGGATTTCTTTAACAGATATTACTGGCACAAAATAAACTTCACTGTCAGCTAAAATCTCTAAGTTTTTATTATTAATTAACTTACTAATAGTTCTTAAATGATTTCTATTAATTCCTACTTGCTCATACAAATTTGCTAAATAAGGTAACTTACTAAACAAACCTTTTTGACTTCGTACTTTTTTTAAAACTTCTTTTGCTACTGGGATTTTATGAAAATGATCTTGAATAATTAAATTTGAAGTTTTTAATACTTTATTATTTTTCTCTACTTGCAAAAATCCAATATTTTTAAAATTTTTAATATTATCTATACCTCTTATAACTAGCTCATAACTTTTTTTAAGTTGATATATTTTATTAAAAATATATCCTGGCCCTCCTTCAATACCATCATATATCGTTGAAAAAATACCTAACTGAAGAAGTAAACTTCTTATGCCCTGAATCAACCCAGAAGATACACTGCTTGCTTGAATAGTTTTACTTCTACTACAAACACATCCATCTCCACTAAAATATCCTCTTAAAAAACTCGAAATCTGTTTAGATGTCAAATTGTATATCCATTCAGGAACTATTTTTGTATGACTATAACCTTCAAAACCAGATTGCTCCATCCATCGTTTTAATTTAACACTATTAATAGTTCCATCGATTGAATTATTTATTTCCTGGGTAGTATAGGATCTGATCTGCAAATCTTTAATTAACCTATCCCACCATTCGGTATCAAATTCTTTTTTGTTGCAGCTGATTTTCACGCTGTGGCTATCATAACATCCATCAGCAATCCATAATCCTAAAAATTCTAAAACGGTAGAAGTTAAAGGAACTGAATAAACAACCGATTTGGATCTAACCTCAACAAGCTGATCCTTAAAATAAGTATCCGACGAATTTACTAACTGATTTTTAGACATAATCAGATAATCGCCAACTACTATATTTTTCCCACAAACAGATTCAATTTTAAAAGAACTGCAGTTTAACTTAAAAATACCATGACTTTCTGATATTTTTAATACAACATTATTTTTTGTTCTAATTTCAAATGCTTTTTTCTTAACAGAATGTTTCCAGACCTTTGTTATCTTTTTCTCTTCTAGTTTATAGTTTTCTCTATTCATCGATAAAACACTTAGATTAGTTAAATTTTCTGATTCTATCTCTGCTATAGTCTTTCTAACAATTTTATCTTCGTGTCTTATTAAAAATTGGGTACTTCCAAAAACACTGTCATCTAAGTTCAAGCCCAAACTAATTTTCCCAGCTCCAAGTTTCTCAGCTAACCCCATAGTGATCGAAGTAAACAACAAATTACGGCAGCCCACGTAACTTAAAGTTGACTCCATATCCAGTTGACGGTCATGTTCAATCGTTTTGTTTCCGAGAAGTACGCTTGGAATAGTGTGGCCGAACAAATCCTTTACATCTAGAACAATTCTTTCTACTCCGACTATTTTTGCAATTTTTGCAGTAGACCATTCTTCCGCCTCTTCTGCAGCTTGTCCATACCTAAAATGAACCATCGTTACATTGAGCCCAAGCGTCTTGTACAATTTTAACGTAGTAACACTATCTAACCCACCAGAACAAATCACAAGCACCTTATTTGAATCCAACTTATTATGTAGGGAATAATTTGAATGAACAGAATACCCATCGATTGATAAAGAATTCCAATACCATTCTAACGCAGAATAATAATCAAGCTGTTTACCATTTGGTAATTGCTTTGGATCTGATGCCCAGTACAAAACATTATGATGAAACTGATAATAAAGAGGCATAAAATTAGTTGCCAAAGTAATTTTGTCTTTGTCCGTATCAATAACACTTAAAGCATAAGATCCTTTGATTACGTTATTGATAACATGCATAGTCGTATTGCTGTAATAATTATCTTTGAAAAAATCTATCAGACGAGGAATGATTGCTGTATCAACAGGAGACTCCGTTGTAATATTGAAAGACGATCTTAGTATATCATCATTGCTCAGTAATCCATTATGAGATACGATAAAATCTTTGTACACAAAAGGCTGGGTATCTCGCTTAACATTGATAGTTCCCATTACACGTTCTGCAGCAGGTATAGCTCTTCCTGTCATAGATACAAACTCAAGAGTGCCTAGATCCATCGGCTGGTTGAAATTAGCAATAAGATCTTTTACATTGTCACAAACAAATTTTATTGTTTCTAGACCAGAGCTTTTTAGAACTACCCCAAAGGCATCTCTACCTCGTAGGTCCATGTTCTTAAGAATTTGATTAAAAATTCTTGAATCCACTTTACCATCTTTTCCAGCTACAAACCCTCCTAACGTACACATTCGAATTTCCTCCCTACAATCTTTTGAAAATTCCTAACTTGCCAGCGACGTCTAGCATAGTCCCTTTTTCGATCCGATTTACAACATTTGCAGAAAATTCGTCTAGTAGGTAGGCAAGTACAGAAAGAGCTGGTCTTGCCTCTGGCTGAACAATTGCAAAACCGCCTTCAGCCCATAGCAAAGCATTCATCATTTCTCCATCTAAAGAAATTCCAAACTTAGACAATATGGAAATTGATTTACTATCTTTTGTTAGTAAATCTTTAGAAGAATGATGCCCATATTCTGTTTCAAAAGGAAGGATCCTTTTTAAAATATATGTTGCATACCCTTTATGCAAGTCGTGATTGATAATGGCTCTGAGAATTCTATCGTTCGTAATAAACCATTTATCAACTAGAGCAAAACTATCCCGCCAGATCGTCCAAGTATTCCACATTTCTATAAGATGATAAACAAGACCACCCTCAAAATTATGGTGATACCCTCTTGCAGCGGGAGCTCGTTTAAAACCTAGAAAAGTGACCTTAGAATCTTCCGGCATTTGATCCCGTTCTAATTCTGTTAGCATTTTAATATATTTGCCTTTGAGCTCAGCTTCTTCTATAAAGGTATCAATCAAAAGTAAAAGGGTATCAAAATTCTCATGAATATTTTTTGTAAGTTTTACTTCATTCATTTGCCACTCCTCATAACTCATATACTGTAAATGGTACTCCTGTTTCTTTTAAAATAGCTTCCGTTTCATCCCATGGCACTCTGAATAATCCTGAATTAATTTTACAAGCATGAAGTTCTTTATTGTTTACGTTAAAACTAATTAGTTCTTGAATTGCTGTTTTCGTAGCTTTTAAGATCTGGTCAGGCGGATCTATATTCCTGCCATAGCTTCTTGACGTCATCAAACAAGCTATATCGTAATCAGGATCTTCTGAAATATAAAGACATTTTCCAAGAACTGCTGTTCCATGCCTATGACATAATCTTTGATACTTTGTATAAGAACTAGGAAATTTAGTGGCAAACTGCCTAGCAATTCCACTTCCCCAAAGTCCTACACAATTACAAGCATGGATCAAAATCGATCCTTTTGGGGCATCAAATAGATTTCCTTTAATGTACTTGATATCACTCATTCAAATCCTTTTCCTAACTGGAGTTGTCAATGCTTTCTCGATAGGCCATTTTCGTACAAAGAATCTATCATACAAAATCTGTCTGGGAATTGTCGTACCTGTTATGTCTATCAACTGAGTTAAAGTTATTTCTCTGCCTTGGTAGGCAATAAATCTTGTACTTCTTGTATTATTAGATTGTTCTTTCATGGTGGCCCAGGTGCAGTTTGATTTACAATAGTCTGAGTTGTTTTCTGTTCGTTCAATAGTCAGGCCTACTTTGTATGTATCGTACATGTCCGTAATGAAGTTTTGCAGTCCATCGATGTTGTCACGATGCCATCGATCGCAGACAGCGATCGGAACAGCTCGGCCACCATAGTTGTGGTATTCATCATGATTAGAATTATTACAACGATCATTCATCATCCCCCAAACATTATAAAGTGGATGCGATGATAATCCATGGGTTGTACGAAGTTCTCTACGCAAACAACCACAAGATCTAGTATCTCCATCTCGAAGACTGTGCCCTGCGACAATGACTTCTGTGCCGCAGAGACAGCGACACAGCCAGCAGGCATTTCCCCATTTATCATAATGACTGAAGGACAATACAGTTAATCTATCAAAAACATGTCCTATCATGTCTATGAATTTGCCCATAATCGTTATATACTGATTTTTACCTTTACAATTTTCAAAAATCAAATATTTTGATCTGAATCTTTTCTAGGGTTTCAATGTTCGGTATTCGTTTCTCTTTGTTTGTAAAAACAAGAGCCACAAAGATCTTGCCCGTTGAAAATTTCGCAGTCCCACTTTGCTACTATGTTAAAACATTTATCACAGACGAAGTAACTTTTAGTAGCCCACTGTATCAAAATTTTTTGTTTTTCTAAGTCATTCATTCGTTATTTATTTCTGTACGGCAACACCTGTGATTGTTGAGTTTCTTTTCTTTGCCGTTAGTATCTCCGATGTTTTGAACTCAATTAATTTAGAAGCCTTAATATGAGATTCCAATAATACTTCTGGAGTTTGATTTTTTAGTGTCTCAAATTTTGAGATCTCAGAAGTAGTAGAATTCCATACATCATAAACAGAATCGTCCAGCAATGCTGTTTTCTGCCACGAGAGAGGAAGTAAAAACAGATTAAATGAGCTACCACCATCATTCTTTTTAGTAATGGGAATTTCATACTTATTGATCACGTCTGTAAGTTTTTGTTTCGTATAACTTTTAAGTTCTGCGTTATCTAACTTTCCTGCAATGTTAGATACAATTCGAAGATCCGTAACATCTGCTTTCTTACTTAAAGCAACGTTCAACACGTTCTTGACCTTCTCAATTAAATCATTTCGTTTTTCATTAAAAATAGCGAAAGAAGAATCAAAAGTGGCAAGGCTGCATCTTCTGGTAAATCCACGAACTGGAATCATAGATCTATTGGTACAAAACATGCGTAATAATTCTGCTCGTTGATCCACTTTTGATGTCAAGGTGCTTATAACAGCACTGTAGTTCATTTTAAAGGCATCATTTTTTAACAGTTCAAATTCCTGATCAATTTTTCTATGGTAGGAAAATAAAGTGTAAGGGGCATCCATGGTGACTAGACTTCCAAATCGTTCCAACACCTTATTTAAATCTGTGGCCGATAAACCTCTTGGAATGCCGACTGGATGGTCGTTGAAGGTACGAAATAGACATACTTCATTTGGTTTTCTTTTTTCGATCTCGGACAGAACAACGGATAAAAGATCTTGTTCCGATAAAGAAGAAACTACTTTGTTTGGAAGCTGAAGATGATAGGCAATAGAATTCATTCCAGTATTACCTAGCTTAGGAATGACTTGTACGAGTTTACTTACTGGGATTTGCTGGTCTAGAAACATACGATACACTCCTTGTTTGATGATTAACATCTACAAAGATATATACCGTAGTTTGGAAAGAATTACAAAAAATTTTAGTGGGGTATTATTTTCTTACGATGATGTCTGCTATTAACTCTCCTGCTAAACGCATTTCGTCTTTACAACGTGGACAAACCAAAAAAGTAATAGGACCACATTCGGATGGTTGTACTGTTGCTGAAACTCCTTTGGTTGTTACTTCCTTGCACCTTGTACAAAAATAACCATTGTCATTGTCCATTTGTTTTCCTTCCTTTTTATTTAGATAAGAAATCTTTAAACTCTTCGGCGTTCCAAATCTTAATTCCAAGGTCGATAGCTTTCTGTTCCTTTGCTGACCCAGATCCTTTTTCTTTTATCACTAAATGCGTTGTTGCCTTTGAAACTGAGCTGCCGATCTTGCCACCATTCTCAACAATTATCTGTTCGGCTTCCTTACTTCTAAAACCAGTAAAGACTACAACCATACCTTCGTATTTGTTTGTTCTAAGATCCACTTTAACCTCCTTCTTAATAGTAATTGGAAGATTTTCTATAAACGCTTTAAACTTCGGCATTCCTTGAAGATAATCTGCGGCTGACTTCTCGGCGAATCCTCCAACCTTCAGAATGTCCTCAACTGTTGGATTTTTCTCATAAAAGTCTTCCAACAACACGAGCTTCTTAGATCCAAGAATCTTAAATATTCCGGATGCATGCTGAAGCTTACTTAAACTTACGTCTTTCATTTTTTCTTGGATGGCCTTAAAAACTATGTCAGCCTTGCGTTCACCAAACCCTTCCAAGCCCATAAAATGAGTTTTCTTCATCGATAGAATTCTTTCTACTGTATTGTAACCAGCATTATAAAGAGCTGTGAAAACTCCTTCACCTGCATTTTCCACTCCAAGAATAGCAAAGAAAGAAATAATCTTGTTTACCCTCCTGGCTCCACAATCATCATTGAAACAAACCAGTTCGACTCCATTCTCATTCCCTTTTACGTCGCTCCCACATGAAGGGCAGGTAAAAGGCATATCGTAATTAGTACTAGGACCGTGGCTGATCACGCTAATAACAAAAGGAATAACCTGTCCACTGCGCTTGATTTTGAGAACTGCTCCCACCCCTATTCCCATGTCTTGAACAAACTTAGCATTAAACAGAGTAACCCGTTGGACGTTGGCCCCATCGAGATTAACCAATTCCACATGGGCTAAAGGCTTAAGATATCCTTGCTTAGAAACATTCCACTCAACCTTTAAAACAGTTGTGTTCTTGACCTCTTCGAAATTTCCTTTATAAGCTCTTGCGTACGCAGGATTTCCAGATCTTTCCCGACCTAAAGATTTTCTTAATTCTGGATCGTTTACCTCGACAATGATACCATCGATATCAAAATCTTTTCTCCAGTTTTCAAAAAGCTGTTTTAAGGAATCTTCTGTGATAATCTGGATCGTAGTAGCAAGGTAAGGAACTTTTATAAAGTTCATAGAATTGCAATGTTCTAACTGAGAAATCTTATCGAGATGCTCGAGGTTGGTTCCGTACCGAATATAAACACAATCTTCTAACTCCTGGCCAGGTTCATCAGAATTTAACTGCCCTGCCGCCATATTGCGTGGATTTGCATAGTCCTCTGACCAGTTCGACCACTTGTTTGTTGGAAGAATAACTTCCCCTACAGTGATCAGACCCTTGTAAAAACTTACGGGAAGTTTTCCACCATTCAAAACTTTTAAATGAGCATCACTTCTTTGTCCGATATAACCATTTCCTCTTGTGTATGCCATTTGTTTTTCTTCTACTACACAAAAAGAAGCACCGTCGTACTTCGGTGTAAGAATCAATTTGGTATTGACAGGAATGCCCTTCAACTCCATCCATTTATTGAGCTCTTCGACAGTTTTGACTTTGTTCATCGATGCCATCTCGATCGGAAGCTTTTCTTTACGACTATCTTTTTCGTTAACGAAACCAACTTGAAAAATAAGATCATCGTGTGGATCCTGTTCTGCAAGATCGTCCATAAGGTTATCGAATTCGTAATCTGATATAATAGGATGACCAAAGCGATAGGCTTTATTTGCTGCTATAATTTTAGCCCTAAGTTTTTGTAAATTAGTTAATTCCATTTTATATCTCCCAATTAATTTATAATTATATTATAATATAATTGGAATCAAAAATCAAGGATTATTTAAAATTCCATTTCTTCGCTTTCCTCATCATTTCCGACGAATACTCGCTCGTAAGTTTTCTCAAGTGACTCAACCTGAGCAATCGACAGGTTATTCCAATTCTTGATGCTATCAACAAACCCCTGCTCCCATTCATTAAGCTCGTCGCGGTGCTCTAGCAACTCCGTAATCATTAGTTGTTGTTCTTTAGTCATTCTACTTCTACTCCTTTATCTTCTAATTGTTCATCAACAAATTGTATTTCTTGAGCTAATATTCTTGCAGCTTTTAATTCGTCCATACCCCAACGTCTAAGTCTTATGACATTCTCTGATCTAGGTACCTCCAAACATAAGGCTATTGCTTGAAGAGCACCGTTTTTGAATAACTTTGGTTTTATTAAAGAAACTATAATATCTATCATCCTAGTTCCTAGTTCCTTTTGCGAACTCCGCAGGACGGGTTCGAACCGCCGACCGTGTCATTAACAGTGACCTACTCTACCAGCTGAGCTACTGCGGAAGAACCATACAAATTTATACGGGGGATCGTAATCTACTAAGCTAGAGACCCTGCTTACATCTCATGAAAGATCCAATACGATGATCAGCCTTACCAGATCATTCTTAGCAACTTACGGTAGGTGCAACCCCGTCAGAAACATGGCCCTACATTTATCTTAGCCCCATTATTCGAAGCAGTATCGAATAACCTAACTAAGAATTCCTACACCTGATTTGGAGGATTCCAATCTGCCACATCAGGATTCCAATCTGCCACATCAGGATTCGTTTTATTTGCAAGACGAAGAAGCATCTCTTCATCAGTTTCAAGCATAAGTTTCTGAGCTAAAACTGTATCAGCATCAGGAACTTGCATCGTAGGATGAACACACAACCGATATTTAAACTTACCATTCTTGTTAAACGCATCAATATTTCCAGATCGTCCGAATTTAATTCTATACCGGTCTCCAGATTTTCCATCGATAGCGATACATTTGTTCCCATTGAAGTTCTTCAACTGAGATACTGTCAGATTGGAGAGTAAAAGCTTCATTGCACGATCTTCTGCTTCAACACGTTTCTTCTTTTCCTCTGCTTCCAAAGCGGCAAGTGTTGCCTGTCGTTCTTCTTCCTGTCGTCGAGAAGCTTCTCTACGTTGAACAATTGCTTCACGTTGGACATTCCAGTCCTTTGTCTGATCAACAACTTGTTCTTCAGTAAGATCTGCCGTTTGAAAATGCATCGGCGGCTGAAGAACTTCCGCCCCACCCCACTCATTAACATCTGATGGAATTGGATAGAAGAACATATTACTCGTTATTGCTGAAAGAGAGGTGGCAGTTCCAGAAGTTCCAGAAGTTCCAGAAGTCCAGTTTGCCCAAGTGGAAGCACGAGTTGTCACATTAGCAGTAGCAACCCAATTTGTCCACGCAGTTACATTCGCAATTGTGCCAACATCGCAAGTTGAATAATATGGTCCAGACATATCACCCTCCTGCCATCTGCGGAACTAAAACCATCTTCTCTGCCTGAGGATCAAACTTTCTCATCTGTTCCCCAGCATTACCTTTTCTATCTACTGTATAAGCAAGATAATGCTTCTTGGTAACGAAGTCATCAAAGGTTTTACGTGCATGTTCAGTCTCTTCTTTATTATCTGGATCCCACATGTGCTTGAGATCCCCTTCGATGCCCATGATAGCCATCTCGTTCTTTACTTTTGCTTCCGTTTCCATTCTTCCCTCCTTTGTTGTTATTATTATACTACGAGTTTACCCTGTTCTGATCCATTTATTTACGCGAGCTAAATTTTTCAGTACCCATTCAATAATAGCCTCAAGATTTGCTACCATCGAAGTCGCTCGAATAATTAAAGAAATTTGTCCATCGTCTAAAAAATGTAGAGATATGAATTGACTGTTTCCTAAACGAAGAGAACAGACAATGGTATTGTATGGGGTTAAGGAAACAGCCCAGTCATCAAAATCTTGTTCCGTAACAAAGTATTCAAAAGTTTTCAACGATACAGCATTGATCGAAGCGTTTGGATCCTCTTCTTTAAGATCCTGTTTTAGACCTTCAATTCTAGCCCTAAACTGTTCGTTCATTTTAAGCCCTGGCGGATAGCAATAGATCGCCCATCTTCACGGCCTTGTTCATAAGCATACTGATCATTTACAGAAATATAATTTTGTTTTTTCTTTAGATTTGGAAAATTTTCTTGTATGTGTTCTTTTATATTCTCAAGTTTATTTTCTAAAATTACCAGAGCATTTTCTTCTCCATGCTCTATACGAGCATCAAATCTAGCAACTGACTCATTAATTTTTTTTAAGCGTACCAAAGTTTCTTCAATCGATGTAACTGCGCCGATACTGTAAGAAGTCCTCATAGTTCTGGCATCCCTCAATATCTTATGCTTCACTGCAAAATCTTTAGCCAATCTAGTAACTGTTTCATGCAGATAATCAAAAGTAAAACTAGCTACCTCAGCATCAAGTTCTTCTCCAACTATAATATACTTCCCTTTGCCTGCGTAAAGCACTTCGCAATAAAAATGCCTCATCACCATTACAACTAAAGAAGAGGCCCATTTACCCGGGTTTTTACTTCCAATATCAAAGAAAGTCTGTTTACACTTTTCAGACTTGTATTCTATATCAGTAAGATTAAGATTGTAGCGTAGTAAAAGATCTTGTGCCTTAGATGCCGCTAGCGCTGCTTCGTATTCATTGGTATTTTTACCCTTATCAGACAAAGATAACAGCTTTTTGATCTTATCAATAATCTTCTTACGTCGTTCTTCTGAAAGCTGCCTAAATCCAAGTTTTTCTTCTGTCTTCAATTTTCCATTCCTTTTTCACTTCTTCAACAATTTTATCTAAATGCCCCATTCGATTTTTTCTTTCCTCTTCTGGTAAAGTTGCCAAATATTTATTCATACTTTTTGCCACAGAACGAGCTACATCATGCAGAGTTACTACCCTTGTTAAATGCTTTCTGGTTATTATTTTCATTCGGCCATATGTTCCAACTTCTTCAAATCACATTGATTACAATTCATTATTCTCCTCTAGTTAATCTGGGGTCTAGGATAGGGACACATCTAGCATATTTAATTGCCTCTGTACTGACGTGGTGGTCCTCTATAAAATGTTTTTCGTCTGAGTAAAAGTCTGAATCAACAGGACTTCTAGCATATTGTTGTAAAAAAGATAGATAAAACTCACACCCAGTCCCGGAAGAAGACGAGGAGGATTTGTATTGATCCCATTTAGCCAAAGGCATTTGGACAGCCTGTTCAATGGGCACCGTGCTGAGAGGTACCAACAAGTACCACGCATCACTCCCACCCACGTGGACAGTCGGGCCACAGGAAACTTCGACTAATAATACAATCAAGAAAGTAAATATTAAAAGTAAGTTTTTCATACCCACCTTCTTTCGTTTTCGCCAAAAAGGTTTTTAATTCTTCTGCGTTTGGTGATTCATCCCCTGAGGCTAAAAACTCAGGGGTTTTCTCGTCCTTTAATTTTATAAAAATGAACTAGGCGATTTCGTATTGTGGTCAACTCCACAGTCTACTTAGTCGCTTTCCGTCGTAACCCGGCGGCTGATTTGAAGTCTAAGTGTTACGCCACCGACCTTTGTCAGCCCAAGTGGAAGTGACAATCAGTCCCTCCCCAGTATAGCTAGTTCAGCTCCTTTGGATCTGGTTGGTAATCAAAATCTGCAAATTCTCCGCCTTTAGTTTTGAAGGCTCTCAACTGTGCCACCAACTTATTTCCTTTGTCAGTCATTTGAACAAAACCATTAACCATACTAATTATTTTTACAATCCCAATTGCAGCTAGATCGTCCAGGCAATCCCAATCATCATGATGAGGAAGTTTTAATGCCTGATCCTTAGTTTTATCGTCTTTCCAATACCCTTTTAATCTGGTACCCCAGTCAGGATTCCACTGTTGAATCGTTGCTATTACTGCTCGATATTGTAATGGGTGAGTTTCAACATTGCACCTCATGTGTCGATGATCCAGAATACCATCGTGATCCACACACCGAGTCTCAATGTAGGCAAGTAAACTATAATGGTCTTTTCCAAATAATTCTACAGGCACACTTTTTAAAGTCTGCATACGCATACGTGTTCTCCTTCTTACTTACTTACTTTGTTGTTTTACTTTTCTTGGTATTGTAAGTGTTCCAAGCAGATTTATGAATTCCACACCAAGATTCTAAAATTTTCTTGTAAGTGTCAGGCATATCGATCTGCATCATTTCAATCATTCTATTATGTACTCGACACAAAGGAACTGGATTTGTAGTAAAAACTTCTTTTACGCATCTTGAACCACCTTTATTTACTGGAATAGTCAGTTCACATCTTTCAAAATTTGTCATTACTAACTCCCTCAAAAAAGTACTAGTCGGTTTTATCAAAAGTACCATCAGAGTAAATTTGCCAAACTTGTAGCAAATTATTACCAAAACCTGCTGCCATTAAAACTTTTTCAACTAAGTTAGCAAGATTTTTTGAATCCATTTCATTAGGAACTAAAATCAGCCCGTAGTAGTACAATTGCCTAGTTTGAAAATCTAAAAATCCTCGATCATCATCAGAAATAAAAACATGATTTCTAATCAAATTTTCTTTAATCTGATCATCAGTTCCTATGGCAACACTCGCTGTATAATTTTTCTTTTGTAAAAAAGATCTTAGTCCTTTAACATTTTCGTCAAGCAGTAAACTTCTACCACCTCTTGCTAGAGCTTCGTGGACGAATTTATCTGTTTCTTTACCTTGTTGTAAAGATTCTTTTATTAAATCTTTTATTGAAATTGATTTTCTTTCATTGTTCATGGTTCCATTTTTAGCCTTCATATATTATAATATAGTGGAAACTGAATTCAAAATCAAGATTAAAAATTTCCGTCAGCACAATGCAGAACAACAAGCCCTTCAGATCTCCACATGTTGACGACCTGCCTACGGTCATCAACTACGAATAAGACCTCATATTTACCTTTGATATGGTCTTCGTACAATTCTTTTTTGATTATGAAATCTTCTCGTTTGTCCCCAGAAGCTCTCATGAATAACTTTTCTTCAAAAAAGGATTTTGAAGTCAGCTGAAATTGGGTTTGGAGCCAATCAAGGGTCCATTCTTTGATAGGATGTACAACTCCATTAGATTCCATCGTTTCTGGACGTCCTGATACAAATAGAGATTCAACTGATCTACTGATCATGCCTAGTACTAATTCTTTACACCACAGATTAACATTGTCATAAGGGATATTAAAGTAAAAGGACGCCCAGTCTTTGTTCACGCCTTCTACATGATGCTTGCGAAGGGAACTATCCGCTAAGGTGCCATCTAAGTCAATAATAATAATTTTTTTTAAGTCCTGCATTTGATTTTCTTCTCACTCTTTCGTTCTCTTTCGTTTTTGTATTCTTACTGGAGTTGTTAATGCTTTCTCGATAGGCCATTTCCGGACGAAGATTCTACCATACAAAATCTGTCTGGGAATTGTCGTACCTGTTATGTCTATTAACTGAGATAAAGTTATTTCATTCCCTTGATACTCAATCAAACGATTTCTTCTTGTATTATTCTGTTGTTCCTTTCTTGTGGCCCAGGTGCAGTTTTCGGCGTTGTAATCTGAGTTGTTTTTTGTTCTTTCGATGGACAAGCCTGCTTTGTATGTTGGATACATGTCCGTAATAAAGTTAGCTAATCCATCTGGATTGTCTTGATGCCATCGATCGCAGACAGCGATCGGAACAGCTCGACCACCGTAGTTGTGGTATTCATCATGATTAGAATTATTACATCGATAGTTCATTTCCAACCAAACTTGACAAAGAGGGTGTGATGAAAGGCCGTGAGTTGTATGAAGTTCTTTTACTATTTCTCTACGCAAACAACCACAAGATCTAGTATTTCCACTTCGAAGATTGTACCCTGAGACAACAACTTCTGTGCCGCAGAGACAGCGACACAGCCAGTACGCTTGCCCCCATTTATTATAATGACTGAAGAACAATACAGTTAATCGATCAAAAATCTGTCCTACCATGTCTGTACGATGTCTGCTCATTTTTTATTTGAAGCTCCCACGGAAAATTAATCCAACAATCTGGATCGACTTTTTCAGCAAAAAATGTTGGAATATAAGAAGAAGTCCTCTTATAATATAAAACAGAGGTAATTAGCTCACTGTTTTTTAATTTTGTTAAGTACGCCAAAGTTCTGCCAGTATCTACCAGATCGTCTACAACTAAAGAAGTTTTTGGATCGAAATCCGATAAGAACAAACATTCTAGGTTTCCTTGCGTTTTGTTAGCATAAGATTTTAGGCAGACAACCCTGATATCGTTTATGCCTAAAAGATGTCCTAGATATCCAGAAACAAACAAACCACCACGAGCGATAGCAATAAGTGTAGAAATTTTTAAATTAGAATCTTTAATATCCTTTGCCAGTTTTTGACAGTCGTATTCGAACGAATGCCAGGTAACTTCTTTTTCAATCACTTTTCTTTTCTACCCTTCTTAAAACCTTTATACTACCGATACCAGATTTTTTTCCTTCAAGTGGGAAAGTTTGAAGATATTTATGGCATTTATGGATACAGCTCATTATCCTTTTTTTACCATGTTGACTTTTACCGTCCATTCCTCTGTTAATAAACTCTTTATTGATTGTTGTTACCATCAATATTTCCCCAACATGCTCGTTGATATAAATTCTAAACGTAGGAAGATACTTTGGAGTGCCATCTTTTGCCCGAATAACCAGTGGTTTATCTTTATTTATTTCTGGAATTACTGCTTTTGCTGTTGCTGCTTCAGCGGCTAAACGAACAGCAGCTTTAGTAATTAATCTCTTTTTTTGCTTGCTAGAAGGTAAATCAAATATTACGAAAGGTATCAATTGCATAGGTGCGAGTTTATGTTCTGGGGATCCTCCATTTTTTTTAATGATATTGAAGTATAAATTATTTGGATCTTGTGTTTTTGCGTACACCATATAAGCTTTGATAGTAGGTAATGCTAAATGGGTTTTTGAAAAAGGCTTAAATCCAGGAGGAGTAAGATGAGGTTTTTCTCCTACCAAAATATCATAAACTTCTGTTGGGGATACCCCCTTCATTAAAATTAAATCTCCTACCCCTAATCTAGGCAGTAGGAAATTAAATACTTCGCATAAGGCTTTAGCGATATCATTTGGACCAGGTATTCTACTTTCTTCCTTGAACATTACCATTGTTAAATTCCTCCATCCAATTCTACTATATTACCTGTTTAAAAACAATTTCTGTACTTCAAAAATCTCAGCCTGAACTTCAGTAAGCTCCGTGCTCTTTCCACCCACTTCAAAAAAATATCTTTTATTGCTTTTAGATAGAGAAATATCCACCAACTGAACCCTTTTCTTTGTAGGTTTGACCACCATCACACCATCTCCTAAACCCAAGTACTTTAGAAAAATATTTTTCATAATTAACTCATTGAATTTATCAATTCCATTTTCTTTTATATACTCTTGAATTCTCTTTTGAAGATCTTTTTGATTCATTAAATTAGCTCCTAATTATATTATAATATTTTGAATACAAAATCAAGAATAAATTTTAGTAGTACCGTATTTTGATTTATTCTTTTATTATTGAGAAGGAAACATCGATTATATCAGGTCTGTTCAGAAGACGATTACGAAGCCCGTTGACGTAAACCATGTGTTGTTGTAAGGTTCTTCCTATTACAGAACCAGTTTGTTTTCTTACTTCTTGGTAAACTTCAGCAAAAACTGGATCAGTGGATACCCATTTATCGAGAATGATTTGATCCATTTTCGCGTAATTAAAGGCATCCTGCGTAAAATCTTTTGCATCTTTACCTATCATTCCCGTAGATAAAACAGTAATAAAATCTGTTTTAGTTTTATTTTCTGACTGATAGGACATAGAATTCTCCACTAGCTAATTACAAAATCGAAGTTCAAAGGAGCGTTCTTACTAGCGGTTAAAATACAATCAACCAGAGAATCCATTCCTGCTCTTTTGACGTTTTGAAAATATAGACTACATAAACCTACGTTAAATTCTCTTAGCTCGATTCTAGCGCTTTCAATCAGTCCTCTTAGTGCAAATTTACTCGCTGTATAGACGGAAGATCCCTCATGAGGAAGCATTCCAACAATAGAATTTGCAATAATAATTGTACTATGCCTTCGTTTCAACGGGATAATTGATTTTTTAATAATGTCAAGATTTACCAAAAAATTACTTTGAACCATATCGGCAATCAAAGTATCATCGAGGAATGGAAGTGCCTCTGCGTAGCCTACTCCAATAAAACTTATTACTGTTCTAATATTGTGCTTTTCCAGTATGTTTTGATACAGAATCGGATCTAATGGATAACCAGAAACGAATGTATATTGGCTATCAGCGGGATAACCAACTTCAGAACTAAGTTTTAATAATTTTTGCTCGTTTCTACCTGCAAGGATTACTAACTTGTCTTTTGCGATAAGAGACTTTGCAACACTTTCCCCAACTCCAGAACCTTTTCCTTTGGTAGCTCCCCACAACAATACTGATTCCATACTTCCTCCTGAAAGAACAAATCCAACTCAGTCATATTCATTTTAATAAAAGTCTCAAATTCCTTTGTTTTTCCTTCCCAACTTGGTAACTGCCTGGATACAGCCAAAGGCATCCACCTCATCAGTAAGGGCATTATCTTTCTGGAATAGTCGCAAGCACTATCAATTTCTTTTGTATAGCAAATACCGCCACACATATACCGGGCATCGCACGTTGGACATTCTTTTTTTGTATTCGCTGCTCTTATATACTCGCTAATCACTTTGAATTGTTTATCAGGGTCAACAGTTTTTGCTCCAATTAAAGATGCCTCGTTCTCAATGACTGCGTCTTCGTGGCAACCATATAGCATTCCACTTGGAGCCAAGCTGATTGAACTACTGCCTGCATTACAATTTGCCATGTACCAAGGAAATCTGGTGAATTCTTTGAACCTGCTAATATAAGAAGTCCAAACAAATTTATCATACATTTTCTTTCTAAGTTCTGGATCGTCCAAAATTATCTGGCCTTCTTCCAACACTTTATCAAACCACACTGGAAGTTTTTGTCCTGCTGAAGGCCAAAGCGACAAAGAAAAATTGTAATCGCCTTTCTTCTCCGCAATTCTATCCACAAAATCAATAAAAGATACATACGGAATATCCATATCACAGGGAATAGTAACCCGGACAGAAAGTCTTCCTCTATATTTTCTTATTATCTTCCATTTTGGCTCAAGCAATTCCATCTGAGTCGTTTCAACGTAGTTAACTCTCTGCTTCCATTCTTCTGGTTCAAGACTCAATTGCAAATTGCATTGTACCTCATTCAGAGCTTCAACAATTCTTTCTGTGATAGGAATGCCATTGGAAGAAACATGGTACTCCATATCTGGATACTCTTTGAACAGCCTCAAAATCATTTGCTCATCAAGGAATGGTTCTCCACCAAAGATTCGAATATCTTTCACTTTGTAAAGTCCGATGACCTCGACAATACGATCATACTCCAACTTATTTTTATTGAACCAACTATCTTTTTCATAGCAGTAAGAACATTTCAGATTACAAGTTCCGTACGGTTCAATAAACAGGGTATAGTTTCTGTCTGTTTCAAAAGTTTCATTGTAGATTTGAAGGGTTCTAGATAACTTGAAAAGTTTCCAAATGAGGTGTTGGTATTTATCCCCAAAATCGAAAGAAATGCCCGGTAAATCGTTAGCAATCTCGTAGACATTCGTATTTGGATAGTAGACTACAAACGATGAGGTATTTCCTAATTTTCCATGAATATACGCTGATGATTGCACTTGCATTATCTTATCTCCTTGAACTACCCCTGAGTTAAAGACTCAAGAGGGTTCTCACTAAGGGGTTATAATTCGATTATTTGTCTACACAACTTTAAGATTATCTAACCCTGCATCGTATGTTACCACAACTGTATAAAACGATCCAGCTCCAAGCTGTCTTACTAAATCAAAATCTTCCAGAGAACCTGCCAAAATCAAAACAAAATTTAGATTAACTGAAATTAATTGAGTTAGATCATTTTTAAATTGAGTTGGAGATCCCCACAAATGATTCAGAATAACACTACTAAAGGCACTTACCGTATAATTAAATAACTGAGCATTAAAATTTACATACAACTCCCGAATGCCTCTTCCTAAGGATGCTCGTACTGGACAATAAATAGCATCCCCTGCAGCAAAAAGAGAAGCATCCCTTAAGTAGTCCACAAATCCAACTGATCCATAAACAGGAAAATTCGTAGGCAGTGGATCCGTAACGGCAAACTCTATCAACTTTATATTCATAGTATCAACTCCTGAATTATATTAGATGCTTCAGTTATAGTAGCAGTATTAGCTAGAATTGCCTGAATGTATTCTGAACTCAAAAACCAAACCTTATAAGTTGGATTTGCTCTGGACAAACCTCTAAGAAGAAGTGAAAATACTCTTTGAGGCATAATCGTGCTTCCATGCTGATCAAAAAATCCCACCATATCTGTAACGGTCATTCCAACTAAGGCAGTATCAACACTTGACAGTGGAACGTCCTTTAAAAAATATCTATCAATTATAATACCTACCTGCTGTACTGATTGACTTAATGCCATACTTCCTCCATTTATTTCAAAGAAAAAGATCTTGTTTTTATTTCTCTGGAAGGAATAATAAACTGAGACCAATAATTTCTACAATCTTGTTTATATCCTAGCCTACAAAATGGACCACCACATTGATACTGTTTATGAACATCGCAATTTTTTGAAGTATCAATTGAATTAAGATAATGACTGGACATTAGAGTATGAACAAATCCTGCAGGATCTTTCAACACTTCTTCAGCAGGAATTGAATGTGATATTTTACCATGATAGAACATTAGGTTGGATCCACTTGCAAACACGGTTGGTCTAAGTACCCTCACTGGATAAATTTGAACTTCGCAGTTGTAGTACAGCTGTTTGTCTTTGATATAATGACCATACTCAATCAATTCTTCTTGATCGAAGGCATCTATTCCAGATGGGTCATGCTCTGAATATCTATCATAGTAAATCATTATCGGAAAATAATGGTAATGTTTAAATACATAATCTATATTTTTATAAATCTGTTCTTTGTCTACAGACTCTTTAAAGATTACAAACATGATCATTAAACGATCCCTTCCAACTTTCCACATCCAATTTCGTTTGTAATTCTTATCCACTTTTCTAAATTCTTTTTCATACTCCTGCGTTCCTAGAATTGAAACATTTATTCGTCTAAAGTTTGGATACTTTTCCAATAGTCCAACCAGTTGGTCTTCATTGTATACTCCAGCACTAGGCATCTGACAAATATTACCATTTTTAAGATACAGTTCGATTTTATCTGGAAATAGACTTGGTTCTCCGCCAGTAATCCACGTGAATACAGGAAACTCTTTATCTACGGCAGCAATAACTTCTGCCATAATATCTTGAGCAGGTCTGTACTTAGACATCAAGCAATTGTGGCACTGCATGGGACAAGTGTTTGCCATATTTACTTCAAACTGAATCATTTCCATCTTAATTTCCCCAAGTTCCAGTGCATCCACAATCCCCAGCACAAGTACAAGTGCAACCACAGTTTCCTGTACAAGTACAGGTGCATCCACAACCATTGGCTGAGGTCCATCCTGGAACATAGTAGGTAACCCCACCAAATGCAAGTCTAAGAGCTGACCCTATATTTTCACCAGCACTATCCAGCATAACAGTTCCATTAACAATAACACGTCCAATTTCGGAAGAAGTATTAACATGAGAAGTTGTAACACCTGCTGGTTTTATCTTAATTAAATCTCCTACAGTATCAACTGTTAATGAAGATTCATCCGCGACAACACTTAATGGAGTTCCTCCGCCACCTGTTAAAGCATATCCAGCAACGCTTGTAGCTAACTGTGTTTCTGTTACAGCTGCGTTAGCAATTTTAGCTGTAGTAACAGCAAGATTACTTATATCACTAGTTTGCATCTTAGGACGTAGAATCATGTCTACAAGGTTGATTACCCCTACAGTAGGGGTAATTTCAATACATGCCCAGCCAATTGCACTTCTATCTGCAACGTTTGGATCAAAAGTACCAGGTGCTGGTGGACTACTTGCCGATATAGCAGATCCTGATAAAAAATCAGTAACTGAGGGAGAAAACCAAGTAGAATGAGTTTGAGCAACTTCAGAAACTAAAGTATATTGACCAACTAGATCTTTTGATCGATCTTTTCCTCTAAATAATAACAACTTAATAGTATAAGTAGAAGCACCAGTTGTGGAAGGAGTTGGACGTGTATTTACCTTAACACGAAAAGCATAATCAATATTAGCATCAAAAGGAAATAAGAGACTATCATCCACAGCAGAAGCATACAAAGCTGTACTTCCGCTTGCAGGAAGTAACGTAGATATTGCTCCTGTTACCCATCCTTTTATTTTTCCTCTTTCACTTGCTTGCATACTTCCGTTTGGAATCATATTTTCTTTGTTAATGGATTCATACAAAGTACTGTGAAGATAATCATATCCATCAACTCCAAACACTCTTAGATCTGTTACTGGATTAGTAGTACTACCTGCAACATATCTTGTATCTCCATTATAGGCATAAGCAATACCACCTGAAACATATACTGAACATAACACAAAAGCATTTGAACTTGGAACCGAAGTTGCCGCAACAACGCTTCCTATGTAATAGTTCCATGGTGCTGTTCCTTGCGTTTGAACTGTTCCTAGTATTTGAACGTAAACATAGTTAATACCTGCGGTCATACCAGAAACAGCAATGGTAAGAGGACTTACTGTAGTGACCCTTTTTCCATCCATAAACAAATAATCTATTCCAGATAAATTGGTAATAACAACATTTCCTGAAACTCCGTTGACAACACATGCTAATGAACCAGTAAACTTAGGAATTATACCAGAACTAATAAGTTCCCTTATATCATCTAAATTACCAAGATCCTGAATAAGCATACCATGAGGATTAGTAGTAGAAGAAGTACCTCTTCCTAACTGAGTTCTATGAAGCTGATCAACAGTAGAAAAAAGTGGTCTAGAAAACGTACTAGATCCAAGAACCTGAGAACTAGCATCAACTGTGTAAGTAACATTTGGAGCTGAATAAGCAGTAGCATTCATATGTCCTAAATAAACAGAATTGTACTGAGTAACAGTAAAACTAGTAACAGTAAATACCCCACTTAAGTAAGTCCAACCACTAAAAGTGGCACTTTTTTCAGCATTACTTAAAACTGAATCTAGATGGGGAGCCGCAACATTGGTAACCGTAACTGTTCCTGTAGGATTGATTGTATAGGATCCTAGAGCTGTTGCTTCTGCTGCAGTCATCTGAACTACTAGGTAAGATTCTGGTCTATCTACAAAATAAGCATTTACTCCACTTTCATCATACTTTTTACTCTTACGTAACTCTGCGTATACTAAAAAGAAATAGCTATGCCCTGAAGTATTTTTAATTGGTGCGGCAATAGAAGATGCCAAACCAACTCTTTCCCCACCATTATACTGATTACTACTTTGAGTTACAGAAGTAGGATCGAATCTAGTATAAGCAGCTCCAGTTGTTATGGTAACATTAGGACTAGGAGAAATCGATGTCAGTAGTAAATCAGTTGAGGACTTTACAATTCCATTATAAGCAGGAGTAGTTACCCCTGTTGGATCTGTTCCAGTAGTCGCAGCGTTTGAACGTTCTTTAATTGCTTGGACATAATACTGTGCTAAGTTGTTGAGATCTTCCATAGCTACAAGGACAAGGTTTGCAAACTCAGTTCTTTTCATTTAAAATCCTCCATCTACGGCGCTAATTTTTTAATGTAAAAACCACTGAACTCGAAGTCGTCGCGGTCTGATAAACCATTAATTGTAAATTTGTATTTGAAATAATTTCTTCCCGCCCCAAAATCTAGGGATTGATTTTGAGCCATTTGACCCCACTCACTATCATAGCGAACAGAAACAATTTGTCCTGTTGGTATGCCACTGTTTACAGCTCTTCTAATTGTTCCATTTCGATAATCCATAACATAATCTACATTTCTTATATAATTAAAGCCCGTAGTATCTGCAGCGGCAACTACTTCTGAATTAGTTTTTATATACTCAACTAATGAAACATCTTGCAAACCATTTAATTGTACATACTGGGTAACTCCTGATTGATAAGTCCAGTTTGGTGCCATAAGATCGCTAGCGTAAGAAACATACAATCTAAAATCTGCAGGAGATTCTCCCCATAAAATAGAATCCCAACAAACAACTCCATTTCCACCAAAACTACTTAATGGATAAACACTTGATAAAGTCACACCAGATTCGTATACAGCTTGAACATTTTTCCCCTCATCATCCACAGTATTGTTTATATTTAAAACCCTTAATCTGGAAGAAGGAATTTTTTCAATATTGCTAAGAGTACCAGTAAATCCAGTGCTCTGATTCTCAGTGGCATAATCAGAAAAATATAAAAAGATGGCAGACGAATGAAGGGGTATCACCTCTTTAATATATTTTTCTATTACATCAGTTGAAGCCTCTGAAACAAAAAAGGTATCCCCAGAAGTAGAATTAGAAACAAAAGGATCTGTTACAAATCTACTCACGGAACTAGTAATGGCTGAATAAGAAGCTATTCTTCTGCTTTTATAAGCATTATTTCCTGTATTGAAAACTAGATATTTGTTTTTATAATAGTTAGTAAGCTGATTAAAACTATCCCCACTTATTGAAGTGGCATCGAATGTAGTAGTGCTATCTGCTGTGGTACTGACCCCTCCTGATGCCAGTTTGTACAAATGAACTTCAAATTTTACTCCATACAAAGCCGTTAAATTAGATAACGGAATCGTATCTTTTCCTAAGTAACGTCGACCAAGAATCCATCCATCTTGAGATAACTTTTTAATTCTTGGTGGAATATGCGTAAAGGCTTTTGTAGCATCGTAGGCACCTGTATAGGTTAAGGAATTTCTAAAACCTTCGAACAAATTCCAAATTTTTCTTCTATAGTCTTCATCAATCGTAGAAGATTGTTGATCAAAAGCTACTCCGTAGACATCGCTTATACGAGAATTTCTAATACGAAGAATGCTTTCGTCTTGCCTGGTATAACTTATTTCAAGTTCAGCTCTTGTACTTGTCTCCTTCGTTATCCCTTGATGAATTTTATAAACATTTGAATTTGGATCAGTATCCCAATATCCATTGTCAAGAGCATTCAACACCTTTCTAAAACTAAAAGTAGGGTAACTTAAAAACCCATAACTAACCCTAGATCCTGATGTAATCGTAATCTTATAAATTCTACTCGGAATATCAAATGGAATACTATTTAATTGATATTCTGTGCTTGTAGTACTATTAATTGTATTCCAGGTCGTTCCAGAATCGGAAGAATCATAAATAGTATAAGTCTTTCCAATTCCTGGGGATGTATCCTTCCAATAAAACTTAACATATTGTTTATCTACAATTACCTGAAACTCATCAACTTCATACTGTAAAAGTTCTACAGTTAGAAGTATCTTTGAAGCTATATAGCTATAAGAAGTAGTCTGTACAAATGCTCTAGAAGCTATGTAGTTTGATTTCTGCCAAAGTGAAACAGACGACAGTAAATACTTAGCTTTATGAGCTTCTAAAAATGCCGTTGATTGAATATACTGCTTTGATACTCCTTGTATCAAAGCAGTGCTTTGAATATATTTTGATTCTGTAATTGTTGGCGCTAGATAAACAGAGGAAAGAATATAAACAGAGTTGCTTGGCTGTCCACCGTATATACCAGCACCGTATAAACCGGAACCGTATAAACTACTAGAAGGCACCTATCACTCCTTTAATGAGGACTCATTCCAGTTCACAGAAGTAACAGTACCTCCTACTGTAGTTGAATTTACTCTATAATAGTTGGCTCTTCCTATCAAAAAGGTTGTAGTGTAGTAATTGGTAGAATCAGGATTAAGAAACCCTGTAGTTCCTGAAGTTGCTCTTACAGTTACAGGCGGGCTTGTGGTATCAGCTAATACTTGTAGGTACGATACACCGCCGACTGCTGTCGCAATATGCTGGGTAGATAACGTTACCACAACAGGGTAGTTAGCATCAGGTTGATACGTAGTATTAAACGTTCTAACAGGATATGCAACAGTAGTATCCAAACTATCTTCTTCAAAAGCCATTCTAACAAGAAGAACTGAGGAAGACACAGCATGCCCAATTCTTACGATATTGGTAAGAGGACGATTTGGAGTTATTCTTCCAGCCGTAATACTGGATAAATAATAATCACTACCTTGATTTAAAACAGCTGTAGTATCAGTAAATCCTTCAATAGTTACAACAGCAGGATCGGATTGAGATACAACCCCTACCGCCAATTGTGGTTGATTACCTGCTCCGCTTGCTAGAGCTTGTTTGTAATTTTGTGCTGTACTATCCCAATAAACTACATCACCTGGAAGTACCGTAACATCCAAGGAATGCTCTCTATCGATCACCCTAGGCTTGTGGTAAGCTGTAGTATCATGGTCCGTACTAAGCCATGTATTCAGCTTAGTTCCCCATACGTTATTATCGCCTCCAACTGTCGGAAGATTTGGCATTTTTAAATCGCTCCTCTACGAAAACATCTTTCCGGAACTGCAAGCTCTGAAAGGTTATGCGTTTTTATATTTGGTATTTCTGAAGTAATCATAATGCTGTTATACTGTAGGGAATCCTTTTTTACTTCAGTAATACAGTATCCTACAAAAGCACTTGGTCCTCCAACAGAAGATCTTCCAACTTTGGCTATACAAATTTTTTTAAAATTTTCAAAAGTTAAATCTTCTCCCGTTAAAAGAGTAAAAACAGCTTTAGTAATCGGTATGTGCGGCACATTGTCCCAGTATTCTGTTTCTTTTTCAGTGATTACATTTCCATCATTTAAAAATAGTTTCCAGTTGCTGTCCATCGGATTCTCCTCTAGTAGTTCTTTACCCATATTTCATTCGGATATGCTTGCCCACTTGATGGAATTGTTTGTCGATAAGTTCCATCTCCACCAGATCCTGGATCTCCAGTTCCTGTATCGCATGGACGAACTTGAGTGGTATCTCCAACAACTGGAGCAGATCCTGTCGTATAAGGTACTATGGCAGACCAACTTGGAGCTCCTTCCGTTCCAGGAGATTTATTGGCATTCCAGGTAATCGTAGGGGCGGCGCCGGTATACTGATATTGACAAAGTATAGCACAATCCATATCCCCGGAAGCGTTAAGAACAGCTGTTATATCTGAAGGAAATCTATACCCAAGATTGAATACTCCCGTTCCACCTGCTCCTGGAACGATAGAAGATATGTTGGCTCCGTTGGTAGTTCCCTTCAAAAAGTTTGGAGTTCCTGCGACAGTATTTCCTGCTACAGCAACTGTTGGAAACCATACTGCTACACCAGGAGCTGTTCCTCCAACAGCAGCTATCATTGATAAGTTACCATTTCCTGCTGATCCTGTAAAAAGAACATGAGTAAACGTAGAAGCATTATAATTATCGTAAGCTGTTACAAATGGAATGGAGGATAAAGCCTGCGAAAATGAGACTTGAACAACATTCACAGCATTAACATTTCCAATTCCTACTGGTTTGAATGGGGTTGCGATTCCAGGCATTTCTATTCTCCTTTTTTATACAAAAACAGTTAGTCCTTCACGGATGTACTGGTTGGCTGAAACTATAATAACGTCGTTGACCATCGGTAGGGTATACCCAAGATCAGGAACAATTGCATACATTTGAGCTGTGTTAAAAACTACGTAATCTACTTCTGTTATAGTATAATCAGTAAAAGCTCCAGTCTGAACAACTACTATAAGATCAGATAAATCTAGTTGCTGCCCAAATGTAAAAGACGACAAATATTGTGTAATTGCTGCAGCAACTTTAGTCTGAGCAGCTCCAGTATCTGTTACAGTTGAAAAGTATTTTACAGACAAAGTTATATATGTCTGTGCTATGAAGCCTAGCTTAACTAAGGCATTAGCACCTACCACTTTATTTTCATCCCGATTCATAAACGTTTGCATAGTCTGAACCAGACTGTTATAAGTATAAGTAATTAAAACACTTGAATTTGTATCAGGTTTGATTCCAGACAGCCACAAAAGTTTATCCGCTGATTGAACTGACATAGCGTATGCCCCTGTAGTATCTTTTACATATTTATAATCTGGGAAAGCATTCGGATATGGTATAAAAGTTCTGACCGCCCCTGTCGCTGTGCCATATACGGTATCAATAGTAATTACAGGTCTATTAACTGGAACGTACCCAGTATCTCCCGTATTAAAAACGAAAGTTTCGGACGTTTGGATGCTGTTACCAGCAGAGGAAGTAGAGGAAAGAATCACAAAAGTATCTACCCCATCTGTTCTAATAGCACCAGTATCAAATGGGCCAATAGATTTAACATCCAGCACTTGTGTATAGTTATCAGTTAGTAATTTTCTATACCCATACAAAGTTCCTACGCTACCGACAACAAAGGCTTGAAGACATCTTTGCTGAAGTTGGGCATCAGTTTCTTGTGCTGTTCCATCAATTGTAGGAGTATTATTTACTACCCCACTAATATTAGCTACTGGAGAAACAATCTGATTTATAATCTGGGTATCAACATTAGAAGAAATGCCTGCAGATTCAGCAATTATTGGCGTCGTAACTTGATATCTTGTAGCAGTAGAATCGTAATAGATAGCTTTATTAACAACATCCATTCCAACCGATTTTGTGGTCAAAAATCTAATCGGAGGGGTAACATTTGTTCCAGCTGTACTGACAATTGTCCCACTTGGAATCAAAATATCAGTCGAAAAAGACGTTGCGTAAAAAGTTACTTCCCCTGTAGCATACGTAGCAGGACGTCTTGTTATGTTATAATTCTTTGCAATTAAATCTAAATCAGTTCCAGTCGTTGTCGATAGGCTTTGATTCAACTGTAAAGTATTTATTGCCTCAAATAAAGATCTGGCAGCTTGAGCATTTGTTAAAAATAAAAGATCATACAAATCCGTGCCAGGTTGTATATCTACTTGTGGATTTTTAGCTTTAATAAAATTTTGAAGCTGTGTTACCATCTGAAATACGTCTAAAATAGCCACCAATTACTCCTTATGCTACAGCACTTGCTGTAAGAACTTGCTTATCCAGATTGGTAAGTTCTAGGACAATATTTAAACTGCGAGGGTCACCTGCATCAAACCACGTTAAAATTTTAGTTACGCTTCTAAGTACTTCTTCTTTTTGATAAAAAATACCTGTTTTCCAATATAAAGTAACTGATTTATTTTTTGGAACTACTATAAAATCTCCAGTTATCTGGGCATTCAAAGAATCTGAAGTTGGAATCTTAATCTTAACTGTGGTTCCTATGCCACTTTCAACTGGGGATCCATTTACATTTTTTACTTGAGTTAAGCTATAATAATAGATGGCTCCAGCATTTAAATTCCCATCATAATAAAAATTATTTGATACTAAATATTTATTTATTTTAGTCCAAGACGTAGTAATATCCGGAGTTCTTGTTCGGTATATATTCCGTCCAATAATAGTTTTATCAACAACAGAATTGGCAGATTGAAGACTACTATATTCAGTAAGACTAAGAAGTATATCCGACTTCAATGAAAAATCGCTTTTTCCAGCAACTTTAAGATTTGTTAAATCCGTTCCAATCAAGACATCTGAGTAAGTCCCTTTCAAAACTAGTATATATTTAATTACATGAGCGGAAAGTTTATCTATCCCTATTAATCGGCTTAATTGACCTTGAGGGTTAATTACGAGGTCGTTCCGGTTGTTTAGTGTGGATTGGCTCTGAACGTCGAATAAACTGACCCTACCGTCTAATTTAGATTTTATTTGTGCTAGAATAATTTTAAATACTCCTTTGCGAACTAGCCATGAGCTAAAGACTCAAGAGTTTTCTAACTAAGGGGTTATAATTCTAAGCATTAACTACCCCAACGTCTCCTGCCCCTGTTGTGATAGTTGCTGGTGGTGGAATATCCAAAGTAACGGTAACCTGATTTCCAGATGGTAAACCAGTTACCGTACCTATCTTATTTATTGAATAGACTTGTACCCTTGTCCCAATTGTTACTAAGGACGACCCTAGATTATCCAATTGATCCAGTATTCCTGTTATCTGATTCAAAGCGTTTATTAACTCATCCTGAGTCTTAGTGGCATAGGTACTAGCAAATCCGTACTGCGCATACTTGTAAGCAAAATCTTGAGCCTTTCCTTTGTATTGAAAATAAATATTCTGAACGTTGGACAACATTACATTGCCTTCAACGCATCCTGCCATATCAGAAAAAGGAATCAAATTCATTGCCTGCTCTATAGGTCTAAGGTAGCTCTCAATCTGATCTACGGCATTTTTGTACAAGGCTTTTGAAATATCATTTCTTCCAAGTAAAGCTACATTCTGAGCAATTTGAGCCTTTAAAATTCCTTGAGCTGTATACAACAAAGTTCTAAGCTGAGCCCGTAATGGGGCAGAAAGTGCTAGAACGAAAGCTTTAAGGCAAGGACTTAATGCAAATACTGCCATTTAAGAAACCACTCCTGTACCAACTCCAGCTCCCGGAACAGGGGAAGGAGGTGCTGCTCCTGTAATAACCACTACTCCTGTGCCAACTGCTTTAATATGAGTCACAATGGCACTAGCAACAGAATTACAAAGATTTAACCATTGAAGTCCTGTAAAGAGTGGTGCGGCATTTTTTATAGCTAAAGCCATAGTGCCAGAATTCATTGACGACAAAGCAAAAGAAACCACCCCAGTTCCAGTGTATACAGGGGTATGCGTACTAGTAAAAACAGCTTGAGCCAAGTGGGTTACTACCGAAGCTGAAATGGCATCTGTAAGGTCCTGCAATCTTACTCCTGCGCTATTTCCAAAAGCAGTATAACAATTGTTATACATTAAGGTACTTAAAGTCGATGTGCTCAACCCCGTTATAGCTAACCCTACTCCAGTTCCTGGATTGGCAACTGATCCAACATCAACCGTATTAAAAGTGGATCCTACTATTCCGGTATTTATTCCTGCTGATAATGCCGTTGAAAAGTTAACAAACTGTGGACCTACCACTCCGTTGTTGTATGGGGCAAATTTTGCCGCCATAGCTGTTTGTAATAAACCGTTTAGTACATTTGCTACTAATGCCATATTACAGTGCCGTATTCACTGCTAACTGTAAAATACCTTGTAGGGGTATTCCAGTTATAGGATCCGCGTTAACAGGATTATTAGTAACAATATTTCCCATACTTGTTGGTGGAATCATTGTCGGAGTTAAAGCAGCACTTCTAACATTCAAAGCAAGGAAAGGGGTAGTCAAATTTACTCCGTTTGTTGCCAAGGCACTTATACTGATATTGATATTTCCAAAACAATCTACTTCCTCTGTAACCAATGGAGTTACCCCTGCCGAATCGTAGTAAACAGTTTTCCTGCGAAGTGGATTCGGTGTAGGAGTATTTGCTGTTACTGGAGGACTGCTTAAAGTTTCTTGGTAAACTCCTGCAACACTATTGTTACTTATTACCGCTGTGCCAACAGTATCCTCAAAAATATTTATTCCATTCGGAGCAGCAGTTGTAGCACTTCCCGGAACTTTTACTTCTATTCTTTTTTCATATAGCTCAATACTTCCTGGATCATTTAAGGTTGTGATTGCCCCAGTAGCAGAAATGGTCCCTACTTTCTTTAACAAACTCTCCAGATTATCCATTTCAAAAATACTTGGAGTACCGCCTAGAGTAACTACTCCTGCTCTTCTAATATACCCATGCCGTTCCACAACCCCTGCAAAAATATCTTTCTTACTCGGAGAACGTTCGATGTAAGATCCAGAAGCCCCATCGATTTCAATTCCCTGATCTACCCAGTTGGAAAACCTCATAATGCCTGATTTAAGCATCATAAGTCTCCCGCCGTAGTCTGAATGTAGAAGAAGCTCCCCTTCTTGAAGTTGATAAACTTTACTGATACTGATATCGTCTCTTATAAATTTCGGATACCATCCAATAGCCAATGGTTTATGACGCCTATCAAAAATAACAATAACCATATCTTCTTTATGAGGAAGATTTACAGTACCGGGAGTTCTAAATAATGGTACTTTCTCTAACAACTCAATATAGCCATACAGCTGAACATCTATCGAATGAGTTTCTGGATGGACAGAAGTAACATTGCCTAACATATAAGATGGATAAACAGAATCTCCTGCTACATGCATTTAATCTCCTACTTCCCCGTACCACCTATATCTACATCAAGATTAAAACCATTTTCATAAAAAATATTAATCAACTGATCAGAATCTAAATTTTTAAAAAGATTAGTGCTTATCAAATCAGCTTGATGCAAAGGTCTTCCTGAATCACAATTTACAGTAGTTATAAACTCTCCGCCACTTCTATCAGTTCCAGCTGTATAGGAATGCTGAATTCCTTTGATATGATAAACTTTTTTTCTTCCTGGAACATAAAAGGGTCTGTCTATATCCAACTCAGGACGTAAAGGAATAGAACAAGTCATGGTCCTTCGCATAAAAAAACTTCGCATAAAAACTGCCAGTCCAAAAGCTTTCAATTTTGCTTCAGCATCTGAACCTTGAAATGCAGCAGTGCTTATGGTTTGTTCTTTAAATCCAAACCTTTTCATTCCATCCCACCAGGCAACCATAGGTCTATACATTCTAGGGTTTACCCCTTGAATTTGTCCAAAAATTCCAAAGGCGCTTTCTCCAGTCACTTTTAAATTAGTAAAAATAGTTTCTTCGTCCGATGAGTAGGATTCAGAAATAGATTCCCCTGGATCTAGAATATAGGTATAGGCATTTTCTAGAGAACCATCCAAATTATTCAATCGATACATTGGATATCCTTCAGTATTTTTATCAGATATCAAATAATCATGTCTAGAGGGATGAAAATGAATATTTCCAGAAGAATCCAAATAAGTAAAAAATAAAGTTAAATCCGCCGTATCTTTTAAAACTGTGGCTCTTGTTTGATATTCACTAAGATATAATTCAAACTTATTAAACATTAAAGCATAAGCAGGATGGGCAGTGTTAGAAAAAACTCCTTTATCTGAATCTGATTGCTTGTCCCCCCAGACTAAATAGTACAGTTCCGTTTCTCCTGGCTGTTGTACCTCATTATCATAGGAAGCCTCAGAAGCATTATAAATTTTTCTATAAGTCTGAGTAACTAAATCAGTTCCTCCAACAGCATTACTAATATGCTTGATAGGTAAAGACGTAGGAGGTTTCCACATTTCCTTGAAAGCTGCAACACTAAACTTATCAGTTGGATTGCTCCACTCACCCTTAGTTACATCTGGAATAACTAATTTGGCAATTTCTACATTTGATTTATTTTGTAAATTATTTTTTGCAATAGTTACTTTGCCCTGTAAAGCTGCTAGATCCGTGTTAAACAAAGCAGGATGAACATTATATCTGCTGGAGGTTAGAAGCTTTGATAGATCCCTGCAATCAATACTTACTGTTCTATCCTCAGGATTATCTGTAACAGTATAAGACTTAACTGATCCAGTAAAAATACGATAATACTTAGTAGAATCAAATCTACCTATGGCGTCAATAGTTAGATAAAGACCTTCCATAAACAAGACTTCCCCAAACAAATCAGCATAAGTATTATCGCTTGCTTGAAACAGCCATTGATTATCTAAATTTTCAAACGTTAACTGGGCAGTTCCAGATCCTAACGTGGTAGAAATATTTGTTCTACTTGAAAGCAAACTCTCATTAGCAAACTTGTTTAACTGGACATCCAAACTTTTAGAACTATCAAATGTTTTATTCAAATCAGAAAAATAGTAAACCAAAGCCGATTTAAAAGTTTGATATTGTTTCATATCTTTTACAGGAGTATTTTGTAAAGCAGTCATAATATCTTTTCTTACTTCGCCACGAATAAAGTAACTTGACGCAATTGTTTGAGCAAGTAAATCCCAATGAAATTTAACAATAACTGCACCATATTGATTTGTGGATCTTTCAGAATTGAATTTTGGATTGACCTCGATATAGTGCGATGGTAATTTTGCTGTATCATCAGAAAGAGGGGTACGAGAACCTCTTCCTGTCATTTGATTTAATGCCTTATCAAAAATGTTCATTGTGTTGGAGGCTGATCGATTGTTAATAAATTTACGGCAGATTTAATTGTTTCCAGCATAACATTCTGCGATCCAGGGAAGACCACTTCTCCATTTGCAGTAATAGTTGCCGTTGGATATTCTGTCCAATCCAAAATAGTAAAATCGATCGTGTAAATCCAATTCCAAGGATTTTTCGCATCATCTGTGTAGCTAAAACTTTCAAAATATCCTTTGAAAATATAATCCCTGTAAACCAACTTCATTAACGTATCTGACGGAGTTTGGTATTTCCGATAAAGAACTTCCAAATTTTTAAGAATCTTAAACTTATCAGAAAAATAAAGAATTTGAGTATTAGTAAACAAAGATCCAAGATTATCATAAATAGTTGTATTTGCAGCTAGTGCCTGACTTACTCCCCCCAACTGAGTATTCACACTAGCCAGCGCATTGCGATTTCCATCAGCAGTTACATATTTATAACCACCTGCCCCACCTTGATCGATTTCTCTTTGTAATTGACCTATCTCGCTATTTAAGGCATAAGTCTGGGATAAAAGAGCTGTGGAAGATGCTGAAACTGATCCTGTAACGTTTGATGGGGATGGATAGGCATATCCAGTTTGTCCTCGATACGTAAATTTAACTGGTTCTTCCCCCCAGAAAAAAGTAACCAATCTTGTTTTTGTTCTTCTTCTGGTAATAACTTTTTTCCAAGTTAGAGTTAATGTTTCAGGATTGATCAACAACTCAACTGGCTGAATAGTGGGATCAGCAGGAATAAAAGATATCTGTTCGTTTTTTGGATTTTGAACTGCCATAATCTACTTTTTAAGTTTAACTGAGGATGATCCTTTTTCAGGAAATTGGTCAGCTCCTGGTTTTTCACGTAAGGTAATTATAGCTTCCCAGCCCGCCGCTCTTGATCTACCTGCACTTGATAGGGAATCCATATTTAATTCTGTATTTAAACGTTCTTCTGTTGCCGCTTCTACAAATCCTACTTCTCCCATTCTTTTTCTAGAAGCAACCTCTTTAATCATTTCATCTGTTTTCTTTTTAGCGTCTTCAATAGCACGCTCTTGTTCTTTCTTTTGTTTTTCCAAGGATCTAGCGTCTTCTGGATGTAAAAATGCATGCAAAATATCTTTAAGAGTACCACCTATATCAGCCAACTTAGAAGTCAAAATCTCTTCTACCGACTTGGTCCTAGTAACAATTTCTTTCGTATTTTGACCTATTAATGCGTTGGCAGCAGAATTAGATATTCTTGATTTTTCTGAAGCCTCTAATTGTTCATGTAATTTTGATTTAAGTTTTTCAATGCCTTCTTTTCCTGTTCCTACCTTCTCCACCATTTCCTTGATAGCTGTAGGATCCATCCCTAACTGAAACTGCTGACTTATTAATTCAGCTGCACCAGCCATTCCTGCTTTGGTAGTAGGAACTTTGCCTCCACCTGCTCCTTCCATAAGCTGCTGAAACATGCTCATCTGGGCATCAGTTTTTTCTTTAGCTCCTGCCATAATAAAGGATCCAGCTTGTTCTATTGCAGTTCCGCCTACTCCTTTTCCTCCTGGACCTCCAAACTGAGACATCATGTAAGCCTGCATTCCCATATTAGAGACCCCTAAACCCATTATGCCAGAAGTTAATTTAGTGGCAGATTCTATGTCGACAACCCCTTTGGCATCCTTCATTGTTGCCACCATGGCAGACAAAATTGCTTTGGCATCTCCTAAATTGTATCCTAACCTACCAGCAGATTGTTCTAATACCATAGCATGGTCAGCAAAATCTTTGGAGCTTATATTAGTAATGCCCATGGCACTAGCTACATTTTCAGCTTCTTTGTACAAAGCAAACATTGCATTTTTAGCATCCTTAGCAGATGCCCCAAAACTATGCATTAACTGCTGCATCATTTGCATTTGTTTCTCTGGAGTAATTTCTGTCCATGCTGTAGTCAAATCTAGAATATCCTTTGTTAAATCTTTTATCTCACTTTGATTTGCCCCAATACCAGCAAGACCTTTTTCCACCTTCATGACCTCTATAGGGGTCATAGCCCATCTAGTTGCTAACTCATTTGCATCTTTAAGCAAATCATTCTGCCGTTCCCCCATTTTACCCATAGCAGCATTTGCATCATACATTATTCTATTTATGTCTTGAGAAGCATCCCTCAATTGTTTTGTTACAGCAAATATATCAGATACGACGCTTAATAAAAACAGCAAACCTTTCATTCCTGATCCAGCTGTAAGCAGTTCGAAAGCTTTTCCCATTTCTTCAGCAGCTTTTTTCATCTTTCCAAAAGTAGCCGCTAAATCAGTAGCTCCCATATTTTGCATAATCTTAAGAGAAGAATCTAAAGATAATGCTAGTTTTTCAACTTCTGATTTTGCTAATCGAAAAGCTCCAGTTATTTTTTCAGCTTCGTCTTCTACAGATTTCCCTGCTACTTCTGCCTTTTTAAGAGCGTCGACAATAACTCCGATAGCAGCAGAAGAAGCACCAAACTTCTCTTCAAGATCAGTAATTACATCAGTAAAAGCAAATCCTTCACTTGTGGCATCTTTGAAAGCCTTTAAAAATTCTGAAACAGAATCTATACCTTCTTTCGAAGACTGTAACAATGCCGAAGTAATCTCATCTCGAATATCTTTTATATCTTTTAGATCCTTTGTTATAGTTTGCTTAGTAACAGGATCTATTCCAAACTTTTCTTCAGCCATTTTATTTACTCATTCCAAACAAAGTTGACCTAGTTAAAAATTAGGTTTACCATAATTTGAATTTATTTTCAAATTCTCTTTACGTTCTTTCAGCTCAAAATACATATCTTTATCTAACCATGGTTTTAAAGATTCTAAAACAGAATGAATGTACTCCCCAACATAATTTCTATCTTCAGTTATGCCTTTCAATAAGGCTATTTTTTGAATCCAAGTTAGTTTTTTATAATCTTCTGAAGTAGGAAGAACTTTATAATAGCCACAAAGTGCTACTTCAATTCTTAGAGCTGGGTCTGAGATGAATTTTTTTTTAAACTATTAATAATATCTTCCTGCTTTTTCAGTAACTTTTCATAGGTTCTATAAATTTCATCAATAATAAATTGTTTAAAACGATATTGCAAAACGAAGCGTTGCTGTTCTATTTCGGTAGGTTTATCTTTTATGCCGCCTCTAAAATCTTGCCATTCCTCAATCATGGAATCTGAAAAACGGAGATATTGCCCATTTATTTTTTCAACACAACGAGCCAAAGTTTCAAGTTTTAAAATTAAAACTTTAGATAAATTACCTTCAGAGGCATCGACTTTTTTCATTACTTCAATTTGTTCGATCGGGGTAAGAATTCGTAAAGATACTACGAATCCTGGAAAGATTTCGAATACGGTATCTCTTACGTCTCCTAGACTAAATAAGGTATCTAGGAACAGGCCATATTGTGCGGTATTAAAATCATTAGTGGTGGGTGGTAAATCTAAAAACTTCTCCTCTTTTGTTCTAGCGCTATCTTCCTGTTCAGACATATTATCTCCACGTTTTCAATTCCAGTTCGTTTACTGAATAATTAGCTCGAATACTAGGTTGCCGCAGTCCCAGATACGGTCGTATCCGGCTAACTGCATGATCTGCCATTCAGTTAGTTTTGCATCGTATAAATCGGGAAACAAATGCTTTAGTTTATGTTTTTGGAATTTGACTCGTGATTCCCTTAAAACATTCCCGGTAGTGTAGAAGTAATTCGGAGTGGTTTCATGTGCTAACTTCCAATTTTTATCGTTGTATCCAGACCCAGTAAAGTATCGTTTATCAACGTAGCTGACTAAACTTTTTATTTGTAAAGTTTTAACAGCATAGTTTAAAAGTTTAGAAAATCCACCAATTACACTAGTACTTATTCTAGGACAAGAACGAACTAATTCGTACTCGTACTTTTTGTTGAATCTAGGTTTGGACAAACCTATCAAATACATTAGTTCGTTGTCTTTAGTATACAATCCAAAATTGTGCTTAGAATTTACAGGAGTTTGAAGATGATTATCAAAAAGAAAGTTGTAGGCTTCTTCGTTGCTAACATCTCGGATCTCACAATTACGAGCATAGATTTTGTTTTCTATTAAACCTAGTTTGTTTTTGATAATTGATTTCACAATCTCTTGTTTTTCAATCCACTCATCTTCAAAGATATGAAGAAGTTGAATTCCTTTTTCTTCGCAAAGTTTAGTCTTGTTGAGATGATATTGAGGACTTGTGCCTCCAGGACTGTTTTCACTATGCCAAAATACTCCATTAAATTCGATAGCTAATTTATGATTAGGAAGGTACAAATCAAGTTCTAGAGGAGGAATAATTGATTTGGAATTCCTAGAAATATTTGGAACATTACACAATTTTAAAAAATCATGAATGTTATTTTCTAATATGGATTTGGCATGAGGAAAACAAATGCAACATCTTGGAATTTTGCCATCTCGTAAATTATCTTCAAAAACATTCTCACATTTTAGACATTGAAATTTGTACCTGAATTCTACCCCTTTGAAATCTTCTAGTAAAAATAATGGCCTGATTTTAGTACTAAATTTATCGTTGTGCAGTAATTTAAAATAAGTCTTTTGAAAAATTTTTTTATTTGTTTTATCTCTAATTTCCTTATTTTTAAAAGGACTCTCAAAGCCAAAACGTTCAAGATTAGTTTGCTTAATTCTTTCTTGTACTTCTGCAGATTTTGCTGGATTTTCTACTCCATACCTTTCTAAACAAGTTTGTTTTGTTTTTTCTTGTACTTCTACAGATTTTGCTGGATTTTCTACTCCATAACGTTCAAGATTTGTTTGTTTTGTTTTTTCTTGTACTTCTTTATTTTGAAGTGGGTAGGCTACCCCATAACGTTCAAGATTTGTTACTCTTATTTTTTCTTGAATCGACTCTAATTCAAAAGGATTTTCTACCCCAAATCGTTCAAGATTTGTTTGTTTTATTTTTTCTTTTATAGTATCACATTTAAGAGGTTCCTCTACCCCAAATCGTTCAAGATTTGTTTGTTTTTTCCTATTCTGGATTAATTCAGATTGTAAGGCATATTCTGCTCCATAGTTTTGAAATGAAGTTTTCTTCTTTTTATCCTGAATCTGAGTGGAATTTTGAACGCATTCAACACTGCACCAAGATCTATATCCTTTAGCATAATTTTCAAATTTAGTAATACTACAACAGGTTAGGCATTTACCCTGCTCAACAAGATTGTGCCTGAGATGATAAAGTCGTTGATTAGTATTCGCAGTGACTAAAAATGGAGTATGGCGCTCTATTTCCTTAGCTAAAGAAGTATTATGACTAAGATAAGATGAAATACTTTTGATATTGTTAGCCTTACTGGAAAATAAATTACTAATTTCTTCAAGAAGACTTTCTTTGGATAAGTTCAAAATTACAAAATTGGACTTTCTAGAGAGTAGCGAATCTTTTATTTTTTGTCTAACTTCGGGCCTTTTAGCTGGATTAAGATCCCCAAGCTTTTGATCCGAAAGCGTAGATTTATACTTATTAACAATGGAAGTATCGTTAGGAATCATAGCACTAATTATAGTAATTTTCCTACAAAAATTCAAGTACTTTCTATAATTTCAGGTCCCTTGTCTGACCCTTGTTACCCAGAAAGTAACGTTGTCAGTTACCACATTCCCGTTCGCAGCGATGCCTGTTTTATTAAAAGTCTGTACCCAACATTCTTGGTAATCAATTACAGATGTAGTACCATCTGGTTTTACAATACGTTCTTTGATATCAATCGAATTCCGAAGATCTTCAATGGATGCAAAATTGGAATAGCCAAATGCCTCCATAGTTTTTTGCCGATACAACTCTAAAGTTGTAACCGTGATTTGATGATCGGTAATACCTGGAACAATCTCGACAGATTCTCCAGCTTGTGCTGAAGCTATTTGACGAACACGAGTAAGAGTTTTAGTAGAACTGGGAGCAAAAGTTTGAAGATTCCCTATTTTGTTCCCATTCGCTAGAACATCATACGAAAAAGTACTAAGCGTTTGAGTTTGAGGAACTAAAGTTGCCATTTATCAGTCTCCTTAAGAACAAGTATGATCATAATATTGTTTTTCAATAGATTTCACTTTAAATACTCTCTATAACCTATTGATTTTAAACATAGAATGACATAGTTATATCGATCCATACAAGTGGATAGATTGGTTTTACTTTTGCGTTGACAACCATCAGCCTTGGTTCGGATGTATCCTGCACGACACTGATGTCCTTGTAAGATACAATGTTAATGTTTGTAATTTCCTTTTCAAAAATCTTTGCCATTGTTCCGCCCATAGCAGAAGGAAGAACCGCATCGATTGGAGCCCCTTTGTAGATATTGAACAAAGTCTCTCTTGTTTGCCGTTTAAGATAATCAGCCACCTCAATGACAGAAACCTCTTCTGTATCTGCCGTAGCTGTATTAGTTGTTTTATCATGGACGATATTAACAACTCCAGCTGTCGATTGAAGTACCGCAATACCTGCCCCCAACAGATCTCTTATCTGCGAAGGAGTATAAACAGTTTCAATTGATACTCCAGTAAGGGCTTGTCCTGTAATGGTAGTAGATACCCTTGCCGGAAAGCATCTCATACCAGCGTATGCCGCAGCGGCAATACTACCATTTAAAGCCACAGAGGACAAATCTGAAAATCTTGTTTCAGCCGGAGCTACTAAAATCAACCTTGAACTTGCATAGGCAGGGCCAAGAGCCACAAAAGTAGGCTGTGTTGTTCCTCTACTCCATCCAGCAATACAAGTACGTTCTCCTTTGTTCTCTGGAGCTGAAAGAAGTTTACAATGATTCCAAACCGACGTAATACAACTTTGCCCATTTGTTGGCCAACTTGTCGAAGCAGTAGGTCCCACGAAATCAATCATTGGAACAACATAATATTTAAAATTGGTCCATTGCTTCAACGCCTCCAACTGAGTATTTAAACTGGCATTGTATTCAGACTCGGTAGGAGAAAGTTTACTACCCCAACTTGAATAATCAAGTTGTCCTACAATTACAGATTGAGCCCCATTTCTAAGTGCCAGTAAAGCCCCAATAGTTAGCTTGTTAGGATTACTAGATCCACTACTAAGACTAATATCTCCAAAAGCTTTCTTGATATCTGCTTCAGAAGTATATTCCGTCAAAGTAAAGTTGTTTAATTTTTTGTAATAGGTTATATAATATTCTTGACCAGAACCTGGTTCATCAGGAGTTAAGGTAACAAGAACTGTTGCCCCTACTAGAAGAGATTGAGTAAACTCAACTCCCAACGTAAACTTTAAATTAGTTGTATTATTAATAACTGATGCCGTAATGGTCTGAGATTGCCCGTAGTTTGAACTATCTGGATTGGTAACAACAACAGAAGCTCCAGCATAATAATTAGTCGTCGTATTGAATAAAGCAGCAGAGTTATTGACTACTATATGGGTTGTAGTAGAATCAGATGGTACAGCTGCAACGATTGTTCCATAAACAGTAATCGGAGTTGTGCCACCAATGTCAGGGCCAGGCGACCAATCCACTGCGTTTGTAGCAGTATCAGCAACATACTGAGATGTCGGAGTCCAATCTGTGCTTCCTGGACTGTTACCTATTTTTACAATCGAGCTGGAATCATATAAGGTACTAGCTAAAACATCTTTTGTTCCTGCTGTAGTTCCACGATTGACCTTCTCGTCCGTAACCAAAACTTTTATATCGCCAACGCCAAGTATTACAGGTTTTCTAACCCCATTTCCACCTGTAATAAGACCCGCCGCCGATACGACATTTGCAATAGCCCCCGGAATTCTTGAACTCATTTAATTCTCCTTATTCGATAATTCTTTTGATACAGCTTTCAATATTAGTAGCCCACTATTTCCCCACTTCCGCGCTGGGAAGCGATTAAAGAAATCACATCAAGAACTGTTAAACCAGTTCTCCCACTAGCATCCACAATAGTAGTGGCATCTTCAAAATCTGCTTCTAACGAAAGTGAAATTACAGTAGAAAATATCATAACGTTTGTTTGTGGATCTTCTTCTTTACTGTCTCCAGAAAACTTAGGGGATTCTATTCTTATGCCAAATTGATTTAAAAATCCTGCTTTGGTATCAGCTTTTGTAAGATAGGAACAAACAAGATCAGAAAGGTCATTTCGATCATCTTCAGAGGTAGCATAGACATTAAAATTAACAGTTGTTGAAAAAATTCCACCAGTCATTCTAGCAGGTAGATTATTCGCATCAACCCCTAAACCTCGGTACTTATTAAAATGAGTATCTTTAAAAGATCCTGGGCTTACCCCTACCATAACGGAAGGAAAATATTTAAAATCGTAGGAATCTAGATCTCCGCTTAATGGATTGGCGCTAAAACTTATTTTATTACGACCATCATCAAAAGAGATCTTTCCTTCACTGTACTGAGTGAATAAAATTTTAAAAAAATCAATAAAGTTTAATTTGATATCCTGGGATAATCGGTAGTACATGAATAGTATACCTATTGTTAGAAATCTTTACCTCTATAGAATTTTAAAGGGAAATGCTATTTAAAAAACAGAAGAAATTTGAAAATCAAAGAGGATTTATTTGAGGCAGAATTTTTCTAAAAAGAGTAATCAAACAAGTTTAGAAATTGTAACAATCTTTCCTTCTTTAATGGTGCGAACTTGTATCATCTTCTTATTCTCGATTACTGTTGCTAAATTCTTTATCTCTTCTTTGAGTTCTTTTGCAGGTTGCCCTATTGCAGTGGTAATAAGCTTTACTATATCATCTACGTCTACATTCGTATTACTTTTTTGATCTTCCACGTTTATCCCTTTCAATCTTAAATCAACGGAAATTGCCTAATAACATCGTTTGGCCCTACTTGGGTTAGAGTAAAGCTTTGAGTCATTACCTTCCATACCCCTTTATACATAATCACGTTTGGCTCGATATCTCTGAGTTCATACCACCGTTGATCTGAAACCCGATAAATAATATCGAACTCATGTAAAATTAATGGATCCCCTAAAGTCCAAGCCCTATTCTGCCACTGCTCCGCTTTACCGAACCCGCTGAATTTTGTGTCTAGTGGAGGTGGAGGTGGAAAGCTAATAGCAATGCTGTGTGGAAACGACATGTTTCTAAACGTATACGAAGGGTTAATGTACTGAGTAAATCCGAACAGCGATCTAAAATTAGTCTGATCCTGCTTTGGTTGCTGATTGAAAAGATTAATGGACTTTGCACGTGCTGTGTACAAATAGGTTATCGCATGACCTGTCGTACTGTATCCTTTATTCAAATAGATAGAAACGTTGTCAACATAATCAAGTTTCTTATCCTGAACCTCAACATAGAACTCATTATTCGTTTGAATAGTTTTGTAATTGTAAGTACGATGAAGTTCCGTTGAATCTACAAACACTCGAACAGAATCTGGATTAGGATAAAGTGTTTCATCATCTCCTGATGTCCAGATTCTTTTTCTAGGCGAGGTCGATGTAGAATCAGAATTCCAAACAGAAATTGGAATAGGATTTTCTTGATCCCCCACTGGCGTTCCAGTCTGGTTTCGAATGAGAACTTTACAGATTTGCCCACCCGTTAGAAGGAGTTGCCAATGCTGATCCAAAACGTGGGACCAAGTCGTCCATTGCTCGTATCCTAAATATACGTCCTTCCACACTGGTGCCATAATCTATTTCCTCGTATCAATAAGTGATATATGCATCCTAACCATATCTAACTCAACTGATGACCCAAAATTTTGATCCAGATTATGAGCTGAATGGTGATAGTAACCTAGATCAAAGTACTTGAAAGAGTAACCCAGTTCTAATTCTGCCCCTGCCCTTCCTGTAATATCTTGAGCCCAGTTTCTCATAACGTAAGGAGTAATTTTTAGAAAAATATTATTATCCCAACGTTTTTCAACGTTAAGTTGAACAATAGAATCTACTACTGGTTCGCCTGCTTGACGCAGATAAATTGGCTCACTGGACATCAAGGCATAAGACAAAACTAACTCTGCCAGCAACTGGAACCTCCTTTGCTAATGCTAGACTTATTGTTATCGTACTAGATCTTCTGCTTCCTCTTTTTCTCGTTCTATCAACTGCTGGTATTCCCCGCAATGTTGATCGAACTGTGCTAGTACTTGAACGCAGTCTCTAAAATCATCAAATTGAACCAAAATATAAGTAGTCATATCTACAAAAAACAAATCAATTACTTTGTTTGGATTTAACCTGTTCAAAACATAATCATTTAATTTTTGGGCATCTTCTGCACAAGGCTGGTAATCATCCCCAACTATGTTTTCTTCCAGATTATCAAACTCATCAATGAAATTTCTAGCACTGCATAGAATAGGCAACAAATCTACGAATCGTGGAATTTCATAAGTAATATAAACGAACGACGTGACCACATCTTCAAGAATATTCGGATCAATTCGATTATCTGTAGAATTTCTTGCTACAAGGTATTTAACCAAATTATCGAACCAAAGATTCTCATTCTCATTCTCGTTCGTACTCGTATTAGTATTAGTACTCTCTGTAGCTACGTTTGAGTTTACGCATTTACTGTGATCACCGTGTTGGCATGCTATACAAACTTGTTCGTTAGCGTTTGAATTTGCTTCCTGTTTTTTACTCTTACGTTTACTCGTGCTCATGCTCTTACTCATTATTACGTCCTTTCCTTTGTAGCTATGTTTGTTGTTTAGAGTTGTTATTTGATTCCTAGCTCTTTTTCAGTCCAAACAGTAAAATTCCAGCTACGTTGTTTACAATATTTTTCCCCAGCTTGAATTTTTATTTGATTAATTTTCCAATAAACAAGATCGGAAGGTTTGACTTCAATTATTTCTTGAATACCATTTTCATAAACAACATGAAAATCTGGAGAATATCTATGAATTTTTTCATCCAATAAATATTCAATATAAAACTTGCATCGATCATAACTTTGAATATCAACTCGCTGTTCCAACGACTTGAAAGCAACTAACTCATAAGAAGAATCATATCTTAACTTCGAATTTGATTTTTCAGAATAAAAGTGCCCTTTACAATAATGTCTATGAACATAAGATGGCCCATGTTGAATTATTCTTTTTATAGCAGCTATCGATTGTTTTTTATGTGTTTCTTCTGATATAATTTTTCTTAATTGTTTTTGAGAGATCCTAAGAATTCTTTCATCCGTCTCTTTAGTTAGACCTTTAGCCCAAGGAATTGTATTCTGTTCTTTTCTGGCATTCGTCATAATCATAGCCTGTTTCTTTTTTTCTTCTACAGATCTAGAAGCGTGATATTTTATTAATGCTGTACTTAGAAGACTACAATACTCTTCAGTTCTTACTATTCTTCCTCCATTTTCTTTCCACTTAATTTTTGCTTCCTTCATTTTTTGAATTGATTCTTCTGTGTGATGTTTCCCCAAAAATGGATTATCATGATCCTGACAGTAGTCCCTAACAGACCTAGAAATCTTTTCCTGAATCTCTGGGGATGATGCAACATTTTCAAATCCATATCTTTCTAAGTTTGTTTGACGAACTTGTTCTTGAACTTCCGGAATTTGAAATGGATTTTTTACTCCATACTTTTCTATACAAGATTGTTCTCGATCTTCCTGTTTTGTTAATTGAAAAGTATTTGTAATATCATATTTATCTTTACAGGTATTAACATATTTAGCTCTTACAGACGTAGCTTGATTGGGATTTTCTACCCCATAACGCTCTAATGAAGTTTGCTTAAATTTTTCTTTGTACTCACTAGTTTGAGAATAGGATTTGACTCCGTATCTTTCTAAGCAGGTTATTTTAGTTTTTTCAATAACATCTTGGGATTGCCTAGGATTTTCTACTCCATACCTTTCTAAACAAGTTTGTTTTGTTTTTTCTTGTACTTCTGCAGATTTTGCTGGATTTTCTACTCCATATCTAGCTAAAAAGATTTCTTTTCTGCGTTCAACAGTTCCTAAACTGGCACATTTTCTACTACAATATTCCGAGTATCCCTCACTGAATATCCTAAAATTAGTATTATTTCCACAAAAAATACATTTGTTTATAGACGTAACATTACTCATTACATGCCAAATTCTTTGTGAGATTGACGCACTATCTGGTAAAAACGAAGTTAATTCTTTCAGATGAATTTGTAATTCCAAATTAGATCTCATAGATCTCAACACTGAACCAATATTACCGAATTTTACAATCAAATCCTGTAACTCTTGTTTTAAATTTTCCATAATATTATTATACTTGATTGTAACGTAAATTTCAAATAAATATGGATATAAATTAACGAACTCCCATGAAATTCCCGAATGACGTTCCTCCGGGAGAGGCACTAAATATGCTCACCTGTCTAAATCCAGGTCCTCTTTCACTTTTTACTGCCCCTATCCTTGTCAAATAATTCAGTTTAAAATGTCTTAATGACAGATCAGTTCGTTTCTCTAGCATACTTAAAAATTGTGAAATCTTACTCCAGTGGTCTACGGTCATACTATTACCTTGAAGATTATAATTAGCATCCGTGCTGATACTTAAAAGCCCTTGTGCTTCCAGCCCAATAAAAGTTGCCACATCAATTACGAGCTGGAAATTTATATTGTATGGAAAGTTGACTAAGGTCAGATCAGTATTTGGTGGAGCCATATTGATACGACTTACTGCTCCTTTCAAATACATATACAGATTCTCATCGTTGTACCCAAAAATAGTATTCAAATCCAACTGAGCCTTATCCAACTGACTTCGAAGAGTTGGAACTAACGGTATAACATTCACTGGAATCAACGATACCATCTGAAATCCATTAAAAAAATCTCCCGTTAAACTATCTCTCCATGCCCAAACAAATTGATAGTCCCCTAAATAATTAGTATCCCCTGTAAAATCAATATGGTAATTTCCCGTTGAATCTTTTATGATTACCGTTCCGCTTGGGCTGTAAGTTTCTTGTTTGTAAACTATATTATCTGATCTGTAGATAACGATGCTCAAGATAGCTGGATCGTAGTCAACTGCGTTTGCATTATTGAAGTTTACTTTTATTCTTTTGGTTTGCCCTGATAACAAAATAAAACTTTGGTTCGGGTTCGTTAAAGTCTGCGATGTGAATGTGCCTGGCACGGATTTACCCTCCTACAAAATTGTTTAACGTTTTCTATTCTACTTTACGTCAATTGATATTTCTTTTGTAACCAAATAACCTTTTTATTGGCTTTTTAACTGTATCAGGCGATGGTAATCGATACAAGCTTGCATCTAATCCTGAAGTTTTTAAACTATGCTGAAGCAACAATGAATCAATTGATAAAGTTTTTGTCCCAGTAGGACCATAAGAAACTTTAGCAACACCAGCATTTCCTCCCACACTTCCAATGTAATAAACGTATTGATATGTTGGGTCTACTTGAATTTGATGTACTCCAACTGTTCCTGTTGTAATAGAATTTACTATAGAACCTGTAGCAATAGCAACTTTGTAATAATTGACTCCATTAGCTAAAAAAATATAAGTGCCATCAGTGGCAATTCCCGAGTACCCGTAAGTGGATGCGGCCAAAGAAGACAGAATAAAAGATCCCACATCTGTATAACTTAATGTAGAAATTTTTGCAATAGCAACTTTCGACTTAGTAGAATAATCAGTTCCTGACACATAGATTAGATTATTTACAGAATCAAAAACCATTGTTTGGCTTGAAAAAGTACAATAACTTACATCATTGTTTAAAGTCAGCCCAGTTCCTGGTTCGTTCTTGGAAAGATGTTCGGGATTAGAGGTATTATTCCAATAACGATTTCCTGATTGATCTTGTACAACGCAGAAACCTCCTCCTGCTATAATGGCACTTCGTGTTACGGAAGAAGTTACAACTAAATTTGACGGATTAATTAATAAAGTAATATTGTTTGTGGTATTAGCATACAAGGTGGTACCACTATAAATTAACCCATATTGAATAGCATTTCCAATCAAATTGGAAATATCTAAAGTAAAAGTATTCAGATCAATTCTAGCCAACATATTGTTACCACCTATATTTCGTCTTGCTACGTATAACTTTCTACCTGTTAAGTCAATTGACATGCAAGCAGAAGGTTGAGTTGCTGAAGCCACAGCAATACTAACTGTTCCAACAAGTGTAAACGTTGTTAAAGATATTTTGAATACGTTAAAATAATCGTTTGTACCTTTCGTTGCAGCAACATATAAAACCTGGTTTGCAAGATCAATGGCAGATGCAATAGCATCGTTGTACGTAGTGCCTATATTTAAAGTATCAGCTAAAATAAAACCCATTTTTACCTACAAATACAACTCAAAATTAGGATGTGTTACCAAACATCTGCCATTTGAAGAAAATAACCACAATCTATAACTAGTGGTCTCAACGCATTGAAGATATTCAACAGTAGCATATCCTTCAGATTCTTTTTCTTTAATAATACCTCTTCCAAATCTTTTTACTAATCGTTCCCCTTTAGCGAGATCGATAATGCAATCATGACGAGGAAGATTGTCTAACTTTGAAATCAAAGAAATTCTGCAGACCTTACTTAATGGAACAATGTCAAAACTAAGTTCCTGTCCCGTCTCAAGATACTGGCTGTAAACTACGTCTTCTACTGTTTGGATTTCCCACTGGTAATTGAGTTTAACATCTGTGCTGATTTCCATCATTGTGACTCCATTACGATTCGTCGTAGGTGAATGTTGCTGTCTGGGCAGCAAGTAATCCTGCAGTTGCGGTCGATATTAGATTCATTTGCAGGCGTAAAATATCACCCTTATACCCTGTACCAGTAAAGGGACCAACATTTGTAGTATCAAGGACAATAGGAGAGCCACTCGTTTTCGTAAAGAAACTAGTACCTCCAAGACTCACACTGAAGTTACTACCAAAGACATTCGTGGTATCATAATTTACCCCTACTCCAGTTCCAAATCCTGCCCCACCAGCACTGTAGGCCCTAAGATTTTGAATGTTCGTAACTGGAGCTGTGTTGAAATTAAATCTCAACTGCTTTGTAAAACTATAGGTTGTTCCTGAGCTTGGAATTACCACCCCGTTCGATGTATCAACAGACGTAGTATCAGCTGCTTTGAATCGAATCGTACTGCTTGTTTTATCCACCCCAGCGCTAGCAGATACTATTTCGTGGATCTGAACATTTGCTGCCATTTCTCACCTCTTCTTTCGTTCGTAACGTTCGTTCGTTCTTTATTTTTCTATTACTCGAATTCCTAGGCTCCCAAGAACCCCACCGATCATGGCAATAACTAAAAATTTTAGTAATTCAAAAATAAAATCATTTTTTCGTTTTAGTTGATCACGTGTTTGGCAATCAACCCACTCACTATTCTTCGTAACTTCTGCTTTTAGATTTCTTAAATCAGCATCAAGAATGTTTACTCGCTCCTGTTCCTTTGCCATTTGAGCCAAAATTTTATTAGTATCTTTTTGGTCGCTTACAATTTGATTAATCGATTTTTCCATACTGCGGCTGCGCTCATCGAGGCGGGCCAGCAAAAGCTCGAGCTCATCTACCGACATTAAGTTCGTTCTCCTCTACAAAATCGTGTTCGTATTCGTATTCGTACTCGTATTTAATCTGTGTATGCAGCACTGTGGATCCCCGAAAAGAAGACAATCATCCGCTGTTTTAGTGCATCCAACAAATATATCTTCCTTCTTTATACTATGGCACATAAGCTTTTTTACGTGAATCATTCTCAATTCAGCTTGCCCTTGAACCACACCCTCTAAAACACCATCCATTGCTTCAAATCTTTTATCTAAATCTAGTATTTTATCTTTTGAACTTTCAGAAATTTCCATTGGGAAGTATTCTCCTTCTAATTTCTAAAGAGTGGAAAAATCGATCGAACTATGAATCTCTTTTATCCTGCTAATACATTCTTCTAAATTACTATTTATCTCGTGTTCCCAGAAGCGGAGAATGGTATAGCCTTTGGATGTTAAAGTTTTGGTTATGCTCAAATCTTTGTCCCAGATTTCTTGAGCTCTTTTGTCTATAGCAATAGTATCGCTTTCCTTATAAAACTTTGGATTGCCGTGCCAGTAGTCGCCGTCTGCGAAAACACAGACGTTCGGCGATATGAAAATGTCTGGATGTCCTATAATTGGCTTATGTTTTTCGAAAATGATATTTTCTCTTGTTAAAGCATTTTGAAGTTTGATTTCGATAGAAGTGTCTTGAAATGGAATAACTTTCTGCCGAATCCATTCTTTTTGTTTTTGTTTGAATTCAAAAGTTTTAGCATTGTGCCCATGAAGATATTTTGGAACTCCTTCAGATCTATGCCAGTGCTTCAAAACTATTTTTTGACCACAACCACAGGCACAAAAATATTCCTTACTTTCTTCGTATAATTTTTTACCTAAAAGAAAACACGTATTATACTCTTTTGATAACATTTTTTCAGCCTGTTTTTTTACTCTTTCGTCTGTTTCTTTGGTCAATCCTTTATTCCATCCACGACGTCCTACATTAGACAAACCCATTTTTCTCTTAGATTCCTTTGTATGCTTCTTACCTATCTTATTTTCAGCCATGATTCTTAGGCGCTTGTCAACTTCTTTAGACAGCCCTTTATTCCAAGAAATTCCTAAATTATGCCCACTAATGAATCTATTACCAAACTTTACTTTCTCTCCACAACCACAACGACAATGCTTCAAAATAAATTTTAAAACATTTACCAATTTAACAATCATATTGTTTGTGCCACTGTGCTAAACTCCACTGATGAAGTATCCGGAATAACAACCGATGCCTTATAACTAAACCCCGGATAAGAAATTTCAACTTGATAAGGCACACCTGCAGGAATTAACTGTGAATTTTTAATCAGCTGTAAATTCCAGTAACCATTGCTATCGGTAGTAGTTTGTTTTGATGTCTTGCCAAGTTTGTATACCCCACTATAACTTGCGTTACTTGGATCTTTTGCGATAATAGTTGCGTTTCTTACCGCAGTACCACCTAAATCTGTAATCCAGCCGTAGACTACACACGTTGTTGGACTAGTAGGACTTACTGGAGTAAATGCTGCTCCAAGATAAACTGCTGTGGTATCTCCAGATACTGTTAAATTTTGTGGAACGACAAAATCTACAAAACTTTTTCTAAGAATAACTTTATAAGTTCCATCCGTTAACCCCGTAGTATACCTTCCAGATACATCCGTTAATCCTTTGTTAATAATCATTGAATTGGTCGGGTCCTTGACATAAATTTGAGTATCGGGAATTGGCAACAACGTATTAGAATCGTTTGCTATGACTGTTACTGTTCGAGGACCGGCTATTCCAGTGAGTTGAAATGCTGTAAACTCAACTCTCTGAGTAGTTCCAACACTACTTGTATCGGAAACAACTAAAAGATAATCGATTGCAGGAGTATTAATCAGAGCCCCTGGAATGGTCGTCCTGTAGACTCCTGCAGCCGTTTCCTGAACTGTAACCCCTGTTGGCGTAGTTGATGCCCCACCTCTCCAGAATCCAACCCCTAGACTTCCAGGATAAGTTCTTCCTGTAACTGCCACAGCTGTAGAATCAAGTAGCGCCACATTGATGTGGGCATCCTGCCCAACCAAAAATCCTGCATCGATGCCTGATACGTCTATCTGATTAACCCCAGATGTTCCACTAAGATATCTTGCCCCAAAACTCCAAACCTGCTGAGCTGCCGATACAGCGATGCTAGATACGGTCGTATCTAACTTTGCCAAATTCAAAGCCAGAGCGTCGTTTGCTTTCAACGGATTGGTAGGAATTAATCCAATCTGACTCGTAAGATTAGAATAGTCGGTTCCTAACGTAGTAGATAGTGCGTCCACCTTAGTTGAAGTGATATTCGTCTGAGAAGTAACATTCGAGTTTATACTAGTAGTGTTTAATGAGGCATTGGTTAAAATGGTATCTAATTCCGCCTTTAACGCCGATAAGCCATAGGTTGCATTCGTTAGAAGAGGATTTAGTGTGTTTACGTACGAAACGATTATATTCAGTAAATTGGTATTAATTAACACATCATTTACAGCTGTTGTAACTTGGGCGGATAGATTAGTAAAATTAGTACTTGTGGTAGACATGTGAGATACCAAATCAGTTTCTTGTGCCGTCAACAGCACCTTTGTTAAAATACTATCTAACTCAGTTTTTAAGGCAGATAAACCATAGGTAGTATTTTTTAGAAGTGGTTCTACCTCATCGGTATAGCTTAGAACAATGTCACACTTTGAAGCTACTAAAGCAATCTGCGTTAATATTGATCCAGAACCAGAACTTTGATTGCTTATAATCTGATTCAACAAAACGGTTTGACTATTACTTGAAGATGAGATATCTCCTTCGATAGCTGATCTTGCCGTAGCTAACTGAGTGCTTAGGCTATTTACCAACGTCTGCAAAGCAGATAAACCATAAGAAGAGTTTTTTAAGAGTGGTTCTACTTCGTCTGTGTAACTTGTAACAACGTCTAACTTCGCTGATAGCACAGAAGTTGTAGAATCGACATCTGCTTTGACGGTATCAATCGATTCATTGTAAAGAGTAAACTCAACTGCGTCTGTAAGAGCTAGTCCCGTTAGATCCCTTACTATCAACACGTAGTCAATATCAGCTGTTCCTGTAACAGAAGAATCTAATGCTATTCGGTACACACCATATTGTTGCTCGGCGATAGTATACAAACTAGTTATATTTACAGTAATTCCTCCCTTTATCAAAGTAACAGAAAAATTAGAAAAAGTTAATCCTGTAACTGGAGATCCTGCGGCAGTAATCATGCGTACGTTAACTGCTACTTGTGCGTTTGTCCTGTAGTAACTCAATTTCTAACCTCCATTGATACCTTTCACAAAACTCTTTAATAATACCGTACTCTATAAGTATACCCCAAAACAGTACTTAATCCACTATCCACGTAAACTGAAGTACCAGCAGGTACTGTAGCAATAGAAGTAAAATTTGTTTCATCATCTCTTCTTCTTTCAACTACGAAGTTAGATGCTCCACCGGAGTTATCCATCCAGTCTAATCTAATAGCTGAAGTACTAGCACATAGCAACACTAAATTTTCTGGATAAGTTTTATTCCACAATGCTGCATCAAAATTAGATTGTTTACTAAAATGCGTAAGCAAAAATGAATCCAACGATAATGTTTTTGAATAATTTGTTATAGCTCCTTCGCCTACCTTTATAATGTTTCCAGGACTAGTATCTGTTCCAAAATACATCAATTGATTTGCTACGTCTATTACCCCTGATCCTATAGAATTCTCACCAGTATTAAACGTTAAGGCTGCCGATCTTGAAAACGTGGCCAAATCTATTTTTACTACAATTCCTGAAGTAGTATACAATCCTACGTACAAGAGCTGATGAGTTACGTCAATCAACAAAGCATGATAGGCCAGATTTTCTCCCGTATTCAACGTTAATGAAAATACCCTAACAAACGTACTTAGATCTACTTTTACAATAATAGCTGGAGACACGTAGCACCCAAAATAAGCGAATTGATTTACAGTATCAATAGCAGCCGAAAAGGGTCTATTTTCTGCTAAAATTGTTACGGCTCCAACTCGTGTAAAAGAAGCAGTATTTATCTTTACAATTTGACCAGGAGTATTATAGGTGCTCAAATAAGCTATCTGATTTACTGTATCAATAACAAAACCAGCTGCTCTTTGTTCAGCTGAATTCAAAGTAAGGGCATCCGTTCTTGTAAAAGTTGTTAAATTTATTCTAACTACAATATTTGCTGCGGCTAGTGTATCTGTTGCAAAATAAGCTGTTCCAATTGTGGTAATGTCGAAGATTTGGAAATTGTTGGCTGTTCCATTTGTGAAAGAAACATAATTCCCAACCACCCACAAGCTTCGTGGACCACTTCCAGTAGGAGTTCTACTTTTTAGTAGCGGAACTGTGGGAGAACTGATATCCCATATATCTAATTGACTTGAGGAGTTGGTTGTAATATAAGCGTAATTCCCTACTACTCCAATTCCATACGGATAGGTGCCTGTTGTGGTAGTACTTTTTAGAACTGGAGAAGCAGGGACAGCGATGTCCCAAATTTGAAAAGCATTGGTGCCAGTATTATTAATATAGAGATAATTTCCAGCAATTACCAATTCTCTTGGATTAGAACCTGCCCCTGTTGAGTTGTTTAATCCTACTTGTGAAGGTGCTAAAGGATTGGAAATATCCCACACCTGAAAATTATTTGTGCCGTAGTTTGCTATATATAAAAAATTTCCAGCTACAACAACACCTTGTGGATTAGAACTTGCCCCTACTGGAGTTGTACTTCTTAAAGCTGGTGCATTAGAAGAAGAAACATCAAAAATCATAAAGGCATTTGTTGAGCTGTTTGCTATATAAGCATAATTATTCAAAACATAAACATATGATGAGTTTGTTCCAGCTATACCAGTACTGCTTTTTAATACTGGAGCAGTGGGGGAACTTATATCCCAGATTTGGAAAGTGTTGGCAGACTGATTAACTATATAGCAATAAATTCCTACAACAAAAATGCCATAACAACCGGAACCCGTGGTAGTTCCCGGAGATCCATTTTTCAGAACTGGGGATGCTGGATTTGATATGTCAAAAATTTGAAAAGTGCCTGAAGTATAATTGGCCACATAGGTATAATTACCTAAGGTAAAACTATTGTTGGGGGCATTTCCTGTAGTGGTAGTACTCTTCAAAGCAGGAAATAAATTCGTTGTATCTATTACAGCAAAGGTGGCGTATCTTTCCCCACTAACAAAATTAACTACCCCAACTCTTGTTGGTGGGGAACCTGCACCTACGTTCAAATCAAACTTAACTACTTTTCCTGGGTCTGTGCCGCATCCGAAGTAAGCCAACTTATTTGGCTGATCTATGACTGCAGAATAAAAATTATCTTCTCCACTAATGCCGCTAACTGCTCCTACTCTTGTAGGTGGGGAAGAAGCTGCTACATTTAAATTTATTTTGACAACGATTCCTGGAACAGTTTTTGTTCCAAAATAAGCAAATTGGTTTGGCTGATCTATGACTGCAGAATAAAGAATATTTTCTCCTGAATTTAGTGAAAGTGCCGTACCCACTTCTAAAAAGGTTGTTAAATTAATTTTTACCACTTTTCCTACTGTGGTATCTGTGCCAATATATAGAAATCCATTTACGGTATCTATTACGCCTGAATTGCAAAAATTTTCACCACTGTTAAAGGTAATAAACCCAACTCTTGTGAATGTAGTAAGATTTATTTTGACAACAATTCCTGGGGAGGTAGAGCAGGCCGCATAAAGAAACTGACTCAGACCATCTATAAATAAATCATGAGGAAGATTCTCTCCAGTATTAAGCTGTAAAACATTTACAAGAGTAAAATCTGATAATCTTACTTTGATTATATTACCTGGACTAACATACTCTCCGAAGTAGGCAAACCCATTTGGGACATCAATAGCGGCGGCATAAAGAAGAGATGCAGTAGAATGAAGAGTAATTACGCTACTACGTGTAAATGTTTTCAAATCTATTTTTACGATCTTTCCTGGAGATAAATCCAAAGCCCAGTAGAGCAATTGATTTGTTACATCTATCACACCATTTCTGGGACTGTTTTCCCCACTAATTAAAGTTACTGAATCTGTAAACGAAAAACTAGATAGATTAATACGTGCAATTATTCCAGGACTGTTTCCGTAACCCCCAAAGTAGGCAGTTCCTGTTGTGGTAATGTCGAAGATTTGAAAATTGTTAGAGGTATAAACTGCTACATAGGCATAATTTCCTACCACAAAAATTCTGAAAGGTCCTGTTCCTGTGATGGTGGTGCTTTTTAGAACTGGGGCTGTTGGAGAACTTATATCCCAGATTTGAAAGTTGTTAGAACCATAGTCTACTATATAAGCATAATTACCCACCACAAAAACATCATAGGGTCCTGTTCCTGTGGTGGTGGTGCTCAGCAATGTGTGAGGAGAAGTTGATGAAGGAACGGACACATCAAAGATTTGAAAGTTGTTAGAACCATAATTTGTAATATAAGCATAATTTCCTAGAACAAA